GTCAACCGCGACAAGGCCCGTCAGAACAACGGCTTCTGGCTTGGCCAGATCAGCGGCAGCTATCGCTTCAACGAGAGCCGCGACTTCGTGGAGAAGTACAACGAGATGGTGAAGAAGGTCACCGTCAAGGACCTCCAGCGTCTCGCCGCCAAGTATGTCAACCTGAACAACTACGTCGCCGTCTCCCTCCGTCCGGAGAACCCCGACGCCGGCAGCGCCGAATAATATCGACCCCAACAGCAATAGGGACGCGGATGCCTTCCGCGTCCCTATTGTTATAATTACCACTATGAGAAATCCCGAAACAAGCAAACACGACTACGGCCACGGGCTGTTGATAGCCGGAGCCTACGGACGCTGCGGCTGCGCCATTCTGGCCGCCAGGGCGGCGCTGCGGAGCGGCTGCGGGCTGGTGAGTGTGCACCTTCCCGCGCGATGCGTCGACGCCATGCAGACGGCCTTCCCCGAGGCCATGGTGGACATCGATGCCGACGACAGGCTCTTCACCTCTCCCCCAGCCCACCTGGAATACTATTCGGCATTGGCCATAGGTCCCGGTCTGGGCACCGATACCGCCACCCAGGAGGCCCTGCTGGCCACGCTCCGCGCCTGGCCGCAGAACAAGCCACTGATTCTAGACGCCGATGCGTTGAACATCATGGCCCTGAGACCCGACATCCTGGCTGCCGCCAGGGGGCGAGCACTGCCCACGGTGGTCACCCCGCACGAGCGGGAATACCGCCGCCTCTTCGGCGAGAGGGCGGCAACAGAGGTGGCGAAGCAGGAGGGCATGATTGTGGTGTGCAAGGCGCATCGCACCCGCATCTACGCCCCCGATGGCACTGTGACAGAGAATCATACAGGCAATGCCGGAATGGCGACAGCAGGGAGTGGCGATGTGCTTACAGGAATACTGTTAGGCATTAGTGCACAGAAAAAGAGCAACTTATACGAATCAGTATGTTTGGGAGTGAGAATTCATGGCGAAATTGGGGACCAAGCGGTGGAAAAACAGTCGCAATCAAGCCTTGTGGCATCGGACATGGTAGAAAATTTACGACTGGTAGAAGTCGAATTTACAGACGATTAGAACAAGAAGAATAAAATATTTCAAAAAAAATTTGGTGGGAATTAAAAAAGTGTGTATCTTTGCACCCGATTTCGAAAGAGAAATCAACCAACATTCCTCCTTAGCTCAGTTGGTTAGAGCACCTGACTGTTAATCAGGGGGTCGAAGGTTCAAGTCCTTCAGGGGGAGCAACTTAGCGCTGACAATCAGCGCTTTTTCTTTTTATGTACCCGTTTTGTACCCACTTTTGACAAAGTTAGATGAAACGGTAAGCGACTTACCGAGACGGATAACTGGAAAATGAACATGGTATAAGAAAGATTCTCTCACGTCAGAAAAAGTTAGTACCTTTGCAAATTGAAAATGTTTCTGGGTGTACCGAAAGGAGCCTGGAAAGCCAGGAGAAAAGGTTGGCTTATGCCGCCGAAAATCCACCGAGCGGAATTGCGGTTTTAGTCCGAAGCTCAACAAAAGAGGGGATGCAATTGCACCCCCTTTTGTTTTATCCATGTACAAGGACTGGCTACACCCACCCAATCTTCGGAGCCTTGCACACCTCTTTCTTGAAAACAAACCAAGCATAACTGACCGCGCTACCGCCACCCTCCTTCATACGCAGAAAGTTGCCGTTCTTGGCACACAGCAGTCGGTCGGTGAACTGGAACACATTGTGGAGATAGCCCTTCTTGAAGAGCCTCTCATACCTACCCTTGCCCTCCAGGGCCGTAGTCTTCAAAAGGAAGATGGCCGGACAGCCCTTGGGCAGCACATCAAGCGAATGCTCGATAAACTCCGTGGCGTACTTGTACGGCGGATTGGTGAGGATGCAGCAGTCGCCGTCACAGATATTGGGATAAGCATTCTCTTGGAGGAAGTCCATCCGCACATGGCCATAGCCACGGTCGGCGAGGTCGGAGCTGAACACCGTCCTTCCCTTCTCGATGAGCCGCTTGCTCAAATGACCCGCGCCGCAGGCACATTCCCACACATACTGCGGCACGTCATACACCTCCAGCAGCCGGTCGATGGCCATAGGATCTGTCGCGTAATAATCTCCGTCGGCACGTTCCGAGAGCGTGTGATTGGATGCGCCAAGTGTCTTATAGACGGAATGGTATCCGCCAGTCCAGTCCTTGCCACTCATTTCCCTAACCTCCTTTTGATGAACTTCAACACCAACTTGCCTATCATATATATAATGACAGCCCATCCGATGTAGATGAGAGTCTGCTGTAGCCACGACAGTTTCTTCTCCACCTCCTTGACCACAGTCTTCGGCACCTCGACCGGCACCTCCTCCTTCATCCTCAACGTGTCGTGCAGCCATTCCACATGGCTCTCGAAGATGCTGTCGTGGATGAAGACGGTGTCGCCGTTGATGGTACGTGTGTGCCAGCGGTCTATATAGGTGCTGTCATGCACCTCGCGCACGGTGTAGGTGGTATCGTGGATGGGGATATACTCCGTCTGCTTGCAAGACGAAAGGGCGCATAAAAGGGCGCACAAAACAATTAGTTTTATATTCAATCTCATAATTCTCAATGTATTAAAATGGCACATAAATCATTTTCGTGAGGTCACGAAAATGATAGTCAAACGACCTCCACGGTCACTTTCTCCCCTGTCTTCTGGCAGGCCAACACCCTTGCGGCCAGCGCGTCCATATAGATACGCTCTCCGTCGAGCCGTCCAAGGACATTGTTCTTGCCCAGAAGGATGCAGCCCTCGGAGTGGTCTGCCGTCATACCGTTATGGATGAGGATGCCGGTGAAGCCGCCCACACGGAGCAGCATAGGAGCGTAGCACTTGTGCTTCTCCCACCATTGGATGGTGCAGTCGTACAGACCCGTAGGGATGGCCGTCTTGCCGAAGTCTTTCTCTACATGACTGTTGTCGGACTTCACCCAGTAGCCGTTGGCACCACCAGTCGGAACAAAGGGCATCACCTGCGTGACACCTCTGTCGGTGTCCTCCAAGGAGTCGCAGAAATACTTGCCGTCGATATACACCTTGCCGATGGTGTAGTCGTTCTTCCTTGCCTTGCGTTCAATCTTGATTTTCATATTGGTTTGGTTTTGGTTACATTCATTCAATAGCCAGACTGTGGCTCACGGTCGCCGCACCCTCTCCTCATACAGAGCTTCACCTCGTTGGTGGCCTTGTATACCTTGAGTTCAGTGTTTTCCTCCACCTTGGCGTTGTATGCCTCTCGTTGCGTACCCAACTGGATATAGAGGGCATCAATCTTCGCATCCTTCTCCGCGATGACGCGCTCCTTTTCCTGGCACGCCTCCTGCCGCTCGTCGGCGATGGCCTTCCAGCCGTCAGCCACCTTCTGCATATTGTCGAGTTGCGCGGCCACGACATCCGTCTTGGCTTTCTTGATGATGCTGGGGAGCGTGGCAAGCGTCACCAACGTGCCGCCGCCTATCAGTCCTATAAAAGTGTCAAGCCATTCCATAGCGCGTTATTAAATAATACTGGAGACATATTCGGACATGGGAGTCATCGCCTTGGACAGACTTCCGTAGAACTTTCCGTAGGCATCCATAGCAACATCAGGCACGATGAATTTCCTTATATCCGAGGCGGTATATTCCGTGCTGTTTAAGGGGGGCGTGACTGGCTGCATGATAAGTTCCCTGACATTCCCCTTCGCAAAGCAGCCGTCACCAATCACCATGATGCCGCTCGGTATGATGACCTTCTCCAGCACCAACTGTTTGAAAGCCTCATCGGGAATCTCGGCATTAGGGATGATGAACGAGGGATCGTTGAAGAGGAAGTCCACATAGACGGTGCCTGCAGGGGCGGAGATACGGTTGCCGATCTCCGCCACCTCTCCATCGATGGCCACATACTGCACGCACGACACATCACCGCTGTAGACCACAGTATCTTCCGCCAGTCCTTCGGGGAATACCAACCGCACCACATAGTCAGAGACGAAGAGGTAGTTGTTTGTCACCTCAGTGGTGTTGTTTATCACCGTTGTGCCACCGCCGCCAGAACCAGAGCCGCTGCCGGAGGTGAGACCCTGCACGGTAAGGCCGACATTGGCCATGATGCGGTCGAACTCCCTCGCGTTGGGGATGGGTGCAATCTGTTTGGATTGTATAGTTCTCATATTTATTGACTTTTTGTCTTGGTGAAAGACGGCGGTATCGCTCCGCCGCCCTCCTGGTTATGGTTGGTTAGTGTGGGAAGTTCGGTTAGTAGTTCAGCGCGGCCACGGCATCGGGGGCGGCCTGATAGGTCACGGCGATGTTGTCGTCTGGAGTCACTCCGCTTTCGGGAGAGAAAGTGACAACAATCTCGTTATTACTCTTAACCACCTGATAGTCCTCAAGATAATTCTGGGAGACACCGTTCACAGCCACGATGAGACTGTTTCTGAATTGTTCTGGGTGGAATGCCGGCAAAGCGAACTTGGGGTGCGCAGACAGACTGACGACAGCCACTGTGTCGTTCATAGTGATTGCTCCATAGGCGATACCGTTGGGACCAGTTCCAGCCTTCTTGTCCTTGAAGACCAGCGTATGCAGCACAGGGTGCTTAACGGTGGGGAAGTTGCCCTTGGTGATGGTCAGCACACCGTTGCTGTAAGATGCGCCGGTGATGACATCTCCGCTGCCGCTGATGGTCACGCTCTTGACGGGAAGGTCGCTCTCGGTGAACTTGAGTTTGCCGTTACTGTCCACCTCAATCTTGGAGATGAACTTGCCGGAGGTGAGGTTAAGGACGTTGTTGGTCGCGCCGCTGATGCCAACGATGGCACCAGTGAGGTTCTGCTCAACCACCACGAAGTTGGCGAGCATGGTCTCAATGGCTGCGGCGGTATTCAAACTGGAGGATGTGGGCAGAGTGAAGTCCTGCTTGGCGATGAGGTAGTCGTTCATTTGCACCGTGGTGGAAGTGCCGACGAGTTGACGACCGGCGCGGAACTCCTGACCTTTCTTGACGGTGGTCTGTGCCGTGGGGAGGTCGCCCTGGAAGCCGATGTTCGGAATGTAAGTGGCCAGTTGCGCGCTGATGAGGCTATTTACGTTGAGGTTGTTGCTGTTGTACAACTCCGCGAGCGCACCACTCTCGTTGAGGATGATGTACTGCTTGGTGGTACTCCCCGACACTACGGTCAGCACGTCACCCACGCAGGCCAACGCGCTGTTCTTGGCGAAGCCGTAGGCAGTGTTCACGCCGGTGTCCGAGGAGGAGCCGAGCGAGGTGAAGTACAGGTCGGGATGGTCGGGAAGCGCGTTGAGGCGTTTTACGGAACGGTCAAGCGGCATCTTGCCGCTGGCAGGGATGGTGGTTATCTTCTGTGCCATATCTCTTTGTCTTTTTACTGGTTAAACATCGGGTTATTTGTTGAGGAACTGGATACCCACACGCATACCTGCGGGAAGTTCGGCGGGCTGCCACACCCATACGTCATAAGCCACGGCCTCGGCACCGTTGGCACCCTCCACGGAGAAGCCGTCCTTCTTGGAGAAAGAGCCAATGACAGCGTTAAGGGAGTCGGGCTGGGTGGCACGGAGGGTCTTCACAGCATCCTTGGGAGCGGCCACGATAACGCACTTGTCGCCTTCCTGGACAGTGATGATATGGCTCGGCGAGTTGTCATTCTCCGCAGAGCGCAGGATCGTGGAGGCCGGAGCGGTGCTGCCAGTGAGCTTGCGGATGAGGGCGGAGGTGATTCCAGAAGTGTCACTGGTACTGCCGTAGAAATACTTACGGTAGGCGGTGACTTTCTTCGAGGTCACGCTGGGCGTGGTGCCTGCGGCGATGGCCAGCGCGGTGGCGTTGTTGCCGAGCTGGGTCTTGGGAGTAGCACCGGCGGTGTAGGTGGCGTTGGCCGACACTTGCAGGTAGTCACCATCCTCCAGCGTCTTGCCCGTGGAGGGGTCGATATTCGTTGCGGCACCCTTGTTCAGCAGTTTGCTGGAGGTCGTGCCGGAGCAGCCCGTGGCGGGGCCGAACTGGTAGGAGCCTGGGTTGAAGGTCACGGTCGGCGCAAAGACAACTTGCTCTCCCACCTCGCGGTACACATCGGCGGTGAGGCTGGCCTTATCCACCAGCGTGGTGCTTCCTGCCTTGGAAGTATACTTCGTGGACAGCGACACCGAGGGAGCGGTCACGGTGGGGTTGTTGTCCTTGGTGAAGATTTCCTGGAGCAGTTCCTGGATGGTCTTCGGAGTCACTCCGTCGGCCTTGAAGCGGCTGATGGTCTTGTAGGTCTTCCCGCTGTCGAAGTCGGCAGAGGTGATGGCACCCACAGCGGAGGTCACGACAAGGTCGCTCTCCATAAGCACCTGGTCGAGGTCCACGCTCTCAATCTGTTTTCCTTTGATTTTGTTCATCGTTTTTCAGAATTTGGTTATTGATTCGGTTAATTGACGTTGTTCTAATCATTTGTTATGTCGGCCAGCACATACACCTCGTCATCCTTGGAGAGGCCGTCGATGGCTATCCCCTGGCACTCACCCTCTCCGACTACTATCTCCTCGTAGTCATCCCCTCCGCCCCAGTAGCGCACACCGTTGATGAAGACCACGCTGCTGCCTGCCACGAACTTCTCGCGGCTGCGCCATTCACCACCGTCGCGGCTCTCCTCGGTGAGTACCGACTTGCCGCCGGCGGCTCCCACACGCTCGTCGACATACCGCTTCGTTGCGTAGTTGTTGAGCAGGGCGCGCACATCGCCCGACATTCTTCCTTTTCTTCCGCTTCCTATATTCAGTCCCATAGCGCGTTAGAATTTAGGGTTTCCTGCTCCCCAGTAGACATCGTACTTGTCGAGCGGTATAGCGTCGGGGGCGAGTTCCATTATGGCCGCAGTCGTCCAGTCACCCACGGCAACTGGGAGGTCACTCATCTCCTTGTCGCACATGCAGCGGCAGCGGACGAGCATATCATCGGGGTACTCCACGCCCTCCTTCGGGCGTATATAAATGCTGAACGGATATTCAGTCTTGTAGCCTCTGGCGAGGCTCTCTATCCTTCCGTGGGATAGCACTCTGGTGTATTGGAAATCTGCCATACTCTATATATTATATGTATTATCTATTGTTTCGGTGTGACAACCAGCAATTCCGGCACTCCTATCGATGCCTGGCTTGCCACGCACATACCCTCTCCAGTTCTCGGGTCTATGGTGCAGTGCTGCAAGCCCAACTCGTTGACAATAGGGTCGTTCTTCTGATTGATAAGAGACTTGCTCAACAAAGTGCTGCGGAGCTTGTTGAACTCCCCCTTGATGGTCAGGAACACCTCGTTGGCGGAATAGAGGCTGTTAATCATCTCGTTAATCTTGTTTCTGTCTGTGTTCTGCTTGCCAGTAAGGTCGTTGACCGTAGCCATAGACACCAGCCGCACGCCGCGTATGTCGGCATCCGCCTCCCTGATGATGCGCGACATCGGGCTGAACCGTGGAAAGATATGGGGATTGGGGCGCGGACGTGGCCGCACACGCATGGCCTCCACGGTCTCCGAGAGGTGCTTCGTCCAGTTGAATTTCAGCATCACAGCATTGGTGAGGGTGAGTTCGATGGAGCGGGGGTTGTTGAGGTACTGGCGGATGCCGGTGACACGCATCACAAGACCCTTGTAGCCGAAGAGCTGCACGTCAGTGACCCTGATATGCTGGCCGAGGGAGAAGTATTCGGAGTGTTTGATATACAGAGGCTCGTACAGCTCGGTGTAGCGTTCCACATATTCATCCCACATCCGTTTTGCCCAGAGGCCGTCCACCGTGCCGTTGAAGGTGTAGTCCTCGCTGCCGTGGCGGTAGAGGTAATCTGTCATCTCTCTCAATGCTCGGTACTCCGCACCGTACTGGATGCCGCTGACATACTCCTCCGGCATAAGGCAATGGAACACCACATAGTGGTCGCCCACGGCAGGCACGAACAAGTCCTTGGGCATGATGATGCCGTCCTGGTCGGACTGGCAGAGCGGAATGCGCCACGCCTGCACAGGCTGGTTGTTGCTGTCGTAGAGGGTTTTGAGACTGACATTGGGATGCACGTTCTCACCCTCCCCCACGGTCTGTATCTCAAACTCCCTTCCCGCCAGCATCCCGTCCTGGAAGATGACCGTCATGGTCTCCCCAGGGGCGCAGAGGTTGGTGAGGTCGGGGCTGTCGATGTCGCAGATGTCGTAGTAGACCTCCGCACCGCTGTTTATCTGGCTCTGTGTGAGTTGCGTTCCGTTTGCACTGACCTGCAGGACAGCGTTCACGCCACCCACACGCATGGGGTATATCTCCGAAGCATCGAAAGCGGCCTCGACAGAGGTGCCGCGAGGGGAATAGTCGGGGTCGTAGTAGGTATGTCTCACACGCTGGAGACTGTGGCCGTCATCGCTGGTTAGGAAGCAGGGCGTGGGAACCATCAGCAGATAGTCGAAGCGGTTGCCCTTGTCATCATACAAGACCTCATAGACATGCTCCCCAGTCTCCATTATCTGGTAGTCCTTGGCTTGGATATAGGTCTCGCCGTCGGCGGTTGTCCTGACGGTGGGGTTCTTGGAGAAGTAGAAAGCACCTCCGCTGTAGAAGCAGGCCACGCGCTTGGGGAGCAGCAGGGTCTGGCTGCGCTCGCCCTCATAGGTGGTGATGTCGTTCTCGGTGACGGCGGTCTGGCCGTAGTGTTCGGGGATGTTCTGCTCGCCGCCGTGAATATAGAGGCGGTCGACGGGAGGCATGTCGCTGTCGTTGCGGCGCATGATGCCGCTGACGAAGCCGCCGCCCTTTCCATACCGCATCGGGAGCGGATGGTCGCGGTGGTACTCCACGCGGTGCAGAGCCACATAGTAGGTGTGCGTGCCGTCTGCCTCGACATCGGTCACTTCATACTCCGTCATAAAGGCATCGGCAACGGCTTTGACGGCATCCACGCAGTAGGCAAACTCATAGCATACCAGTTTCTTGTCGCCGTTATCGGCATAGCGGTTTCCGTCACGGCCTATGTAGGCTCCGTTGCTCTTCTGCTCCATGCCCTCGGTGTTGGCGTAGTCCACCTGCCAGGGGTTTCCGTCGCTGGCGGCGTTGAGGCAGTTGCAAACCATCTGGAGGTGTCCTCTGGCCGTCTCGGTGAAGGGGAACTTCAAGCGGTGGTCGGTGAGGTTGCGCATCAAGGTGATATGCAGCAGATAGCCGATGGTGTACATCGTCATCACATAGTCATACTGACGCTCACTGACCTTGGTGACTTCGGGAGCGGCAAACAGTGTGTAACGCCGTCCGTCGAAGATGGTGTACGACTGGAGCGGCACGCTGACGCTCTGCTCCAGCGAGAAACGCACGGCCAGCAGGTCGAAGCCCATGAGCTGCGTGTCGCGGTAGCTGTCATCGTCCACCTCCACGGTGAGGAGAACCGTGCCATTGGGTCTGTACAAGGTCATCATTGTCCGCTGTTAAGTTGAGTCAGTATGGAGAATTTCAAGTAGATGGCCTTATCTGTCATCAGAGCCTCCATGAGGTAGGTGGCACCCGTGACAAATCTGAACTCCCCAGCCACAGGCTGCATGACCATGACGGGGGTGTTCTTGGTGTCGGAAACTATGACCCTCTCATTCGCAGCCTTGAAGATGACGGAAAAGCGTGCGAAAGGTATGTTGAAGCCTATCACGATGGTGGAGACGCGGTCTACAGTGCTGTAGAGTATTCCGCTCTGGAAGAACTTGGCTGTCAGTTCAATCTTTCCGCCGCTGGCGGTGATGTCCATCTGGGCGTTGCAGGGCAGATAGAGTTCCGACAAGAGTTTGTCGCGCACCCTGTCGGGCGAGATCCTGCTCATCTTGCCGGTGGAGAGGTCGAAACCATACATCTCGAAGGACGTATTGCTCTGCGACGGCAGCGTGGAACCTTGTACCACTTCTATCTCTGTCAATGCCATAGTCTTATACGTTTATTGCCAAAGCTCTGTTATCCGAATCAACCAGTATCGCGCCGCTCTCCGTACCCAGCACACGCACCACGATTATCTCCTCCGCCGTGCCGTAGTTAAGCACGGTGAGAGTGACGCTAAAGTCGCACCAGACCTCGCCATTATCAGTTATACGGAAGGTCTTGATGCTGTTGCTCTTGTAGTGACAGCCAAAGGAATAGCCCATCGCCGTCAGCGTGCGCTCCTGCGGAAGGAGCAGCTCGGTGAAGAGGGCATCCCAATACGTCCAGAAGGTGCCGATGTTGGCGGTATGGAGATGAAGGTTAAGGGTGAGGTCGCGGCTCTTGACGCATACCGTTCCGCCCTCGTCATAGGTGCTGCCGGCGCTGTACTTGGAGTTACGGCGGAGCCGCTGGCGTATGTCTGCCCAACGACGGACGTTGGCCTCGGTGCCTTCCGTGACCCTGCACCCGAAACGAGCAAGGTCTATGTTGTCGAGGCGGTAGCCGTCGCTCTGCACGACATTGGCCGTTGGAGGCGTGACGCTGCGTCTGATTATCTCGTCCTCCGCGAAGGTGAGCGTGGGGATGCCGTGCCGCATGTATAGGGAGAGGTTGCCGTTGCTGACAAGGCGCAGACGATAGGTCTTGGCGAGACGGGGGAAGTAAAAGTCGTGATAGACAGCGGACTTCAGCATCGCGAGGAAGGCATCCGCACTGGCTATATTCCTTATGTGGAACGACAACTGAATCTGGCGGCTGTCGAGGACAGGTAGGTCAAGGTCTGCCTCCACGCCGTCATATTCCGCCCAGTCGTTGTAGGCCACGGCCTTCAACGGCGGCATCTGCACCAATGCCTTGCCGCAGCCGTCCTGAAGGTACACCCCATAGGCGGTAAAGGCATCGGTATCATCTATTTTCATGCGTCCCTGCATCGTGCGGAAGAAATTTCACGATGCAAAAGTACGCACTATTTTCAAGGTATAAAGCCTTTTGAATCAGCGCGTTTTGGATGATTTTCCATCATCCAAAAGATTGTAAAAAAAGGGTGTAAAAAGATAGGCTATGAGAGGTATTCCATCCACAGCCTCTTATTCTCTTTCCAGAACTTATCGGGCGAGAATCCAGGGGCTGGCCTATACATGGTATCAGTTATCTTGATGTCAGTCAGCATATTCAAAGGCCATATCTTTTCTATACGATAGTTTGTATGACCCAGAACATACCAGACGTAATCCTTCAAAACCAAGCCCCTCGGCTCAAAATGCTCTTGAAAATATGGAAATCTGTTCTTCGGGTCATGGTAGTATAAATCAACACACTTCTGCTGGCGGATGGCATCCATCAGGATATTCACATTCTCCACTCCAGTGGACTTGCAATCGATGTACATATACTTCTTGTCCTCTTCCGAATCCTGAAACTGCCTCATTGCCGCCGATGCCTCAAAAGCCATAAGGAACGGCATTGTCCAAGGATTGCTATCGCTCTTCGGTTCTTCCACCAAACGGTAACGATACCTTCTGTTTTCTTCCGACAATGCTTTCTTTCCAACCTCGTGCTGCAGGCGGCTATCGCACTCTATTTTGATGCCAAATCTGTCGCGGAGTTCTTTCAGATAGTTATGGAATGTCCTTTTGGGCAGAATCTTCTCCATATTCGGCTCATCGACAAGTTTGTCTATCAATTGGTCGAATGTGATGCCAGTCTCTCCGGCTCTGCGGAACTGTGCAACCAGCCAAGAAAGCATTTCCAAATTTTTGTAGTCCATCTGATGTTTTTTTTCTCCGTGCAAAGGTACAAAAAATAATTTGTATGCAAAATAAATGTCACACAAGTGTTAAAGTACCAGACCATAAAATATTTATAAATCAACAATCTAACCACCTTCAAAAAAGATAATAAAAAGACCTCTTCGTATTACTAATGTAGAGCTCTCCCAAAATAACATCAAAAAATAAACAATATGAAAACCGACAAAAAACAAATTTCAGAGCCTACAACCAACAACAAGGTGGAGGCGAAAAACAACAGTCAGTCGCCGAAGATTCCACCAACTCCCATTCCCATCGAGTTGGCTGACGTAGTGAAGAACGAGAATGAGTATCTGGAGTATCTCGTCTGGAAGGGAGCGGACGACCGCTATGGGTATGATATAGGTGAGGAGATAAAAAGTCGAATCACTTATGAACTCAATGTGATTAAGAAAAAGGGTGTTGCAGGATATTTCCTGATGTTTTGGAACATCGTCAGAGCTGCTCGTGAGGAACTGGGCGTGCTTGTGGGACCAGGAAGAGGACGCACACCTGGCTCCATCGTGGCTTACTGTCTACGCATCACCGACATTGACCCGATACGATATGGATTGCTTTTTGAGCGTTTCTATAGCACTCAGAGCAAGGGGCTTCCAGACATAGCCATAGACGTTGAAAGCGAAGGCAGGCAGAAAGTAATCACATGGTTAAAAAAATATTATGGCGAGAAATGCGTTGCACATATCATTACCCAAGGAACAACAGGCTTAAAGTATACTATGGCAGACTTACAGCGAATGGAGAGGATGCCTATCGAAATGTACAACGCCCGTCAACGGTATATTCCAGAAAATGAACGGCACATTGGCATCGGTGCGATTAGTATTATCATTGCGCCTGAAGACATTAGCAACATAGTGCCTGTATTCGAGGTATTTGACAAATCGAGCGGAGAGAAACTGCGCGCCATCGCAAATGATGACAGTGCTATTAAGGATGCCGGACTTGTAAGAATAGGACTACTTGGGCTTAACGTGCTGTCTGTTATAAAGAGTTGTGTGTCCAGGATCAAGAAAACCACAGGCAAGGAAATCGATATGAAAGCCATTCCTCTCGATGACGAAGCCACCTTAAAAATCTTCAACGAAGGGAATACTATCGGCGTATTTCTGTTTGAGAGTACGGGTATGCGTATGAAACTGCGCAAATTGAGGTCACTGTCTTTCAAAGACCTTGTTGCCGCCGAAGCCCTCTATCGGCCAGGAACAATGGGTTTATTCGGAAAATTTATAGACAGAATAAACAGAGAGGAAGATATAACATACCTCTTGCCGGAAATGGAGCAATGCCTGGGAAGTACCTACGGCCTAACTATCTATCAAGAGCAAATCATCCAATTAAGCCAGATATTGGCCGGTTTCACCCCAGGTGAGAGTGCTGTTTTAATCAGAGCAATCTGCCTCAGAAAAAAGGACATTCTCGACTGGTTGGAAATACAATTCATGGATGGGGGAATGAAGAAAGGACATCCCAAAGATATCCTTGAACAGATATGGAACCAATGGAAAACGGAAGGGTGTAAAATATTCTATAAAAGCCACTCAACATGTTACACAATGATGGCATTCCAGACAGCATACCTCAAGGCACACTATCCGGCAGAATTTATGGAAATATTGATAAACCAAGCCCGAGACGATGAAGCCCGAATGAATGAACTGATAGCTGATTGCCAAGCCAACGGACTTGTCGTAGAGGATGAGACTGCCAAGGTTAAGATTGGAGATGGCATTGTTGTAAATATTGATAGAAAGAAGGTCAGAAATGCAAACCAATAAAGACAACGAACTTGGTGTCATGTGTAAAATAAATGTAATGCAAAAGTTAATATACCCGTGCGGAATTTTCACTCAAAACACTAACTGACAACTAATTGCATTTTTGATAAAAAGTTCTTGTTGGAAGTCATTCGTATTATATAAGCAGATAGTAATTGCAACACGGTATGAAAACGACAAAGGAAAACACCCAGAAGAAGAGCCTCGACGAGGCCATCGCCAACGCCGCCAATGCGTGCAAAGTTATCTGCGCCATCAATGCCCGCTTCGCCCAGAATGGCCTCCCCATGCTCGTGATGAGCGACACCCACGGTATGACGGGAGAGAAAGGCAACCGCACCCTCTGTATCGACAGCGACGACCTGGCTCTCCTCAACGCCATCAGTATGCGCGAGGCATTGCAAGTCGCTGACTTGGCTGTCAAAATCAAGCAGCGCGGCAACAATCCCTACCCTCCTATCAATGTAATTCTCAGCGGCGACACCCGCAGGGGAATGTATTGGGCAAATCTGCTGGATGAGCTGCTGGCCCTCCACCTCAAGAGCCTGCCGTTCTCCTCGCTCTACCGCGGCAAGCACTATGATGGCAAGGGTCTCTTCATCATCGCCTCCGACCTGCCGGTGGCCGAGCTGAAAAGGGGCTTCCCGAAACTGTACTCTGATGTCATACTCCTGGAGGAAACACCTTCGGGAGTATGACTTCTCAATTGTTAAAAACTCGGCTGATTGAGAAGAAATTCGTATTTTTGCATTATCAAATAAAACTATAATATTATGAATATTACAAACAAAAAAGGAACAATTTTAAGAGATTTAGAGTCTTGGAGAAAAGGTTTTATCGAAGTTGACACAGAATTACATTGGCAAAAAGGATATAGTGCATATTCATTGGCCGAATTTATACTTAATCATAATGGATTGCATCTAATTAACAACCTGTTGCAAGAAGTATCTGACAAAAAGTATAACATAAGTTCCGCAATAAAGGCATGTATAGAGCATGAATCGAAGTTTGACAATTATAGACGGGGACGAATGCAGGATCTTGCCATTTTTGGAGAAAACGGAACTTTCTTTATTGGCGTTGAAGCAAAGGTAGATGAAACATTTGGTGGCACAATACAAGAGGCATACAATGACGGCGTAAAAGAAAAGGAAGAAAATCCTAATAGTAAAAAGACACAAAGAGTTCTTGAACTCGTAAAAAAATACTACAACCAGAACGACATAACAGAAGAAATCGGTAAGTATCGATATCAGTTACTTCATTACCTCGCCGGTTCGATGGCTGAGAATTACAAACTTGTTCTTATGCCAGTAATCGTTTTTCATACCAAAGAATGCCCAATTGTCAATGGACCAAACAACAAACAGGACTATATTAACTTTATGAAGAGTCTGAATTTCAAAGAGTCGCATACAAAAGATGGTTATATGGCGTTTTACAACAATATTGATGGCATAGAGATATACTCTTTCTACATAGAAATAGATTTATAATTTTGACGATTCTCCACCTATCCGACACTCACGGCAAACATAGAGAACTCACCAATATGCCCTACGCTGACATACTGGTGCATAGCGGCGATTTCACTATGGCTGGCGGTGATATGGAAGCCCTTGACTTCATAGAATGGCTCTGTGATTTACCCTACAAGCACAAAATTTTCATTGCCGGCAACCATGATGATTGTATGCTGGATGCCACGTTGGAAGGTCTGCCGAATGATGTGCATTATCTTTCCGATAGTGGTATCACCATTGACGGTATATCATTCTACGGAACTCCTATGTTTGTCACATTTGAGGGTGAGGATTTGAAAGAAATAGAACATTACGAACAAATACCAGACAACATTGATATTCTGATAACCCATCGTCCTCCTCTCGGCATTCTGGACAGTATCGATGACAAACTGCACTACGGCAGTTCCATTCTACTGGATAAGGTCTCTAAAATCAAACCCAAGATGCACCTATTCGGACACGTTCATGCCGCATACGGGACAATTGACTGGAAAGGAATAACATTCAGCAATGCTGGTGTTACAGATTGGAAGTATGATGTTCGGTACGCCCCAAGGTTGCTGACATACTAAAAAGAGGCAGTCAACTCGTGACCGCCTCGCTTCACATTAAAAAATAGGGTTTATGAAAAACCTTTATGTATAAAAAAACGTAACTGTTCCAATATTATTGTATCTCGAAAACCAGGAAAAAAAGCGGCACCCTGAAAAAGAGTGCCGTTTCTTGTTTGTGATATTGTAACTTCCGGTGACATAATTACGCGATATTACCCGTTTTATTGTGTTCACGACGACCTCAACTGCATACCTCTCGACTGCATATCCCTCATAATGTTCTTGATGACGTGTAACTCCTCGGTGTTCGTCTCTATACGCTGCACGCTACCGTATATGGCCGCCACAGTCTGCTGTATGATGATGGTGTTGTCACGGATGGAAGCCGTATCCTCCTGAATGGCCGTGGCGCGGCCTCCGAGGTCGTCGATGCTCTCCTGCGAGGCTTGCGCGAAACCCCTCGACGAGGCCGTGCGGTCTCTGGCGGAATCCTCCAACCCAATACCGGCAGCATTTAGTTGATTTAGTAGACTCTGATACAACTCCTTTGCACCATCAATCTGCGTTCTCAATCCATCCGCAAGACCCACAAAAGCCTCGTTAGTCCAGATATAGTTTCCAAATTCATCCTGGTCAAGTCCAGCATTGGCGGCATAGTCCTGGAGATACTTATTAAGCCTCTGCATCAACGGCTGCACAAACACGGTCTGCGTGACCATGTTACGAATCATATCATCAATACTCTCATTGATTTTATCGATGGCCGCCTCGAAATTGGTTCCAAACTTCTTGAAGATGTCAAGCCACGTATTCACAATACTTTGGAAGTCGGAGCCTGCCAGACTCTCAAACATATTCCTCAAAGAATCCGTCATCTGGTATTCTATCTCGCGGATATTACGAAGAGCCTCCGCCGCCTTTTCCTCGTCACCGGCCAGAAGACTTGCAAGATACTCGGCTTCATAGATATTCTTGTTAATCTGTAGAGCTTGGTTGTTGAGATTGAATAGGTTTGTACTGTCGAATGAGTTATCCCAATAGGCTTCCTCAAACTCCTTTTTCAAAGCCTCCAGCCTTTCATACTGATTCTGCACGTATCCAGCAATAGCCCATCCTATACCGTTGGCAATGGAATAATCCATATTGCTTCTGGTGAAGTCCGAGTGAGACACCGAGTCCCCGATAGCCTGTAAAGCAGCATCAAAAATGGTGTTGAAAATCCTTGCGCTGATATGCGGTATGTCCGTTCCGAACATAAAGTTACCAGTGCCACCGGCATCGTTGTACATCATTTCCCTAAGTCTCATGGCCGCTGCCGTGTAGTACATCTGCCATTCATAAGGCAAGGCTGCCGGATTGTTTGTGTACAACGCTCCCCACATACCATTTCCCTCCGGCGTTATTCCGTAGCCGTTTCGGTTCATCGCGTCTCTCCAAGCCCACGCGCTTCGGGTCGTGTTGAACCTATTTTCGTCAAGGGTGTTGAAGAACTCCAGCATAGCCGAAGCGTAGTTTTTGTAGTCGAGACCCGTAATGGTGCCTGCCATCGACTTGACACTCGCGTTGATACTATTGATGCCAGACAGTATGTCGGACATATATGAGATAGATTCTTCCACACGGGCTTGATATTCCGCCTCTTTCTGCGCTTCGCTCTTGAAAATGGAAGTCAGCACCCCTTGGCCGATGCCCAGCACCGCACCGATGAGTGCGCCCCATCCGCCTCCTATCTGCGCACCGGCGGCTGCATAGCCTCCGGCGGTACTGATGGTGTCGGCGATGCTCTGGAAGGTATCGGCCATCTTCTCCAGATGGGCGTTGTTGGTAGCCTCCGCGAACTCCCTCATGGCACTGGCAAGTCCGCTGGCCAGAGACGAAATTTTCTGTAGGCCGTTCAAGAGAAACTCCACGCCCTGCTCCACGGTCTCCTTGCTATCGCCACTGAAAGCGTCCTTGAAGGCATCCTTTAGCGTGTAACCGCCCTTGCCCATCTGCTGTATCTCACGCTTGACCTTGCGGACATTCTCGATGAACTGGCGAAACTCCGCCTCGGTGGTATTGCTGTCGCCATACTCGTTTCGGAACTCCTCCAAGGTCATCTTCTCCATCTGACGGAGCTTCTCGATGGCTATCTTGACATTGGCGTAGGTCTGCTCGGCAAAGACATCGCCGATAGAGTTTTCGATGAACTCACGCTGTATGTTCCTCATACTCTCGGAATACTGGCGTTCCAGTTCCTTGAGGGCGGCTTGCATGGCTTTTTTCTTCTTGGGGTCTGTCTCCACCATCATGGCGGACTGCAACTCCCTGCGTTTCTGCTCGCTCTCCTCGGTGAGTTCCGTGACCTTCTGCTGGTATCCGGCATAGTCGCCTATGAGTTCGGCGTAGAGTTCCTTCATCTTGGCGCGGTACGCCTCATCGAAGAGCGCGAGCTGATCCTGCGTAGCTCCCTTCTCCTCCAGCACCTTGCGGTCTTCCTGATAGCGGCGTTCAAGATTGAGACGCTGCGACAGAAAGGACTGGCTCTGACCTATGGCCTCGCGCATGGCCTCGGCCTCCTGCTGTCGCCACTTGGCATCGGCGTTATCGCGGATGGTCTGCATCTCGTTGTATATCTCCACCATACCCTCTCGGTACGCTTCCAGTTCCTCGGTGGAGAGACCACTGTTCTCATCCACGGTCTTGTCGGCGGCGTAGGGGTTGGCCTTCTCGTCCTGGTCTGGATGCGCAGCAGCCCATTCCTTGGCTTTGAGTCCCTTCCACTTGCGCTCCTTCTCTTTCTCCTGCTCGTCAATCTGCGCCACCTCTTTCTCGTGATTGAGTTTGAGCTGCCGCAGGGTCTTTTTCAAGCCGTCCGCCATCGCGTCGATACTTATCTGCTCGATGTCCCACTGGGTCTGCTGCTCCATTCTCGCCGTGGCCTCGCGGTAGGCAGCCAGTGCTTTGAGGTATTCCTTCTTCAACCGCTCGCATTCGGCCTCGTACTTCTCCAGCCGTTTGAGGTCGTCATTGTCGGGGGCTTCCTCGATATTGGCCCCTTTGAGTATCTCGGCGGCTTTCTTGGCGGCATCGGACTGCTTCTCAATGAGGTCGTTGAGTTTCTTTTCAGCCTCCTTGTACGCTTCCTCGTCTGCCTGGTAACGCCGTTTCGCCTCGTCGAATGCCCTCACGCTGAACGGCGTATGCAGCGCGTCGTAGTCCTGATAGCCGGGGGTGTTCCTGTTGGCCTCCAAGTCGTCGTACATGAACTGCTGGGCGGAGTTGTATCTGGTGGCGGCCTCGTCATAAGCCTCCTTGGCCTTGACATACTCCTTGGCGGCTTTCATGATGTCCTCGTCGAGAGAGGCGGCAATGGCGCGCTGCACCTGCGCGCTGACAAAGGCATCGGTGTTCTTGACAAGGAGGTTCTCCGCATCCGCCACGCTGTGGATGGACACGCCCAGGTCGTCGAAGGCTTTCTTGTTCTTCTCGATAAACTTCTTCTTCTCCTCCAGGGAGTCCCCTATCTTGTTCCACTGGTTCTGGAGCTTCTTTATCCCGGCCACGGGCGCGCTGCCCAGTTCGCCGACCTTCTCCTTGAACTCCTCCACGGCTTTCTTCGCCTCCTCGATTTTCTCTTTCTGCTCTTTCTGTCTCCGCACAAAGATGCCTATGATGCTCACGGCTGCGGTGGCTGCTGTGAGGATGAGTCCGAGGGGGTTGGCGCGCAACGCCGCCCACAACGCCCTGACGCTCACCGTGGCGGTGGTCGCACCCATGGAGACACCGATGAAGGCGGTCTTGAGTTTCGACAGCATAAGCATGAAGGCGGAGTTCTTCTGGAGCGTCCGCATCACGGTCTGGAGTCCCATCATGGCGGCGATGCAGCCCTGCACCTTGGTCTGCACCTTCTGGAGGTCTTCGCTCGCCGTACCGAAGATAGCCAAGGCACCCTGCACCGCGCTGAACCCTCCCACCAGTCCTTGCAGACCCGACACAGCACCCTGCAAGCCAGCGGTGTTGGTGGCCAACAGTTGGGTCTCCTTGTTGACCTCGTTGATGGTCATGCCAAGGTCACGGGCTTTGGCTTGCAGTTCCTTGTAGGCATCGGAGCCTTTGACGGCGGCCACGGCCATCTCGCCGCCCTGCTCCCTCGCGGACAGTATCATCTGCTGCATCTCGCCTCTGACCTGCATCAGTTGGGTGCGCAGCCGTGTGTGGGTGTTGCCTGCCTCCTCCGCGCTGTGGGTGATGTTCTTGAACTTGCCGTCCTGATCCTGCAAGGTGCGTGTGACTTCGGCAATCTCCTTGCCCACGTCCTTGTACATCCCTATCATGCCGCCCAGTTCACGCTGCCACTCTTTGAGTTCCATTGACTTGGCATCGTTGCCCGACATGAATGCCTGCGCCGCAGCGTGGCCGAGTTTATCGTATTCCTTTTGGAGCGTCCTGATAGCCTCCTGGTTGGCGTTGGCAAGCGGCTCGACCATAGCCCACGCCGTCTCTATATCCTTGCCCACGGCGGCAATCTGCTCTCCCATCTTGCCCAGTTTGCCGCCAGACATCTTGGTCATGCTGTCCAGCCTCTCGCCCGATTGCTGCACGCTCTCCGTCAGGGCCAGCACGCCGCTCTGCGCACGGTCGAGACCGGCGTAGAACTCTTTCTCGTCGAGGCCGAGTCGGATGTAAATGTCTCCGCTGTTGTCGTTGTCCATCTGACAGTTATTTCATGTTGTTGATGAGTTGGAGGTACATATCGCGGTTGCGCGGGTCTTGCGCGTAGAGGACATCCTTGCCGTCCTTGCCCTTCTGCTTCTTCTCCCCATCGTCGAGACTCGGTATCACCGCGCCGTAGAGGATGAGGTTGGCATAGGAGAGGTTATAGAGGATGTCCTTGAAGGGCATTCTGTACCATTTCGAGAACGACCCTACCGTTGCCCAGATGCTGTCGTTTCCGCTTTCGTCGCCTTGGTGATGTTTATCCCTGACAGGAAAGCGGTAAGCGCGAAAAAATCAGCCACCTGCATCCTGCGTATCAGCACCGTCATGGCCTCGTTGAGGGTACGCGAGGTGTGTCTGGCGAGGAGCGTCCGGCCTTTGCGCTCAATCCTACGGCGGCAGATAGCCCTTCCTATCCACCCGAACTGCCCCCACCACGCACCGACGAGCATGATGGCCACTATCCTGCCCACGCCGCCGCAGTCCTTGGCGTAGCGGAGGGTCTTGGTGATGATGTCCATCTCGCTCTTCGCCGCCATGTCCGTGGGCAACTGGCTTATCTCCGCCGAGAGCATGATGAGTGTCGCCGCCGTGGGCTGCGCTACGCGGTAGGTGCGGTGTCCTATCTGTATGCGGCTGTGCTGCTGGAGGATGACATTCTCCGTCTGCCGCTCTATGGTCTCTTTCTTCATTGTGTTCCTTTCTTTGAAAAAAGGGACACCCCATGCGAGGATGTCCCCCATCGAACTTAATACTATGACGAAACGCTGACGGCTCGTTTAGAAGGATTTCAGCACGACACCGTCCATCCTGACCTCCGTGAGCGAACCTGCCGAGGTGACACCCTCGAAGACGGCTTGCGTGGCCGTAGAGCTGCTCTTCTTGGTGAGGCCGATGATGTTGTTGCCCACCTTGATGGTGGCGGAGATGGTGCTGTTGAGATTGGTGCCGGTGACGGTGAGTTCCGCAGTACCGGCCGTAAGGGTGGCCGGAGTGTCGCGCTCCTGGGTAGCCACGACGGAGCTGCCCACCTTCAGGGAGAAGCCGCTGGCCACGGCAGCGGAGGCCGTGTAAGGCTGCACGGTGTTCTCGCCCTCGGCGGGAACGAGACCCATGACGGTGTAGGTGTAACGCCAGCCGTCGGTGGTGTTGTACTCCTGCAGGGCCTTGACGGTGCCTTTCTTGATGAGGATGCCTGGGCAGGTCTCGTCCTCCACGGGGATGACGCGCACGGCGAAGAAGCCCTGCACCACACCGTCGTTGTCAGCGAAGGGCAGCGGAACGCCCTTCTTGACGAAGACTCCCACGGTGAGCTGGTAGGTGTTCTTGCCAGCCAGTTTGTCGATGACCTGACCGCCCTCAATCTTGGCCTCCAGGTCGGTGCCTTCGTTGGTGGTCAGCACCACGGAGCCTTCCACCGGCTCCAGAATCTGACCCCAGGTGCCGGTCGTCGGGAAGGCGTTGCCACTCCAGCGGAGATACTCCACACGGCATTTTCCAAAGTTTACATCCATAATGTTTTTCCTTTCTTTTGGTTATTGGTTAATGGTTGATTGTCAATAGTGTTCGTTGAGCAACTTAAAGTCCATCTTGAGCGACACGAAATGCTCCTTGATGTCCGGCTCTTTGAGGGTGGTTATCATCCCCGACGGACGGAAGAGGATGCCCGTGGCCCTGGTGAGGGCTTTCGGGAGGGTCGCCGCCCATTGCTCCAGAGTGTCGGTGCGGCGTTTGTCTTTGAGGACGGCTCCGCTGGCCACCGTGATGTCGGGAACATAGACGTTGATGAGGCACGACCCTTTCTGCACCTGCTTGTTGTCGCCGGTCAGCGACCGCACCACGATGTCCTCCTTGTTCTGGTCGTTGCCGTTCTGGGTGGGGCGCATACCGCTGTAGTACACTTCGCCGTTTATCGGCAAGACCATCGCTTTGAGGGCGTTGTACAGTATGGTTTCCAGTTGTCCTCCCGTCATAGTTGCATCTCGTTTATCAAGGAACTGACTATCTCGTCCATCCTGAACCGCGCCCCGTCCAGCACCACATGGCCGCTGCGCTCCACATAGAGGGCATAGCGCATACCGGCCACGACTATGAGCGTAGGACTGTCGGTGGAGAGTTCCGAGACGGCCTTGTGCAAGGCTGCAAGTCCTTCACTCTCACCATCTCCGCCACCGAATCCGCCGACCTTCACCAGCCTTCCCTCCACGGCCACGCCGTAGCCGATGGATGCCGTAAGACGGCCTGTGACATCGTTATAGGTCTTGGTATCTCTGGCCACCTCGCAGAAGCGGTCTCCCACCTTGGCGAGGAAGTCCGCCTCGATGAGCCGCACCCTGTTGGGAAGGTTTCTCAACAGCCCCATAGCACCGCTGCTGTCGCACGTCATACCCATAGCTCCACAGTATTGGTGAGATGGTAGTATTCGATGCGCTGCACCTGGTAGAAGCCAAGTTCGCCCTTGTCGTCGTGGCGGAGCGACACCGCCGAAGGGTGGAAGTCGCTCCCCACGTCTTCAAGGTTGCAGGTGACGGAATAGCGGCACGACTTGTAGTCGCCATCGTCGTAACTACCCTTGCGGTGTTCCGTGACGGTGGTGATGGTGCATCTGACCTCCGCCATCTGCTGCTTGGGCAGAGCCACGGGATAACCCTCGCTGTCAAGGTCTGCCACTCGCTCCGTCTGCGGCTCACCGCCACCGTTCTCCAATTCCAGAGAGGTCAGAGTCAACGTCATGGCATCGCGGTTGCCTTGCTGTAGGCTGACGGTGATAGGCTCGGAGAGCGTGAGAGGCTCTTCGGGTACTGCCACACCGTGGCTGTAGTAGCGCATGATGCCGTTGGGGAATATCTGCATGGTGGTGAGGGGTTTAGATTTACCACATATCCGAGCGGTCTGTGATGGTGGAGAGTTCCTCTCCGGCTTCGCCGATGAGCGGCTCACCGTACTGGCGGTATATGGCGTTGGCTGTACCGCGTATGCCCGCTGGGTTCTGTGCCGTGATGGAGCCTCCCTGGGAGAGATTGACCATCGTCAGTACCAGACGCAGTGTGTCGGCATAGGCCAGACGGAATGCCTTGCTGTCGGCTATATCCTTGGTATAGTCGGCAGCAGGCTCCGCGCCACGGCAGATGAGTTTCTCTTCGGCCTGCGCGTCCGTCAGAGGGTAATTTACCCTCGCCTTTATCGCCTCAAGTACGGTCATGCGCCCTTCTTCTTACGGTTGGAGGTGGACTTGGGAGCGGCGGCTTTGGGTCTGCCACCCTTGGACTTGGGAGCGGCCTTCGGCTCGGCTTCCTTCTCCGTTTCGGGAGCAGGATCTACAGCGGCGGTTTCTTCCTCCTCGGCTGGAGTCTCCTCTTCCACAGAGGTTTCTTCCTCCATCGGGGTCTCATCCACCGCAGCGGCCACCACATCGGCGGCTTCGCATTCGGCCTCTTCGTTGACTAACGTGTGGTCTGTCTCCGCGACCAGTTCGCACAGCCCCAGCTCCACAAGGCGGGCGGCACGCTTTTCATCGTCGATGTAGAGCGTCTCACCCACCTCGTGGTTAAGCAGGAAGTTGTGCTTGTCACGGAACTCCGATATGACTTTGAGTTGCTTCATAACACTTTATGCCTGGGGGGTGGTGGTGTCAAGGGTGTAGATGCGGTCCACGTTGTTGATGACGGGTACGGCCATAGCCTGTGCCTTGGTGAACTCCATCAGAGGCTCCTGCTCGCTGTACTGCGACACAAGCGTATAACTGTTGGCGGTCTGGTAGGAGACACCGGCCACGGGGCGAGTCTCCTCGGCGCACGAGGTGTACACGAGGTCTCCGACACGCTCATCGCAGCAGAAGACTACCATGCCGCTCTTCCAAGCCTTGTGGTTGGTGCGCTTGCCGTTGACCTCGGTGCGCGTGGTGCGAGCCACACGGATGAGTTCAGTACCCCACTGGCGCTGGAAGAGGTCGCGGAGCTGGTCGAAGGAAAGCGCGGGGACATTGCTGCCACCGCCGACATAGTTCTGCTGGAAGCCGAAGAGACCGCGAATCTCCGAGTTCTTGTAGAGGGCGCGGAGGACGATGTCGTCGGCATAGGCGAAGCGGATGGCGTTGCCGTCGGCGTTGGCCTGGTCGAGGATACCCACCACGTCGTCCACGGGATTGGCGGCGGCGTTGTTCCACGGCATGGCCACACCCTTCATGTTTTCGGGGAGATAGTGCATGTCGATGCGCACACCTTGGCCGATGTTGTTGGTGGCCAGTCCAATGCCGGTCGAGAACATCGAGAGGAAGATGTCCTCCAGACGCTCGTCGATGCCGTTGATGACCACGGGAACGTCGGAGAAGATACGATTGATGATGTCCTCTTCGGGGCGGTTCTGCGCAATCATCGAGTCGATGTTCTTCATCTCCACCTCGTTCATGGAACGCTTCATGGCCAGTTTGGGAATCTCACCCACGTAGGTCATCAGGCTGTCACGGCTCTTGAGCGGGGTCTCGGAACCCAGGGCCACGACATCGGCGGCGACGTTCTGGTACTGCGCGGAGATGGCAGCCCAGCGGCCATCGGCGGAATAGCGCGGCGTGAGCAACTGGCGGAAGAGGAACGGGATGGCGCGGTTGTTCAGGGAGCGACCGTTGAGGTACTCCGTGACGGACAGCACATAGTTGGGGAAGTATCTCTCAACTTGCTGGGGGAATAGGGATTGGTTCATGGTTGTTTTTCTTTATTAGGTTATGGTTGAATGGTTTGGTTAGGTGGTGGGTACGTCAGCGGCCTCCTCCTTGACGAACATGATGTGCGGCAGAGCGGCCTTGATTTCGGCGGTAATCTCATAGGGGCAAGCCACCTCGTTGACCACACCGGCGGTGAGGATGGCGGCGGCTTTCTTCTTGGTGGTGGTAGCCTCCACAAGGCCGCAGTAGTTGTAGCCTTGGGGCTTGTTGTAGGTGGTTGTGGTCACTCCCTCGGTGGTGGTGACGTTGGGTTTCAGCGGCTTGTAGTTGCCGTTTCCGTCCGTAATGACGGGAAGGCCGGCGGGGACAATCTCGTCGGGATAGTCCGTGCAGTCCAGGGCGCGGCCTGCCTCGATGCCCGCGATGTGCTTGCGGATGACGATGCCGTCCTTGCCGCCCAGCACCTGCGTGCCTTCTCCCATGTAGTTGATGTTCTGCATTGTTGTGATGGTTTTGGGTTTGACTTCGGTTTACTTCTTCTGCTCCGAGGGAAACAGTTTGGCCACCATGCCATCAGTGTCGGCCTTGGTGACTTCCTTGTTCCCGAACTGCGGGATGCCGTTCCGCGTGGGCAGGAAATTGGTCTTGATTTCGTTGGCATACTTCGTCAGGATCTCGTCAATCTTGGCATCGTCGGCATCGTCGGTGATGTCGGCGAAGCCGTGGGCTATCATCCAGTCGGGAATGCCTTTCGACTTTGCCTTGCTGTTGATGGCTTCTTTTCTGGCGGCAGCGGCCCGCGCAGCGTCCTCCTTGGTCTTGGCATCCTCGAAGTCCTTGAGTTTCTTGTCGCTCTCGTTCTTCGCCTTCTCGATGGCATCGAGCTTGTCCTGCCATTCTTTCTCACGCTTCTCACGTTCCGCCTTCTCCTTCTTGTACCATTCAGGCGTGTTCTTGTCCTCGGCTGGAGGTGTCACGGGCTGCTTTTCGGGATGCGCGGACTTGTAGTCGTCAAGCTCCTTCTGAACCTTGGCGATGGCGGCGGCGTGTTCCGTCTTGGCAGACTCGGCCTTGGTGTTGGCCTCGTTCTGGGTCTTCGTCACAGCGTCCTGAACCCTCTTGTCGTTAGACTTTTGCAGGTCTTCCAGATAGGCTTTCTGGCCGGCCACGATGCCCTGGAGGTTTTCGTCCGTTACCAACTTGGTGCCTGCCAGCATCTCCGCCAGTCCCGAAAGAATACCGTCACCTAACCCAAGATGGGCATACTCTTGTTTTAGGGCGTTCAAAATTTTGTCTTTCATTTGGATATGATTTTTGATTTCGGGTGCAAAAGTACACACTATTTTCAGCATATAAAGCGTTTTGTATCAGCACGTTTTGGACGATTTTAGTTCATCCAAAAGAAAGACCGAAAAGAGCCTAAGAAGAGACGATTTTTCTTAAAAAATTGCATTTCTGGAATAATATTCCTACTTTTGCATTTTTAATTTGAAAGTTCAATGATATTATAGTTTATGGATAATGACAAAAACAAAATAATACGCCAAGTAAAACCATTTTCAATAAGAACAAATCGTATCAGATTAAACACCGTAAGTCCTTTTATAGAGGAAAGTGAAGATTTCAAAAATGCAAAGTTACCTGAGCCTCCTTCACATAAATTCACGGTATCATACGACAAATATTCATATCACATACAAGGTGACGGAAGAGATTTTCTGATAAGCAAACCTACAAGACTAATGAATGGAAAATCCCCAGAAAGGAATCTTGCTGAAAAGGTACGGGAATTACGCGGTTTAATGAAATCGTCTGGGAAGGATTGCTATTTCGACATACCAGACAAACTGAAAGAATACATTTACAGTTCTCTTTTTGGGGGCAGAACTGGTGTAATTCGGGAGCACATTGTCGGACATCATCTTGAATATGAATTTTTTATATACGATGGCACACATGACATTCTTGAATACTATGAACATCTAAATCATCTTCCATTTCATTTAATATCCTCAAAAGAGGATAAGATTCTCTCAAAAATTCGAGAAATTGAGAAACCCTTCGGGTTTATTAAATGGGATATTTCCAAAGCGCCATCATTGAGAAATATAATACATGTATCTTAACAGTCTCTCCAAAGTTTAATATCAACTTACATACATCCACAATAAAAAAAGGAGTTTTCCGTTGTATTATGGATTGATTATGCAGGAATATCTGGTCATATCGACGAGCGTTGATTTGATGCGCGTGGCCTCGGAAGACATTGTATTCATATCTTCTGACGGCAACTATTCCTCGTTTGTCTTCACCTACGGCGAGTCGCGTGTCGTGACTATGCAGCTCGGCCAGGTGGAGCGTCTGCTGGCAGAGCAACTCGCACACAGCGGAGCGGACTTCATCCGCATAGGCAAGAGCCTCATCATCAACCGCAACTTCATCAGTTACATAAACTTACCCAAGCAGCAATTGGTGCTGTCCGACGGCCATTCCTCCAGTCACAGTCTCACCGCATCCAAGGAGGCGTTGAAGCAGTTGAAGGAGTTAATCGAGAAAGGATTGAACAAATGACAAAGATGAGTGATATAAACGACAACGAAATCCGTGTCATCGGTGGTGACGGCGGAGGCGGCGGAAAGAAACGCCTGCCGTGGTGGGTGTGGGTGATTGTCGGCGTAGTGGCGGTTGCCATCGCCGTGGTTGCTTTGTGGCCGAAACCGCAGCCCGAAGAGCCTACCGTTCCCAACACCACGACCGTGACCGAGCCGGAGACCACCGACATCTGGCACAGCAACACGGACAACTCCCTCCCCTCCTGCACCATAGTAACCGACACACTCATCGACACCCTTCATCTGCGTATCTTCACCCCCTATAACGCCACTCCCGAACTCCACATAGGACGGCTCGACACCGCCAACACCGACATCATACTGGCTGCTATGGCCGCTGACTTACGCCGCGACAATGGTCGAATTGTCGGAGCATTCGTTCACGCCGGTGAACCTCTTTCATGGGGTCTCTCCAAGCGCGGCTACTGCGCCATCTTTGACGGACAGATTACCATCGGCGTTGCCGAGAACTCTCCGCTCTTTGAGCAGGCCACCGAGCAGGGCGGCTACTTCTTCCGCCAGTATCCCGCTGTGGACAAAGGCGTGATGGTTGAGAACAACCCAGAGAACGCCTCCTTCCGCCGCGCCCTCTGCCTGCTGAACGGCAAGGTGTGCATCATAGCCTGCACCGACCGTGTTCTGATGAACGATTTCAGCGCCACCCTTGTGAAGCTCGGAGTTAGCGAGGCCATCCTGCTTGTCGGCGGTACTGCCGACGGCTGGTGTCGCACCGATGACGGCAAGATGATACGTCTCGGCTCGTCCTATGCCCAAAACGCGAAATACATGAACCATATAGTGTTCCGTAAGCAATAACAGCACGTCCGCCGAAGGCGTTTTGAGGTACGAAACCCGACCTCGGAACGCATTTCATACAACATCGGATATACTTCATACAATGCCCGCCAGAACCCTCTGACGGGTGCTTTTTTATGTGTACTTTTGCGGCATGAAACGACTGATACACATAGTAGGAATATTGCTGCTGACTTCTTGCCATCAACCCTCTGGAGTAGATGTTCGGGATACAACAGACAACATCACGGAAAACACAGTATGCCAGAAGGACTATCACATGGAACCCGTCATTTATGACACCATTTTCGGGCATTTCATCACTCCGAGGCACACCGACACTCTCATACTCAAGTATTACTCTGCAACAACCAATAGATTGGTAGATAGCATAGCCGTGGGAAATCGCACAGACATGGATGCCGCACCGTGGTTCTATGCACAAGGCATAGGCATCAGAGTGTACCTTCCCGATGGCACATTGGTTCATACCCAACCCAATGCTACAGGACTGATTTGCGCTATTCCGCTCAACAATCTGTTGCCCAAGACCAACGCACTGGCTATCGTTTGGTATCCAAGACAAGAATCTGGTATTATGCCATGCCGTATTGTCTCCATAGAAAATGGCCAATGGACAGAATTGGGCTCTTTTATGGTGAACACCAATTTCTTTCCCGATACACTAACCGATGGAATGATTGATGATTTCCTGGAGAAACATAACGGCATCTGGATGTATCGGGATTATGATGAACAAATGCGATGGTACGAAGAACATGAGGAGAAATGCCCGATGAAACCGTTAAGAAACATTCTTGACACCAAGTCAAAAGTGTATAATTTCCAAGAGAACCTCGATTACCTCTGCTTCTTGGGTTTTTATGAATATGTATGGGCATTTGAACATTACGCCGTTGATTCCGCCGATGTTGATTCAGTCGCCATTCAAGCAAGAAAGATGAATCTACGGATGACTCCATACAAAACGTTACCAGAAATAAAAAAGGAATTTAACGAACTGTTCGACAATTGGTTATACTGTTACAACACCTACAGACGGGACCTATGGCTACAAATAATACGCTCTCGTATGCGGTTTCATCTCTCCAATCCAGTAACTTATCGCTATTGGCAACCAACCAGCGAGTACAATCCATTCAAAGTATCCATCTCACCAGATAAGAAATATAAGTTCTATACAACAAGGGATGTTTGTGATGGAACGGCTGGAGAGTGGATAACTTTCTATCAGTATATTGACGATAAGGGAAATATCACATGTAAGGAGTGGCAGGATGACCGACGTTTCGACTGCCAAGGAAATGTTATTGGTGTCTGGCAGTTCACTCATCACGACACAACATTCTATGTTCTAAAGAGTGTATGGCAGGGCAGCTCCTGCGAGTGGGCATACTGTATGGAGATTGCCACATTTGACAAAGGCATTCCAACTTACCATATACACTTCTTCCCCGATATGAAGGAATACAACGAAATCAAGAAGTGGTCGTATGTGAATGGAGAGTGGGAAGAAAGTGATTGGGTAAAAGAGGACGGTTCATATTGCGTAAGTTATACATGTCGATTTCTTGACGTAAACTACAATTTCAATCCTAAAACATTGACTGTCACCGCAACGACACAAGCCGATACCGGAGATGCTGTCATAACAAAAAGATGGAAATTAAAGACCAGCAATGAATAAAGCAACCATTATCACAATCGTAGTGTCTATGCTTCTTTGCTCCTGCGGAGGAGTGGACAAGCCACAGACACCGTCAGCCCACCGTGGCGTGTACCATTGGAAGACCACCTATAACCCCACCGACTGGGAGAAGAAGTGGATGAAAGACCACAAGGTGGACAAGCTCTACGTCAAACTCTTCGACGTGGAGCCAGGAAGCAAGAATGGTCATGCCGACTACAGTATGGTGCCAGTTGCCACCACACGCTTTGTGCAGGACTTGCCTGATAGTATGGAGGTTGTGCCGGTGGTCTACATCACCGTTGATGCCATCCGCGAGATGGATGCCAAAAATCAATGGTGTAATCCATACAATTACTATGCCGACATGCTTGTTGAGCGTATCAACAAGATGATGCAGCAGAATGGGAAACCTCAATTCCGAGAGGTGCAACTGGATTGCGACTGGACTGCACAGACAAAGGAGACTTACTTCCGACTCTGCATCGATGTAAGGAGGATTCTCCATTCGCAAGGAAAGATACTCAGCGGCACTCTACGCTTGCATCAGTTGCGTGAAGTGGAGCAGCCTGATGAGGTGTGTTATGGTGGAGAAGACACCATTCCCTTTGACCGCAGCCTACTGATGTGCTACAATACTGGCCGTCTGCAAGACCCTGATACAAAGAACTCCATCCTTGACTTTGATGACGTGAAGCCTTACTTAAAACAGTACCACTCCGACAATCTGCCCCGTACCGATGTAGCATATCCAGTCTATACCTGGGGCGTGGACTTTGATGACGAGGGTAAGTTTGTACGCCTCGTGAACTCACAACAGATAATCGAGGAGAAGTGCCATAATCTCCGTGTGGAGACAGGCGAGCCGGATGCGATCCTGCAAACACAGTCCTCCCTGCCGACCCTTGACACCGCCCACACCGTCATTCTTTACCATCTTGATTCGTTGAACCTTTCAAAGTACAGTTATGAAGATATTGAAGCCTTTTATTCTCGTTAGTCTGCTCTTCCCAGCGGCACAAACCCTCGCTTGCGGTCCCTACTATTCCGCACCAGAGGACATGAACATCTACCGTCTGCTGCCATACGGTAAAGAGTTGAGGTATTATGACCCCTATTTTGACAACTTCAGGGTGAAGAACATTCTCCTATGGAGCAAACAGACTGGTTTCAAAGATACCACGTTGATTCGTGATGACATCTATAGTTCTTGGCCACCAGAGCAATGGGAGGAATGTCTAAAGTCAGAACAATATGGAGAGTTATATTCTGGTCAATATGAGAGTCGTGGCGTATTGGCAGGGAACCCTTTTCCGCAGCATCTGATAAACAGCCATGATGAAGATGCCATTCGGCTTCTCTATTGGTCAAAACTGTACGAAAGCATACGCGATGCCCAGCGTTCCCCTTGGTACTACTGCAAAGGTCTTTCCGGCGAGGAACACATGGAGTTATCGGACTTGGCAGACAGCGCGATGGCTCACACCAAAGGTAAATACCGCGACCGATACATCTTCCTTGCCATCAAATCGCTTTGGGCATCCAGACGGTTTGACGAGTGCATTGAGTTCTATAGCAAGCACAAGCGTCATCTACAGAATACCATATTCCACGCTCCGGCGGACGACTACTATTCCCGCTGTCTCTGCGAGGTGGGGCGTGATGACGAGGCTGTGAAGATATACCTTCGGAGGGGCGATGTCACTTCACTGTCATGTATAACGGGTGGCAGTCTTCCGCGTATGCTGGAGATGGTGGGCAAAGCATCCCCCAACAGTCCTATGCTGGCTATGGAGTTGCAGCGTGTACTGCACACTCTTGAGAACAACTACTACTATTTCGACCAGCATTTGGCCAACGCCTCCGACTACTACAATGCCGACTCGCTGTTGCCCGTGGTACTCCGCTTCGCTGATAATACCCGACAGCCCAATCGTGCCATCTGGCAATATACTGCCGCTTGTCTGCTTGACTATATGGGGAAGCCTGCCAAAGGCTTGAAGTATATACGCAATGCCAATTCTTCCGACCCGTTCCTCTCGCAATCCATCCGTGTGCTGCGCTTCTACCTGCATTCCAAGACCGATCCTGTTGGCAACAAACTGGAACAATATGCTATCGAGGAGGTGCAATGGATGGACAGCATCCTTTGTAAGGAATGGGAACAACTCACCTCAAAAGAGCGTACCTTGCTGTTAAAGAACATGATGCCGTGGTGCAATTACAGCATACGATGCTGTTATATGTACGATGCCATGCGCCGAATCATGCTGCCTGACAGTGTTGGTTTATGCTCCCGACTGGCTGCTGCAGGTCGAACCACACGCGCCTTGCAGATGGCCAACACCGCCGACAACCGCATCTACATTTTGGCACGGAACACTCCGTCTTGCAAAGGAAAAAATCTTGAAAAATATGAGTGGTGGTACGATGAAAATGAACATAAAGGGGCATCGACTTATATCTGGATAAACGATAAGAAAGATACGGCTTGCTACACGTTGGAGGCCACCAGTATGAACAGTTACCGCAACGCCATGTTCCTCTTGGCAGACGGAATGACAGCTCGCCAGTTAGAACGCTACCGCCAAAGACAACTGCGTCCGCAAGACACCATCGACCGTTGGTTCAACGAGCGAGGCTACACGGCTTCCGACTACTGGCAAGACATCATCGGAACTCACTACATACGTGAGCGAAATTATAACGCTGCTATTGCACACCTGAAATACGTCTCTACCCATTACCAGTTAAGGATGAACGTGGAGTTTGCTTTCGACCCATTCGGCATCGACCGCTCGCAGAAGAGTAACGACAGCACCCACTATAAACTACATTTCGCGAAGCGTATGCGCAGTCTGGAATGGCGTATGAACCACGGAGATGCCGACAGTCGCGGACTGGCCATGCTTGAATACTCCATCGGTTTACGCAATAGTTTTGACCGATGCTGGGAACTAACCACCTATGGCGTAAATGGGTATGAGAATGACCGATACTATAGCATGCGAGATTTCAAAGCCAACCATTTATGGGGAACACCAGACCCACAAAGCTTTATGGCAGAACACTTGGCCGTTTATGCTCCCACGGCTTTCGCTGATGCCGACAGCCTACAATCCCGTGCTTTCCGTACCTTGCAAAGCGATGAGGCTCGCGCAAAATATGAGCTGCGGCTCTGTAATTTTGCCACCGTCAGGAAACGCTATGCCAACACCGAGACAGGAAAGCACCTTGCTCTTGTATGTGACGAAAGCGGACTATATCAGGGATGGCTTATGAAAAATAATTGGCAGAAAAAAATATAATTCGTATCTTTGCATTTTGGATTTTCGCCACAGACTCTATCAAAATTAAGTTTTATAATGTGAAATAATCAAGGGAGAAACATTTATATGTACTAAAGTTGACATGTCCAGTATACCCAACATCTTTCAAAAAACAGAAAAACAACATACTCCAACAGAAGGTATGATGTGTGATGCCCGTATACAGAGGAACTATATCGTACCTATTTTTTGCAGCAACGGAACAAGTTGTGGATGTGGTTTCTTTGTCGGGAATTTGTTCTTTACATCTGGGCACGTCATTGCAAATATGCCAGAACCACACATTATTATTGCCTCCCGCAACATTCCATTGGCCAAGAACATCCAAGTGACATACCAGAATAATCCTGATGATGCCAACGGCTATGACATCGCGGTATTCAATATTGATGGTATGGAGAGCGATTTGGAGTTTTGTTCTGGGAATATTGAAACAGGAATGTGTCTTGACAGTATCAGTTTCCTGGAGACAAGCCAAGGAACAGAATCCATCTTTTGTACTGCAAATGTACTTGGTGAGGATATGCGGGAAGGAAATTACTACGGTATTGAGACTTCAAAAGCACTCAAGGCAGGGTGCAGCGGAAGTCCCGTGTTCCTCAATGGCAAGGTCGCTGGCATTATTACCAAAGGAAACAATAATGGGGATAACACTCCTTGTACCGAAGAATTACCCCTTAATTTCTGCTTCGTATTGTCATCCAAAGCAATAATGCGTCTGATAGAATCACTTTGATATTCTATCTCCGCAGAAGTCCTTCCTCTTGCATTTGGCGCAGTGGGTTCCCTGCCACACGCTGTCGAGATGGTCGGCAGCGGCATCCACCAGCGAAGGCTCGTCGGTGAGTATTCCAGCCTCAAAGTTACGGTTGCCTTCGCCCTTCATACCGATACCGGCACCAGTGAGGTTGGCGGAGCCTATGTAGGCCACTGCACAGTCGAATATCATTATCTTGAAGTGTACACGCGGACAGAGCTTGCGTTCCAGTTTTGACCACAGCCCAGGGTACTTGTCGAAGTCCTCGCGAAAGTTCTCACCTGGCTCTTTGGCGTGGAGCAATCGTACCTCTACGCCTCGCTTGAGCAGCTTGTCGAGAATGGATAGGAACGGAACGACATCCTTGCCGCTGCCGACATACAAGTCTTTTAGGTCAGCCGTGCCTATCCATAGGTCGTGCTTGACCTTCTCGCAATGCGATAGGACATCAGTGTAGTGGTCTCTGTCGGCAATGTACTTTATCATACGGACTTAACGGTATCTTCCATCAAAGACGATGCGAAACCATCGGCCAGTTGCAGGATTGAACACAACGGGTACTTGTCTTTGGCCGCATTGAGATTGCCCAGGGCCTCACGACTCTGAAACGGCAAATCCCAGGCCGTCATGTGCCAGCGGATGGCTGCAATCTCCGCATCTGTCAAGTCCAAACCCAGACGGAGCAGTATGATGACGCTTTTCTCTCCGTGACCAAGAGGGAAGTTGCTGTAGTCCACGGTATAGCCGTCGTACTCTTCCCATCGCCCAAAACTGTTCTGGCGCTTCTTCTTAACCTCCTTGTACACGTCGGCTTTGCACACGTCGTGCAGCAAAGTGGCGATAGCGATGCTGTCCTCTGGCAGCTGTTCCTCCAATGAAGGGTTAAGGCTCAATGCCGTGGCACGCAGACGCATGGCTGCGGTATATACGTTGAGGGAGTGGTCTGCCAGACCGCCCTCGTAGTTGCCGTGGAAGTTGGTGGAGGCAGGAGCCATGAAGAATCCGCTCCCTTTCAGCCAGTCCATCACCTCGTCGATACCTTGTCGGTCAGTTTTGTCGAGGATTTCAAGTATCTTGTCTTTGGTTGTCATTATCTTTCTTCGTTTTAGTCTATTTTCGCTTTGTTCTGGAAAATTTCCTGAATCCTTTCAAAATTATACATATCAGCCATTCCTAAATATTCGGCGGCTTTTATAGCATCGCTCGTATATGTCACTAACCAATAATCGGTTTTAATACGGTAATATTCTTTGTCTTTCTCTATCTTTGCCCAAATTATGCAACATTCCATATCACCCTCCGGCAACTTGATAGCGGCTTCCAACGCATCTCTCTCACTCTCATAGATACTACAATTCTTTATTATCTCTCTCTGCTTTTCAGTATATTCGGGATGTGCTTCCATGCGAGACTTGGCACTCTCATAGAGATAACGCAATTGTTCTTGATTTATTCTATATCCATATTCCATAATCTCCGCTTCCGATTATTGACAGTCTGCGATTCGCTTCGTCGTGAAAAACGTATCATTTCCGAAGTCTCTTCAATATCTCACCATATACATCCCGTTCTTTCGTATTGAGGTTATTTCTCGATAGTTTCTGCACAAGAGGATGCTCGTTGACGATAAATCTGTTTTCAAACTTTTCCATCTCGTCTCCAATAAGAGACTTCCATTGTTTCTCTGAACGCATCACCAAGAAAAGTGCATCTGGCTCTTCATAGAGAATCCTGCGGATAAGATGCTTTGCGTAATATTGTGTTGGCAGGGTTTCCATCTTAAAATGAGACCCCATCTCTTTAGAAAAGTATGGAATATATTGAATAAGTGCAATCTTCTTCATAAAGTCGTACTTCTCATCCTTCAGGTCTTCCTTGATGTCATCCATCATCCTTCGCCAGTAGCCATCACCAATCACATTATCCTCTTCGTTAAACACGACAGAGCTGCCTTCCTCGAAGCATATATTGTCGTACAGAGACGAAAGGAAGGTTTCCCTGTGCTTCTCGTCAAGCATGGAGACCAACTGACCGTTCAGCCGCTCCACATAGCCAGGATTGAGGCTCAATATTACAAGTTTAGGATTTCGTAAATTGCCTCGGTAAGGCTCAGGGGGAATGTTGAGAATAAACTGCTTGTCATTTGCCTTTTTGTGCCGTTCATTGTAGTCTTCTATCACTCTACGGTCTCCCTCATAAACAGCCTGCTCGTCCTCGGCGAGACGGATGCTCCACGGACTGTGTCGGAAACACTGCCATTTGTTGTAGACGGCCGGCCAGGGATTAGAACATTCTAAATCGACCATAGAGAAGTGTTCGTCATACTGACACGGTTTCATAAGGAAATCCTGCATCTCCTCTCTCGACATACCTCTCAATACAGACTCATCCATGCGCATCTTCTTCAGTTCATGGCGGTGTGAATAGTCATTCACGGTGTACCGCATCATCAGTTCGTCTTTCAGCAGTTGCACCACATCCTCCAGTTTCACCCTGTCCTCGTCAAACAGGAAACTCCATGCCTTGCCTGTACGAAGATACATTATTGTTGCTGCCATACCGTTCTTGTACTGGTGCTCTCTTGAATACGGGGCATAGTCACGGACACGTTCTCTAATCTCCTCTACAAGATCAAAGCCGTGATAAAGTACGTATGCAAGATGTATGGCACGTTTCTCCATAGGTAATTGATTGTACTCATGGCAACCAGGCTCAAGCATGGCTTTTATGCCATAGGGAAGCGTCAGCCTCTCGCCAAATTCATGGTACTGTTGATAATTGAAGTCCATAGCATTGAATTTAATATCCTTCATACATTGAGAAAACCACACTTTGCATTTCTTCTGGGAGCATGTAAACCGCGCTCTTCCACATCTCTTTCGGCACTCCGTAATATGCCTCGGCAATACCGCCAGTTATATTAGCGATGGTGTCGCTATCACCTCCGAGGGATACCGCAATACGGATGGCGCTCTCGAAGTCTTGGCTCTCCAAAAAACACCCAATGGCCTGCGGAACGCTTCCCTGACACGTTTCGTTAAATTGGTAGCGGGGACGTATCTCATCGATGGTGAAGTTGAGGTCATAGCCGTACAATTTCTCAACCATCTTCCTAATTTCCTCCTTGGGTCTGCGCTCTTCTGCCATAAGGATACAGTCCGTAATAGCCATCGCGCCCTTTATTCCCTCTGGGTGGTTGTGGGTGCAGACTGCGGAAGCCGTGGCCCACGTCAATGCCTGCTCGCGATTGCCTTTTGCAAGGAATGCACATGGAGAGACGCGCATCGCCGAGCCGTTGCCGAAAGAGTCATACGGTTTTGGATTCTTGGACAGCAGCCATTTGAAAAAGCGCCCACCGTAACCACGGTTAGGGTACTTGCGGCCATACTCGTGCATCACCTCCCCGAAGGGTCTTTTGCTCAAAATGGCATCGGCTACAGCCACGGTCATAACCGTGTCATCGGTGAACTTGCAGTCTGGATGGAAGAACTCAAACTCTGTTGAACGGTGGTTGTGAAATTCAAATCGCGACCCTACAATGTCGCCAATAATTGCTCCTATCATACTGTATATGTTTTATTTGTTTATATTCAATAACAAGGTGTTCCTTTTATAGTTCCTGCCGGTGGGAATGGTAGTGGTTCCGTTGTGCCAAGCATAACACCATTGTCGAGGCAACATGCCATGTCTTCAAAGGCATAGAACAACTGCCCCTGCTGTGCGAGATGGAGTGCGTGCCGGAACCATTTCTTGTACGCAGGATCACTTCCCTTCGCAGCCTTCACGAGTTTCGGGTACTCCTTGCAGAAACGGTCAGCAGCCTTTTGAATGTCGAGAGTAGGGTCTTCGTCCTGGAACAGATTTCCAAACGAGATATTCACCGTTGTCGGTCCCCATGACTGGTCTGCACATATCGCTCCGCATTGCTCATAGGTATTGCTCTTGGTTGTGGCGATGCAACGCCAGGATAAGTGTACCGAAGGACAGATGCGCAACAGTTCATAGCCGCGATTATGCAGTTCCGCTATTACCCTTAACTCAAAGATATAGGGATATATCCACATTTGTTCCTGGAGTGCCTTGTATATTGCAAGCACATCCTCGGGGCGCTCGTTACAGTAACACCAGTGAGGAGTGCGGCTCATGCGGGTGGCTATAATGCCGAGACAGTAAATGTTGCGTATGTACTCAAAATCAGCGGGGGTAATCTTGTCAAACACATTTATCCAAGAAAGATACGAAAAGCACAGCCCAAGATGCTCCTCAAACCCCTCGTGGCCTTTCTCTATCTCTGGGATATAGGAGAAAATCCTATCCCAATATGATTTTGTCCTGTTGTCGAAAAAGAGCTTGTACTCCTCACGGGCTTCACGTTTCCCAAGCAATGTAAGAGACTCATCCCAAAAACAATCCGCAAAAATGCTCTCCATCTGTTCGTTGCAAAAAATGACGATTCGTTCCTTCTCGTCAAAACAATCCCGTAGATACGCGAAAATGCAACGGAGAATGGCACGTGCAGTTTCATGGTCGTTCATTCCTCCCATCGGATAAAATGCGATTACGTTTGAGCCATCCTTTTTCATCTTCCTAAAGGCTTCCTTAATTGCATCAGACAGAATCCTGCCAGTCCCCATACCTTTATGGAGACAAGCATGGGTTTTAATGCTATCGAGTTGTTTTTTATCTGTCGTGATTTCAATGTAACTTGAATACGTATTCATAGTGTACCTCCATATCTGTCAAAACTCCAAGCGGAAACTGCCGCTTTCCTTCATGTGGTTGTAGCTCTCCTCATCGAAGCAGAAGAGCTTGCGCTTGCGCCCCATCACTCCGCATCGCTCCGCGAGGTCAGCCATCTTGTCGCTGGCACCCGACTCATCCTCCACCTCACGCAGCACGCCGGTCTGCATCATCTTCTTGTGGAAGTTACGGCGGTCGAAATGCACCCCAAGGATGCTCTCATAGAGGCGTTGCAGGTCGCCGATGCCGAACTTCTCCTCCAGCAGACCGAAACCGATAGGCTCGAAGTGGATGTCCTGGCGGATGCGACTCATCGCCTGACGGAGTATAAAGTCGTGGTCGAATGCCAACTGCGGAATGTCGTCGATAGCCCACCACTTGGCGTTGGCGGCATCGTCACCGCCCTTCACCTCGGACTGGCGAGCCAGCGCGTAGAACGCTATGGATACGATACGCTCACGGGGGTCACGGTGTACGCCGCTGAACGCTCCCAACTGCCGGATGCTGCTGGTCAGGATCAGTCCAGTCTCTTCTTTCAGTTCACGCGACGCGCACTCTTCGGCTGTCTCATCCATACGCATGAAACCTCCTGGGAACGCCCACATACCTTTGTATGGGTCGAGGCCACGCTGAATAAGCAACACCTTGAGTTTATGGCCGTCAAAGCCAAACACCACGCAGTCCGTGGCTACCGCAGGATGGGGATATTCGTATTCGTATTTTGCCATAATCGTATGCAATCTTTTGATGCGTAAATTTTACGCAAAAGTACAACTTAAATTCAAACTGACAAAATATTTTTGCGTATTTTTTACGCAATGTAAAATAATTCACTTGTATTCAAAATGATAGTATTGAAAATATTTTTGAATACCACGCTAAATATTGCGTATTTTTTACGCATTTTTGGCCATTAAAACACAAAAAATGCCCACCACGCACACGCATGATGGGCTGCTAACAAAGATGAAGACTCGCCGTTACCAGCGGCGATAGTAGCACCAATTTAGGTTAGAGTAATATACGCCGTCAAGCCGGTGCCATGAGCCAAAGAGTTTCACCTCGTCACCGCGCATGAAGATGAAACGCGATGCACCGCGCTTGCGGTCTACATAATCCCACAACTTCTTGTTGCCCCACCCAACGACCTCTAATTTAGGCAGAAATAGCTCTCTAAAGAAGATTTCGCTGTCGGTCATATCATCGTGCGACTCGATGGGCAAAATGCCGTTATGGGCAAACCACACGCCGCTTTCGCGGTCAAAGAACGGATGGCAGTTGGCACGGCTGACTGAGCCGTGGGTGGCCAGTCTAAAATGGATGATGCAGTCGGCACTCTTCTTGCGCTTCTGTATGGCCTTGGTAAAGTACCGAAACGAAAGAGTCTTGCAGCAATGTCCGTCGCTGTCGGCAAAGCCGATGCCGTGGCGGTTATACATAAAGACGGCTTCTAACGTCTGTATTGTCGGCGTTTCTACGCCTGCAGGGATATAAAGGATGCAGCACATAATTGATTGTATTTTGGTTGATTATTAGACATTTAACTTGTTAAGCAGAAAGTAACTGGTCTACCATTGCCATGCCTGCAAAGGCGTTGGCACGGTCTTTGAAAAAGCTCTTTTCATCGTCAGTCAAGAAAGGCACATCGTCAATAGAGCGGACTGGCGCATTGAGACGGTGGTCGGCTGACCAATGCACCAGTTTGATGCAGAAACGCGCCCAATAACTGATTTTGTCATAGTCGGTTGTGCCTTGGTGATGGCGAAACTCAATAGTGTGGTGTCTGCCCCACGCCTCGCAGTTGATTTTATAGTAGCGGTCATGGTTCATGGCCTCGCCAACTTGTCTAAAGGTACGCGCGCGCACAATAGAGTCCACGTTGCCGCCAAGTTTCTTGGCATAGTAATTCTCGCGGCGGCTGGGTGACATAAAAGAGTCAATGACGCTTTCAAGGTAATAGTAGTTTGCAAAGGTGTTGCCGTATTGTTTTTCGGTGATACGACCGCCTACATGGATATGCAGGCCAGTCGAGCGGTTGACCATTGCACCACATTCACGCAGCGAGGCGCAGCAGGCTTTCAAGGTGTCGAAACCGCCTCTCGCGCCGTTGAGGATGGGCGAAACGCACTCGATGGGATTCTCGCCTCGGATAGAGCCGTCCGAAACCAGTTTATAGTACGTGTCATTGTCGCGGTGGTTGTAACCCTCGCTGTGCATTTCAAGTCCGCGCTCGGTGGCCTTATTTATAAGTTCATTCACGCGCACGTGATAGCACTCAATCTCTACGCCGAAGGTGTACCGCGCCAGTATTTGGTCGATGGTGTACTCTACGACTGGCCGTGCCGCCCTGCCCTCTCGTCCGGCCATACGCTCGGCGAAAAAGAGATTTTGAATGTCGGTGGCCGTGAGACCGATTTTGAGCAACTTCTCGCGCTTCACATCGTGCGAGGTGTCCTCTTTCATAATTTCGTTGGCTTGCTCTCTAATTGTCTTCATAGTTGTTAGTTTTTTAATTGTTATTATACTATTTGTTTTAACTTTCGGATGCAAAATTACAACAATTATTTTAATTGGCAAAATTATTTTGCATAAAAATTAAACATTTAACATTAACCGAAATGCAACTAACTTAAAATGAACACAATAATTTTTTGAGCAGTAATTAAAATTAACATTTTAATAGGCCAATTTTCGCTGCAAAAAGAAAATATTTTTTGTCAATTAAAATAATTATTGTAATTTTGCAGCGAAATTAAAACAACAATTTAATATGAATATAAGAGATAATGTTAAGAGGTGTTGCGACTTACGGGGAATAACCCAGAAAGAACTGGCCGCAAAATTGGGAGTGACTGACATCAGTCTCAACGCCACGCTCAAAGAAGGCAGAGACCCGCGCGTCAGCACCGTGAAGAAAATCGCCGACGCCCTGGAGGTGGACATCGCCGAGTTGCTCTCCGACCGTCCGCAGCAGACCATCGAGCCGGAGGTGGTGCATGTTCCGTACATCCGCTGCCCCCATTGCGGCAAGGAGATAGACGTGTTTGTCAAGCCCCGTGAGGAGCAGCAAGCCTGACCATATCCGCGACATACGGACATAAAAAAAGCCCGCACACCGGCGGGCTTTAACTCTTGTTCCCATCAATCAAAACGGGACATCCTCCTCTTCCAACATTCCCTCTTCGACACTCTGAACGCTCCTGGTCTCTGTGGAGAGTTGCATGTCCTGCAGCTCCTCAAAAGACAAGAGTTTGCGATACTTGTCCGGCAACGGACTCTCTCCGAGCATTCCCACATTCACCATCTGATATATCCGCATCAGCCAATCTCGTATCTCCGACGGAACGAGTTCTGGATACGCATCGTCCATGGTTACGAAAAAACGTGCCGCCAGAACCTTGTTCAATTCGGCAAACCGCACTATGGCTTCGGCCATTCCCAACTGCCCCATCGCCCATAAAGCCAGTCCCACACCATCAAAGGAGAGAAGCGAGCGGTCGTGGCCAATGCGTGGCTTGTCTTCTATGCCGAAATACCTCGGAAGATAAAACCCCTTCACGTCCAGCCAGTAATTCCAGTAATAAGTTCCATCCAGACCTCGGAAGTCATCTATCCGAAAGTATTCTTTGTCTTCGGCATTGAAACGGACGACTGAATCATTGACCTCACCCCATGTCAGAATATACGACACTTCCGATGCTATGCTTCTGTACATCATCTTTTCGATGTCGCTATATCTCTCTTCCATTCTCAATGAAAGGATTGTCCTCAACTTCTCCGTGGGGGTGAGCCGGTCAAGACGCACCTCTTCTGGATGCTCTGCCCCAATGCGTTTGTACACCCAATCCAGTCCTTTGATACTCGCAAGCCTATCCCTATGGCGATAGATGTACTCCGTAGGGAAATGCGCCAGTATCGCGGTGGCGGCATCGTCATCCCCCGACTCGAAGGCTTGCGCCACACCCTCGGAATAGCACTCTTCCCAATGTCTGCTGATTTTGGAGTATGCCCACTGGCGTTCTTTCTTGGTCGGCTGATGTAGCATGAAGAGGACAATTTTTCTCTTGCCGTTCTCCGATGCAAGACGGTACCTGGTCTTCAACTGTTCCCGAAGCAGCCCCTTGCGCTTGCATCCCTCGGATGACAGTTCCTTCATCGTGGCCTCGATGGGTTTGTTCTGCTTCTGTGCGAGACGGTGTTCCAATCCTCTGCGCCTGACGAGGCCGAGGAACATGCTGTAACGCGGACTACCATTTCTCTCGCGACCGACCACCATAGCAACGCCTCTGTTGAAGTAATAATCCTCCACAAGGTCAAGCAGTTCATTGTCAGGGAGCGTCACAGCAAGGGTGTATACCACCTTGTTGGAGCCGTGGCTGTCCTGCTGCCAGTATTCATCTATCCGTTTCCTTGTCTCTTTCGGTGTCATTGTGAGTGGTTTTTGTTATGAAAAATCCAGGTCGTTGTCGGTGGGCATTTGAGGCGGAATGTACGGCGGCTCCGTCTTGTCTTCTATTATCGGAGGCAAAATGGGGTTGCCGTCATTGTCCACCTGCATCTCACCAGCAGGGTTGTCGAAGTTGTCATTCGGCTTTATCTCCGCGTTCATCTTGGAGTCGTATATCACCGGCTCGTTGAATACTGGGAAATCACGGAACCTCACGTATTTGCCCTCAAACATCAGCGGACACACTCCCGTGTCGCCGGAACGGAACTTCAATATATGGATATTGGCCAGATTCACCGTGCTGTTACCATTCTCATCCTGCTCCATACCATATTTCTCCGGCCTATGGATAGCCATCACAATGTCCGCATCCTGCTCGATGGCACCCGACTCACGCAAGTCCGACAACATAGGTATAGCCATTGGGCGGTCTTCCACCTTACGACTGAGCTGCGACATGGCCAGAACAGGAATTTCCAACTCCTTCGACATCTCCTTCAACTGGCGAGAGATGTTGCTGATTTCCTGCTCACGGTTACGGTTTCTGTTGGCATCGGGCGCACCGTTCATCAACTGGAGATAGTCGATGAACACCATCTTGATGCCGTAACGCTGTTTCAGCCTACGGCATTTTGCGCGCATCTGGAAGATGTCAATTCCAGCGCTGTCGTCAATGTAAAGCGGAGCCTTTCTCAAACTCAATATCTTGTCGGCCATACGTTCTTTCTCAAACTTGTTCAGATTGGCTGACTTACGCAGCCTGCTGGCCGGTATCTCCGTCTCCGCCGACAACAGACGCGCCACCAGCTCGTCTCCAGTCATCTCCAGAGAGAAGTAGGCCACAGGCTTATGGAAGTTTACGGCGATATTCTTTGCCATCGTGAGGCCGCAAGCCGTTTTGCCCATAGCAGGACGGGCGGCAAGAATGATAAGGGTACCTGGCTGGAATCCCGCTATGCGGCGGTCAAGTTCCATGAAGCCAGACAATACGCTGCGGTCATCCTCCGGCTTTTCCGACAGAAACGTCTTCTGCGCATTGCTCATCAGAGAGTCCATGCTTTGGCTGTCGCGGCTGAAACTCTTCTCGCTCACTTCCATCAAACCCTTTTGTGCATCGTCAAGCAGTTGCACCACATCGCACGTTTCATCGTAGGCCGCCTTGATACTTTCCGTAGAGGTACGTATCACCTCACGCTGCATATATTTCTCCGTCAGGATCTGCAAATGGTATTCCATGTGGGCGGCGGACACCACATTGGATGTGAGCTGCGAGATATAGAATGCGCCGCCCGCCGCCTCCAGATTTCCCTCTCTGCGCAGTTCCTCCACAACCGTCAGCATATCCACGTCATACTTGCAGTTCATCAGCATCCGTATGGCGGAGAAGATGATTTGATGCTCCGTCTTGTAAAACAGCCCCTCGTGCATATCGTATATATGACCGAACAGAGCCTCCTGGTCGAGCATCATCGCCCCAAGTACGCTTTTCTCCAACTCCACGGCCTGCGGCGGCACCATGCCGTTTATCTCACCCGCCTGCGCGAAGGTGAGCCGCGTTTTCCTTCTTTGTAATGTATTAGTGTTTTCCATATTGTGCTTGCAGTGTTATTATACTATTGTCCATATTTCATTATCTTATAGATTTTATCCGCTTGATCCTGGCTGCGGAAGGCCAGATTGTCCAAACCGTCGAAGAACTCCTTGGAGGGTTCCCGCTGTCTCTCTTCCCGATGCAATGCCACGAGATACGCCGCGAATACCTTCTCCACCAGAGACTCCAACACACCATCCTCTGGATAGCGGCGGTAGTCGTAGTCCGTGAAGTTGTCAAAGCCCCACCACTCGATGAACTCCGCCAGCCGTGGCCACAGACCGCCGAGCCGGATGAACGCCTTCACCATCGCGGAATAGGACTCCGACGGCTTGTCGAATGGCATCTCTCTGATGGTAGAGAACAACACGTCGCCGAACTGCGGCGTGAACCACTGCATCTGCCAACTGTCGGAGACTATGTCACGCACCGGCCATGCCACCGCACCCCAGAGTTTCTTGTCATCCTGCGGAACATTCAGTTCCTTGAACTCTTCCAGCAACTGTATGAACTTATTCCTGGCATAAGCCCGCGCATTGGCTTTCATCATCTTAATCAGAAGCCACGCAATGGTGTTCTTCGGCCACCGAAGATTGGGGTTGGCATCCCAGTCCGCACGCGCTATCTTGTAGGCGGCGGAGTAATCCTCAAGGTCTTGGAAGTATTTCATCTGTTTGTAAGACATAGTCTTATCCGCTTTATTATCATTGTATTTCTATTCCGTTTTGGGGATGTCCGGCAACCTCAACACCAATTCCAATTTATCCAAGTCTATAGAGGCATTGAGTAGCCTCATCAAGAACATCCCGATGATGCCGTTCATACCCAAACCACACTCCCGAAGAGATTCGTTGATTGCCCTGGTGTCAGTACCGGCGCATGGTATGTCGGTCAACAGCACAGCGTTAAGGTTGAATGCCACATTATATGAGTGTGATACAGAGGAGTTTCCCATAAGCGACGTGGCATTGTTTATGATAGGAGGTATCTCCTCCGCACCTATCTCCTTGGCAAATGTCTCGTCGATGAAGCAGACATTAGCCCCCGTGTCCACGAGGAAGTACCCCTCGTGGTCGTTCACGATGAGTTTAACCAACGGCATATCAGCGGTTTTTACCCCTTCCTCAAAAGATAGATTCAAGTTCATATCTCTAATTATTAGATTGTTGCAAAATTTCACATTGTTGTTTGTATTCTGGCATCACGCTAACTTTCATGTTCTGTAGCCCCTTATATTCCGACCTTCATCGGCTCGTCCGTCTGCAAAAATAAGGCATAAAACAATACCCTTTTTCAACATCGGCCTGAAGTTATAAACTCTGCGTATCGCACAGTATAACAACAAAATACATTTCAATTATATTCCTCTTATTTTCAGTCGTCAAGCCTTACACCCTTCTCCAAGCATCACGTTGTCAGCATCGGATTTTTTTATCAACACCACCCTCGTATGGTTTCTTATGAACAGGTTGAAAACTTTCTCCGTCAGAAGGGTGTGTTGTCATCGTCCCACGGCAGGTCATTCTCATGTGGAAGTATCTCTGACGGCTGGTTTTGTGTCTGTTGCGTACCGCTTGCTGGGTTCCATGTATAGGTCGGCGCGACACTGATGGGGGCCGTGCCTGCAGGTGGTGGAGTTGTCGCAGCAGCGGCCACATACTGCATGATGTTGAAGCACCGCAGCGTAGTGTAGTAGTTGCCGTTCTTGGCCTCACGGCTCTCGGCGTAGAAACTGACCCTTACCGGCTCCCCGATATTGATACCGTTGAGCATAGAAAGGCGTTCCTCACCGAACAGCTCGAATGCAACTGGGCGAGGATAGTCGCCGTCACGCATGATGACGAAACCGCCCTTCATCTTCTTGGTGCCGTCTCCAAACGTCACCTCCTCCTGCTGGAGGATTCTGTACATTGTTCCGTTGATTTCCATAGTCATTTCATTTGATGATTTCTGGGTGCAAAAGTACCGTAAAACAAGACTGCCAGAAGAGCCGTGCAAGGCTTGCATTCCTAATTCATTCTTTTTTCGTATCTTTGCAGCAAAATTATAGAAGAATTATGACTTGGTATTATATTGTCCTTATTGTTGTTGGAGTGCTTTTGCTCTCCCTGCTGGTATTTCTTGTTTGCAAAACCCTATGGGGGCATCATGTCAGATGGGAGGGCGGCTTTATTGGGTTTCTGCAAGCATTTGACTATGTGGCGCGTTTATATGCCATGAAATGGCACATCTGGCGACCCAAGCCACTGAAAGTTTTGAAGAGACCGAACCATAAAGAGATTTCAAAAGACAAAAAGGACAAAGCCGACAAGACTATAAACAAAAGGGGTACTCTTTCTCCTGAAAAGATAGCAGAAATTGAGAGGAAGAACCAGGAATATGCTACAATAATGCAGAAAGAGAAAGAAGAGGAGAAGAAGTGGGATAGTGAAAATCTATTCCATGCGCGTGCCGCATTGCGTATCAACAAATCCATACCGTTCAATTTCGACTTGGGAGACAGCCACAAACGGCTGGCAATATACTATGAGCAGAGTTATGACGAGAATATAAACAACTACATCAGAACCCACTACGAAGAGTTGGCTCACTTATTCAAGTCTTATTCGCATGACATTACATTTGTCTATTTCCCAATGATGCTGGAGAACATACAAGAATCCATCCAATACAACAATCCCGACGCGCTCATTGGTGACATTTCACATAACACTCCAGAGTCTTTATATAATATCATAACGGAGAACATTGTCAAGATACCGACAAGCAATCCGATGATTCTGATTACCGACTACTACAATTCCGCCGGCTATCCGAAAGAGAAACTCGGAGACACCGCAATGAGTTGTTTCTGTATTGAGTTGGAATACCAAAACGACGAACAATTTTCGGCAGTCCTTCAAAAACACGCGAAACAATTCAACCACGATTACGCCGTCTTTTATCAGATACATACACCCAAAGGAAAGGATGTCGCGGACGGAACACCTATTAACGAGATTGCCAAAGAGATACAAACCCGCATAAACCAGTTGTATGCAATGGGTGTGAGCGAGTATGTTATTGGCCAGATTGTATCGCTCCCCAAACCGAAATTGAGCCAGCTGCTCATCACCGAGGACTTCCGCATTATGCTTCCTGACTACAACAATATGGAAATCAAGATGCCCACATTATCAAAAACACTATTCCTCTTTTACCTCAACCATCCCGAAGGTGTGTTGTTCAAGGAGCTGCGAGACCATAAAAAGGAGCTGTCGGAAATCTACCGCAGCATATCACCGCTTGAGGATATGGATAAGATGAAGAAAAGCATCGAAGACATCGTGGACAGCACCAAGAACTCCGTAAACGAAAAATGCAGCAGAATTAGAGCCGCATTTGTATCACAATTTAATGATAACCTCGCCCAAAACTACTACATAACCGGCTATTCTGGGAAACCCAAAAAGATAGCCCTTGATAGGTCTTTGGTCATTGACAAGTCCGGCCTTCTGAAATTATAGACCAGTATTACCGGCACTCTGTGCCTGCTTCTCCGCCACAATCTTCGCCACCTCCTCCTCTGGGCTATCCGTCAGCGACAGTCTCCGCACCGCCTCGTCGAGCGACACCAGGCCAGCGGTGTACAGCCCCTCCAGTTTCTGCCAATTCTCCTTCTCGTCCTCCCCGAAAGGCTCCGAGAACTCGAACTTAATCTTCAACTCATCCAGTTTCTTCTCCATCTCTGGGTGTAGGAACTTCAACACGGCGATGATGACGTTCTTGTCGCGGTCCACCAGCTCCTCGTATATCTCCATGCGGTTGGCGCGCTTGAGGTAGCCCAGTATCATGGCGTTCTTGATAGCCACACCCGACAGCGTTCCGAGACCTTTGAGTTTCTCGAAGGAAAAGTCCGGCGTGAAGGTGTCGAACAGTATGCTCTTCTCCAAGTCCTCCTTCTCGGCGGCTCGCAGCTCGGAAGCCTGGGGTGGATTGACATACTCAAATCGGGAATCTCTGCCAGTGACTTGCATCAGTTTGGCCGGAGTGTTGGGGTCAACCATGCTGTTTATGACATCCGTGGTGGCCACGGCGATTGGGTCTGCGAAGTAGTTGTTGGTGTCGCCTATCTTGCTGTCTATTTCCTCCTCACGTGCCATTCGGGGTTCCGCGCCCTCCCAGGACTTCGGCTGCTGGTAGTAGATGAGGTTAATCTTGTGCGTGGGGTTGGGATAAGGCTTCACGCTCCAGCCCACGGCCTCCTTCTGAGTGAAGTAAGAGGCATCCTCCGTCAGAAAGTCCCAGTGCTGCACATAGCGGCCATTGGCGGAACGGAGCTTGTACCCGAAAGCCACGGCCACCAACTTGCCGTACTGGTCTTTGAGGGTGCGGAGGTCGTAGCCCAGGGAGCGTGCCAGGATGACCACGTTGCAATGGGGAGTATTGTCATCGTCGCGGTAGAGGTGGTAGTACTTGGCACATTCCGTTTCAGATCCTGCGAGGCGTTTCACCTTGCGCATCGTGCTGTCGAAACGCTGCTCGGAGAGGAAGTCCGTAAACAGTTTATACGCCTCGTCGTCGCCCTCCACCTTGCGCCACAGTATAGGATTGCCAAGGAGGAAAAACAGCTCTATCTCATTGATATACCGCTGGCGGCACCTGGGGAGCTTGCAGGTGATGTACGGCTGCTTGTTCTTGGGAACGCGGTTGGGGCGGCGCATGATGTCGTGCTTCTGCGGCCAGTATTCCTTGATGGCGTTGTCCACGTCGGTCTCGTTGGAGTTCATCAGGTTGATGGCGTGCGGCACATCGCCGGAGGCCACATACTCGAAGAGCGTGCGTTCCGCGCCGGTGGCGTTGAGGATAAGGTTGCGGAAGAAATTGTGTATACCGCTTACGAAATTGGACTGCATGGTTGGTTACGGTTTGTGGTTTGACGTGCAAAAGTACGTCATTTTCACCGTGTAACGTATGCCGTTGCAGTCTCTCGCGTTGGATGTCGGACGGTCGTTACAAAGAAATCCCAGAATGGGCTATTCTTTGCCTATGAAGTAGAGGTCAATCACGCTGCCCTCTCTGGAGATGATGGTGGCGTCGGGCTGCACGTCAGGATCGAGTGCCGCGCGTTTCGGGTCTTCTCGGTGTACGTAGATGTGCGCAGGAACGGTGATGTGCTGGTCTGTGCCGTGGAGGTCGCTGGTCAGCCAGCCGTCAGCACTTACCACGCCCCACATTGTGTTGTCCACCCCAAGGCGGTTGAGGCGGTCGATGATGGTCATTTCTCTCTGTGTCATATTGCTTTCGGTTTTACGGTGTACATTCGTCTGTTGAAACGGTCTATCACAAGTCACCTGCAGGCGGTGTTGTCGGTTGCCGCTTGGCTTGCCACGGCTCTCGCCTCGCGCAGTATGTCATAACAAGCGTACAGCGCGTAGGTGTAGCCCACTTGGATGATGGCGCAGCGCGTAGGGCATTCGCGCGCCGTGTCAAATGCTTTTTGTCGGTCTATGCGTATCATATTATATGGTATTATTGGTTGGTGTTCAATACAAAGCCGATGCCTGCATTGGAGGCTGCATCGGCCAATTCTTCCATGTACCTCGGCGCAAAAGTTCGGTGTATGCCATCGGCGTGTATGGATGCCTCGCAAGTGCCGTCCTCATAGCGCATCACATTGATAACGTGACGCTCGATGCCGTTGTCGGTGTCAAGGGTCTCGCGCCAATGCCATGCACCCTCGCCGTCATAGTTGAAGTTGTTTTTGGCCAGAAGATAGGCCGAAATGGGCGTTTTCATATCTATACTATTATGCAATGCTGATAAGGTTGGCTTTCTTGAAGCAGCGGAAATCCCTGCGCTCGGTGTCATAGTAGGTCTGCACCGTGTCGTTGGCCCTGCGGCCACTCTGCGCCACGTCCGGCACTATATTGTCCGCAAGTGTGCCGTATGCCTCGCGTATGCTGCCGTCCACCTTTTGAAAGTAGAACTTGACAATGCGCAATTTCATGGCCATCTTTAATTTGATGTTGCGCCACGCCGTTCTCAACGCCTCGGCCATTGTCATGCCGTTGGTCTTTACAAACTGCCACGCCAGTTGCATGACATCGCTTAAAAGTTGGTTTCTCGTTTTCATCTTGTTATATATTTAATCGGTTGTTCTATAGTAATATTCTGCATCCTCGCCCGTGAGGTTTTCACCGCACCATGCGTCCAGTCCGCGCCACAGCTCGTCATATTCACGCGCCAGTTCTTCATTGTGCTGGTAGTGCTGCCATATTTTGTGGTTCAGTACCATTACCAACTCGGTGAGATAGACGATGTTGTCGCGCCATCCGGCCACGGCTCTGTTGTAGGTGTCGCGCACGGCCTTTACACCGAATCGGTCGGCTATTGAAAAGTCCATCCAAAAAGTGGTCTTGGGCGTATAGCCGTTTTCTGCCATTATTGCTTCAAATGCGTTCATATTATTTTGTATTTATTATATTCTTTGTTTTAATTTTCTAATGCAAAATTACATATTTTATTTTAATTGACAAAATATTTTTTCAAAATAATTAAACATTTAACATTAACCAAAATATAACATACTTAAAATAAACACTATAATAATATGCAACAAGATTAAAATTAACATTTTAATTTGCCACAAAAGCACACTTTCTCGCGCTCTGTTTAGCAAAAAATGACTATATTTGCACTTGCATTCTACACGAAAGCAAACACAAAAGTAAAGAGTAACACAATGATAGGACTACGCGACGGTTGGAAGATATACGTGGGCATCGCTCCCTGGTACTGTGGGGAGGGCGAGGACTGGCACGACGGTCTGTATCATATCAAAGAAGGTCTCCCCGCATTACCCTCACGAGGAGACTTCTTCCGCCCATCGACAGCAGCATACAATGCGATGGAGGCTGTTTTCGGAGAACAACCCTGCAAAGACTGCCCAGACAAGAACGGAGGATGTATGTGTCATAATTATGGTCGCAGCCCCATACTCCACACCAGCGACTGCAACTATGTGATGGATGTATGCTTCTTCCAGGAAGAGAAGGAGATAATAATAATCTTGACTTGTGAAGTTGGCGAGCCAGTCGTTTCCGTCTCAAAGGGAAGCGACACAAACCTCAAATTAAGACTTATGGCAAAGGTGTTGGGTAAATCCTGACACACCAAGTGTCAGTTCCTATCCTTGAAGAAATCAGCCCAGTATGGATTTTCCTTGTCGAATATCTCCTTCTGCTCCTTGGTCAGTTTGTAGGGATAGTCGGCAAATAGGTTGAAGATGGTCTTCTTGTCAAATGAGAACAGATGCTCTCCCTTGCTTTCTGGATTGTCTATCCAGTATATCTGGTCATCAGGGTTTTCCTTGTAGAACATTCCGTTATTCAGCACCTCACATACCCATCCAAAGGCTCTGGCCATCCGCTTCTCCGAGTCGATGAAGTGGCCACCTGGATTCCATTCCAGCACCGTTTCGATGCCCTGGGCGGAAACCAACTCGTGCTGCTTCCGAATAGCGTCGTCCACATGGGCCATGACGGGGTTCTTGGTGCGGAACTCCCTGTCACCGAGACTGAGGTACACAGCATTGCTGTGAATCTCCTTCCCATCAATATAGTCAGCCCATTGAGAATACCAGACAGATGGTGAAGCGGCGGCGATACCGTCGCAGATGTCGGAGTTGTAACCAGCCCACAATGCGAACAGTCCGGCCAGAGAGTAGCCGCCGAGGACAATCTTCATTGCTCCCCAGCGTTCCTGCAGGGTGGGGATTAGGACATTTTTGACATAACCAAGTGTCATTTCCGCACCATCACCGAAAGGCTGCTTGCCGAAGGTTGGCGGTGCCGGCCACGGAGTGAGTTCCGACATCCAGTCCTTGATACCGAAGGCCACCAGGTTGAAGGGAGCGTCGGTGTGGCTGCATATCAGCTCCACCTCGCTATCAAGTAGGCTCTGGTCGTGGTCATCCACGGGTTGGAGCAGCAGGATCTGCGCACCGTCCGTTGTGTAGATGGTGCAATCACGTCCTCCTATGGTCTCCGTAGTCTTCATTTCCAGATGCTGCTGTCTTTGCCGGAGCCAATCTCAAAGTGCAACTTGGCAATTCCAAGGTCAAGACCGGCGAATGGTCCATGCCCTTCTGTAGCCATCACCTTGCCGTCAGCCATCTGTGCAAAGCGGAAGTTTTGCTTGTTCATCGCCGAGGGAGCCAGCATAACACACTCGATACCTTTCTTGAACCAGTCGTGCGTATAGGCAAGCGAGGCCACTTCCTCGATAGGTTTGCTGGTGTGTGCGATACCCTGGGTTGTACCATAACCGATGGAGATAACGGCCACATACTTCTCATCCTTGCCGACCTGCACGGCCTTCTCCTTGGAGAAAGAGCCAGCCACCCAGCAAGTGTTCAATCCCATCTGCTGCGCCATTAGCACAAGCCGCTCTCCCTCATAGCCGAGTTTCACTTTCAAGTCATCGGTCTTCTTTCCCACCAGGGCGATATAGTTCACCGCGCCGGAGAACTTGCAGTATTTGGCGAGGAAGCCGGAGAAAGCCTTTGGCTCATTCTGAATAAGTTGTATATGCAGACCTCTGTCGGTGTTAATGCTTTCAATCTTCGCTTGTAAGGCAGCAACATGTTCATCCGACAAGGGCTGTTCCTTATACTGTCGCACGGAATGGCGTGCCTTAATCGCTTCTTCTATGGTCATCTTGTATTTCTTGTATACGTAATCGAACAATATGTCATAACTGTATGGGCGGAGGTCGTGGACATCCTTGTAGCCATCAGCAGCTTCGGTCAGCACTCCGGCCAGTTCCGCACCGACTTCGCCTGCCATCATCTGCGGGTCTGGAGACAGTCCGCACCGCAGCAGGTCAAGACGGTCGGCATCAAAACAAATATCCACCGTGATGTCTTCCGCATTCTTCTCAAAGGTGTGATGGTAACAGGCTGTCCTCAACTTTCCAATTTGCTCGTCACTTAACTCACTCATATAGGTATCTCTGACCTTGTCAATCAGTTCCGCCGCGTTGGGACCGTGTTCGGTGCAACAGCCGTCATCTGTCCGCATGGAGTCATGGGTGTACGCGAACCATGATATGACCTCTTTGTCGGCCTCTGGACAGACTTCCGCCATAAGCAAGCCGAATGCCTCCACTCTTTTCCAATGGTTGAGGCCGTGAATCCTTGAGCAGGATGCCGCCTCATTGGTTCGGTGGACGTAATCTATGAATGCGTTCAGTTTCGTTCTGTCCATATTGTATCCTCCTATCTCACCCTTTCCATGTGATAGCCCATCCGTTTCAACTGCATGGCCATACCGAAGAGGTAGAGCTGCCGCAAACATGTCACATAGGCATCGAAAGCCTCCTTGGTGCCTGGCTCTATCTGCTCACGTATTAGGTCGAAGTTCACCCTCGTGGCGCACTCGCTGACCACTTGGGATAGGTCTTCATATTCTTCTCCACGTACCATCAGCACGTCCTCGCAGATGTACTCATCCAAGGAATCGTAGCCACGCTTATCGCGCATGTAGAGGTAGAGGTCTTCTATCTGGGAGTATATCTCCCACTCATCATCCCACAGCTTGGCCACGGCCATTCCGATATACATCATCCAGCCAAGGCTGGCCACGGGATAGTCGCGGTACTCACGCGCACCGTCGGGAATATATGACTGACCTATCGACTCCCACTTGTCCGTCACATCGGGGCATTCAGGAAGCCGCTCGTCGACTTTTCCTATTTCCACAAGGTACTGGAGCAGGCTTTTATGTATCGTATTCTCAAACTTATCTGCCATTGTATCATTACACTAATGAAGATGCAAAGATACAAAAATAAACTGACATGGCAGCGAAAATCTTTAGTACGGAACGTCATCCGCCGTCACCCTGACAGACCGCAGTATGCGACCGAGCAACTTCCCAAGCACATAATACCTTACCGCGTCAATGGCGTGGTTGAAGGCATCGATAGGAACATTCACAAAATTGCCGTCCTTGTCTTTCGACCAGGTGTAGCTCCGAAACTCGTTGATGAGGTTCTGCGAGCGCCGCGTGACGTGTATGCGGAGGGTCTTCATCTTGTCGATACCGGCCAGTACAGATCCTGCTCCCTTCATCACGGGATAGATAAGGATGCCAGCGTTGGCAATCTCCTGAATAAGACGGGGGTCTGCGCTGTCGGCCATCACCTCCAGACCATTGCCCTTGGCTCCCAGTTCGCGTATGATGTCCTTGGAGAGCATCTGCGGGGCATAGAAGAGTTCGTCGAGGTAGAGGTCATCGCCCAGCAGACCGCACCGTATGCCTGCGGAGGGGTCTTGCGTGAAGCCAAAGTCCAGACCCAGAGCCTGGTGCTTGCAGCCTTCGGGGAACTCATCCACAATATCCCAGTTCTCAAAGACAACACCCTCCACCTCGTCAGCCCAACGCCCCATGATGGTATGGGCGTACTGCTGCGGATTGGTCTCCTTGATGCGCTTTACCTCGGAAAGGAACTCCTCGGAGAGGTTCTCAAGATTATCGAGGTAAGTGGTGTGGATATGCAGAACGGAAGGGTTGGTGCTTATCTGAACGGGAACGCCGTCGAAGTATTCTATGCGGTGGGAGTTCTCAATGTATTTTTTGTAGATGAAGTGGTGCTTATCCGTGGGGTTCATCACGATGATGATGCGGTTCTGGATACCCTTCTGTCGGATGGAGAGCATAATGGTCATAAACTCACGCTCGCTCGTCCACTCCTCGGCCTCGTCACACACGAAGGTGGTGATGCCGTGGATGGACTTGAGTTTGGCCGTCTGGTTTCCGCTGCTGGTCTTGATGCCTCGGAACATTATCTTCGAGCCGGTCTTGCGGTTCACCACGTCCTGCTTGGTGGCGTGGAAGTATTCCGCCACATCGTCGGCCTCGACCTTTTCAAGAAACTCTGGGATGACGGATAGCTCGGCGGAGGTCATCGTGTAGCGGGAGAAGAGGATGTTATGGACTATCCGTTCCTCCTGGCCGTACTTGTTTGTGGCCATCTGAAACTCAAAGGAAAGTCTTTCAAGGAATGTGGAGACAGCGTAAGACTTGCCGCTTCCGCGCCCTCCCGTGATAAGGATGATGGGTTTGGAAGTGTCGGCATATAAGGGATAATATACGGAATGGGTCTTTATCATTGCTCGTCGTCACTCTCTTCGGCCTGCATCTTATCTGCCGTCATCTCCAACTCTATCCACTTGTGGATGTCAATGCCCTTGGTTGCAATAGTATGATGCACCGTGGCCTCCTCGCCGAAGCCCTCATCCTTGCCGAGGGTGGTCATAAAGTAGCGGAGCATCTGCGGGTCGGGATGTTCCTGCCAGCCCACGAACTTGCCTTTCTCCATGATGGGAACACCGAAAGCCACGGCCTGCGCCGTGGAGACAGCCTTGTCGAAGGTGCGCATACGAGCCTCGTAGAGGGCATCGTCGAACTCCTCGTCCTCGTTGCACCAGCGGCGGAGCATCTTGCGAGACACGCCAAGCATACGCGCCGCCTCGGAGAGGTTTCCGCCGGTGGCGGCCAGCACCTTTTCCAGTTTCTCTACTGGAGGCTTCTTATAGGGTTTGCTTGGCATATCGGTTATGGTATATGGTTATGGTTTTCATCGGTTTGCCCTCGCGCGTGCACGTGAAGACTGGGAACTATGGGACATTTGGACTACAATCCGAGCCGCTGCATGAACTCCTTTCCGTCGATTATCATCGAGGCCGTGAAGCGGTAGCCCGTGAGGTCGCAGAACTCCAACTGGTCGTCCACGTTGTCGAACTTGAGCATCACATATACGGTGTTGTCGGCATTCCGCGTGTCAGAGATTTCGTTGTTGCGCTGCTTCTTGGCCTTGATGTCCTCCTTGCTCTCATGGGGCTGCTCGGCACGGTCTTGGGCTATCTGGTCGAAACTCTTCTCCTCTTTGTCGAGGTCGAAGGTGGGTGTCTGGCGGGGCGCGGGCATGGGGGCGAGGAAGTCGTCACCCATATCCTCCATCGGAGAGGCGGCAGGGTTGGTGTCATCCGTGACGAGGGTAATGTCATCGTGGAGAGCGACAAGTGCCTTCATGTCATCATCGGAGAGTCCGACATGGGAGAGGTCAATCTCACCCACATAGGGGGCGATGAGGTTGTAGTCGGCTTTGCTGTTGCCCACAGCCATGTAGGTCATCTGCTCCTTCTCCGTCTTGTCATCGAACTCAACTACCTCGACCTTCAACTTGTAGTCCTTCTCCTTTGAGCCGTCGTACTTGTTGATGATGTCGAGGGCCTGCACACGGCGGTGTCCGTCGATGAGGTTTCCGCTGAGTCTGTTCCAGACGATGCCTCCGAGGTATCCGTTGCGCTTGATGTTGTCCACCTGCTGGCGGATTTGCTTGTCGGTGTGCCGCTTGGGGTTGTAGGGGTTAAGCGTCACTTGGCTCCGCAGGATCTCCTGCGTGAGGCTCTGGCGTATCTCCTTGGGCGCTTTCGGCTTCTTCGGCTGCTTTTCTTGCGGCTGCTTCGGCTTGTTTTCTTGCTTGCTCTTGCTCATATTCCTTGATTATGAATTGTGTCCTTGGGAAAATGGTGTATATGCGGTGGAGGTCTTCGGGATAGTTTGCCTGTAGGTATTTCAGATACCAATAGTCGCTGACATCGCATCCGCATGACTGGCCTCCGCCGCCGTAGGCTTCGGGGGATTTGAGATTGTTGCGCTTGATGTATTCCAGTATGTCGGCGTTCTTATAGGTCGAGAGGGGGTAGAACTTCTTGCCTTTCCAGCAGATGCTCTCCTTGCCGTCCTTGTAGGAGCGGAGCATGAGGCGGCGGTTGAGGCTGTCCGACTGCTTGAAGCCCAGACAAGCCCACTCGATGCCAGTCTTCTCCCTCACCTTGTCGATGATGTCGGAGAGCTTCCACAGTCGCTGGTTGGGGTTGCGCTGCACACCCATGAAGCCGTACTTGACCCACGAATAGTAGCCGTAGTGCGGCACCTGCATCCACTCCGTGTTGGGGTACTTCTTCGCCGCATAGCGGTGGAAGGGGGCTATGTGGTCGAGGTTGGGCACGACATACATATAGACGCAGACGATGCGTTTGAAATGCGGTGCCACAAGGTCGAGGAGGGCGATGCTGTCCTTGCCGGAGAGCGAGTGCATCAGGATGATACTGTCGGTCTCCTTGGCTATGTCGGACACTATCTCTTTGGCGCGTTCCAGCATAAGGCGTTACTTTTTCTTACGGTAGAGTTTGAGGTCAGACTTCATGGCCACCTTGTGGAGCGGCCCCAGGGCGGTGTAGTAGTCGAGGTCAGCCATCAGCACGCGGTCGTCGCGGTCTTCCACCACCACATACCTTGTGTAGGCATCGGAGGGGTCAACCACGTCCTTGTACATCACCACGGCATCCTTCTCAATCTTCTTGTGGTTTGGAGCCTGCGCCAGCATCACGTCGCGCGCCTGCTCGTTGGTGAGGCTGCGGCGCAGATTGCGGTAGTCGGGGTTGGTCTCCCTTACGCTCATCATCTCTTTCATGGCCGTGGGGGTTATTGATGGCTTGCAGCCAGTTTTGCATAACTCTTCTCCGGCAGAAGGGAGCGGATGCCGTCGAGGACGTTGCCGCCGTTCAGCTCGGTCTCAATGGTCTCGTCGTACTCCGCGAGTTCCTGCGCGGTGAGGTCTTCCGGCACGAGGCCGTAGTCGCGGAGTTCGTCCTTGATTTGCTCTATGTGTTTCAGTTCCATCGTTGTGTTGTTTTATCGGTTTGACTATCCTCTCTTCTTGGTGTACGACCAGCCGAATCGCTTGGCCAGCCGCTTGTTGATTTCATGGTAGTGGGTTATCGTGGCACGGTCGAGTTGGGAGTTGCCATAGTTTCGCTTGGCGATATACCTCTGACGGTCTCCAGTCACCTCGCGCTCTATCTCTCTGAACGCCTGCTGCACCTCTCTCGGAGTGACACCCCAGTAGCCTTTGGCAGGCCGCTTGATGGAGAAGGTGTAGGTCGGTGTGACGGCACGTATCTCCTTTGCGTTATGCCAGATGGCGGTCTTGATGTCGTCGAGGCTGAACGAGTTGCCTATGGCCATTACGCCCTTCTTGCCCAAGGCACGGGGGTGGTTGTGGGTGATGATGGAGTTCTTGGGGAGGTCTACGATGTTCTGCACCTTGTTACCTTTGCCATGGAAGCTCTTGACGAAGTTGCCCTTGCTGTCGAAGACGTGGAGTTCCTCGTCCTTCTTGCGGCGGATGCTGCGCTCTGTACCCAGTATGTTCTCGCGCATCAGCCTTGTGTATCCTTTCTCGGTCTCGCCGACGGAGGTGCCGTGTCCGCCGACGGTGTACGGTTCTTTGCCCATATCGTTTTATCTGTGTAGAGTTTCACTTTTCGTTGCTTTATAAAATTGAAAATGTGAAGTCTACACTGTAAAACTTCACCCTTTGCGCCTCTCTCGGCTCACCGTCTAACGCATGATGCGCGGACGGCGGCGAGCGGCTGCGCCCATGCTGGACACACGTCCCTGCCAGTATCTCTCCTCGGTGCGGTAGCGCGTCACGCTGCCGTCGGGGTTCTGACGCTGGGCATAATACTCACGTGCCATGATTACCTCCTTTTTTAATGGTTAGACAATTGGTTATGGTTGAAAGGGGCATTAAAGCCCCTTGCTGCTGACGATGTCGCAGACGTGAAACCAGAAGAACCACGGACGCTCTTCGGCAGGCAGTTTGGCGTACTGCTGCCACTCGTTGTCGTAGTCGTGGAATCCGAACTTCTCGCCCAGCATTTCAATGTCCTCTTTGCACATACACGCGAGACCGCAATAGTCAAGCAGCACGTCGAGAGAGTAACGACCGCCTCTGTCGTAGAAATGGATGGCGAAAATGTCCTTCATCGGCCATTCGCGCTTGTCGCCCTTGCCCTCGGCTTCGAGCTTAGCGTTGCGTTCAAGTTTCTTGGGGTCAAGAAACATCTCGCAGTTCTTGTTGGAGTAACTCCTGATTTCGACCGTCTTCTCGCCGCTGGCGATGGCCTTGGCGTGTGTCTTGTAGATGGTCAGGCTGTAAGCCTCTTCTTTCTGTCCGTTGAACTCAATCTGCATAACTTTTCATGTGTTATTTAATACAAATATTTACTGCAAAAGTACATATAATTTACTAATTACACAAATATTTTTGCAAAATATTTTGTATATAATTTTATTTCAGTTATTTATGTTTATAATATTATTGGCTTTAATGGTAAATAATAGCCATTTTTGATGTCTTTTAGGGCTTAAATTTTACTAAAAGATAAATATTTTACCACGCCAGTAAACTGCCGCGTCGGAATATCCAGCACAAGCCTTACGGCGGCTCGTTCTCCGTACCCTCTTCACCGCAGAGGGCATTGACGGCGGTCTCACACGCTTTGGAAGCGATGATCCTGAAGGCAGGGTCGTTGAAGTAGAGGAAGGCCAACGTGCCTCGGTAGTAGCTCAACAGCCGCGTGTCCATGTTGAGGTAGCGTCGCGCGTAGCGGCGGATGGTGCGATTGTTCTTAGAAACGCTGCGGAAGAGGTTGTGGGGCTGGATGAGGTAGAAGGCGGTGTAGAGTTCCGCACGGGTGGCCAGCCCCTTTTCAACTCCATCCAGGACGGCGGCACAGGCGTTGTGCATCTTCTCCATCTCGCCGTCGGTGAGCGCGCATTGCGCGAAGACATTCCGCTCCAGTCCTTTCAGTTGCTCGTGGATGACATACAAGTGGAGCATGGTCTTGATGTCGTAAATCTTTTTCTTCATCTTTGTTATTGTTGTTGATTGTTAGCGGTTTGATTGTGCGGGTATGGCCATCCTCGCCATCTCCTCCACCCTCTTGGCGATGGTAGTGCGCAGGGTGACGATGGTGGCGTGGGTCATCAGCTGCTGGGGAGTGAATTTCAGCACCACCCATCCCATCTCGGCGGCAGCGTTGAACTTCTCCATATCCTTTATATACCCCTGGGGTCGGTTGTGACGACCATAGCCCCACACGCCTCCGTCGCACTCGACGGCTATCTTGAGGGCTGGCACAGCATAGTCGAAACGCCACTTGCGGGTGCCGTGGAAGCGGTACTCACGCACCATATCCACATTAAGCTCTGACTTGCAGTAGGCGGTAAAGAGGTCTGTTGGGGCGGTGTCGGAGCCGCTGATCCTGCGGCGGTGTGGATTGCGGTATATCATTTGCCGCCTCCCTCCTCGATACGAACACGGAGATACATATCCCCGTCGTTGCAGTGGTCAATGACCTCAATGTGTTTGAGGCGGAGCCTGACGGCCTCCTCCAGGGCGAGCCGGAAGGCGCAGACGCTCCTCCGCTCGCAGCCGACACCTTTGCAGTGCCGGTAGTCATGGTTGAATCTGATGTTTGCCATAGGAAAATGTGTTATGTTTTTTGCTTGAAATGCTGTTTTTGGTGCCAAAATCTGGGCGCAAAAAATGATATTTTTTGAAAAAAGTTTGCAAGTTACTGGTTTTCAGTATAGGTTTTTTGACTCGTGATTGGAGTTATCTCATTTTTATTGTGTACTTTTGCATCGTGAAATCAAAGAGTAAATAATCACATAGAAGTTGCGCCCGACACGGACAAGGGTATATATATTATGGAGAAAGCACTAAAAAGAATGACCGCAGCGGAACTGGAACTCGCCAAGCCCGAACATCTGGCCAAACGGTCGGCCATGCCGAAGTATGAGAAGCGCGGCATCCGCTTCACCGACGTGATGGTGGAGCCTGGCGGACGCTACCGCTACGACATCGTGACCGTCAACGGAATCAAGGCCGAGCGTATTACCATGCACGAGTTGAACTCCATGCTCGGAATAGGAACTGAACGCATACGCGCTGGTGTTCAAATCAAAAAACACGATGAGCAATTGCTGCTGCGTCTCCGCCAGTATCAAGAGAAGTGGCCAGACCTATGCAAATACATCAAGGCCAACGATGCCAAATGGCAGGATATAGAATAAGTTGTTTTTAAGTTGTTTTAGTTACGCCATAACTTGACAACAGAAAAGGGTCTGCTTTATAGGAGCAGGCCCTTTCGGTTTATAATATATGATAAAAGAAATCAGCCTTTCACAGCTTTGTCGATGACATCCTCTTCCACCAGCCTAACGCCGCATTCTGGACAGCAGCCGAGGGCTTCGGCCTTGTATGTTCCGCCGCAGTCGCAATCCATATCCACCGCCCAGCCGAGGCTAAAATCAACATTCATCGGCTTACCGCAGCGGTCGCAGTAAAGTGTTCCCTTGCCAAGGACTCCTATGCCATAGTTCCGCTCGAACTTGTGGCCACATTTGTGGCAGTGCAGTTTGCTCGTCACTCCCATATCTCTATAGCTCAAAGGTTTTTATCTCGCAGTTCCCCAAGGTGTATGAGGCGAACTCCTCGTTCTCCATCGGCTGGAAGTAGTTGGTGAAGACGCGACAGATGCCGTTGTGAGCCACCACAAGGGCATCCTCGTTCCGCTGTTTCAGCATCTCTATGAAAGGATACACTCTGGCTGCGACATCAAGGTAAGACTCACCGCCCTCGTAGCGTTTGAAGTATTTTCGTTTCTCCGACTGGTATTCGGCATTGGTGCGGACAGTTCCCTCGTATTTGCCAAAGTTCATCTCGTTGATACTTGCGCAGACCTCCAGACGGCAGTCCTTGTGTCTGTCGGCCACCATCATGCCCGTGACCATAGCGCGCTGGAGCTGCGAGGTGTAGACCACATCCAAGTGGACGTTAGCCATCTCCTCGGCCAACTTTTCGGCTTGACGGATGCCATTGTCGTTGAGCGGAATGTCCGTCATCCCCTGCACCCAGTCCTTCACATTCCAGATGGTCTCTCCGTGCCTTGTCAAATATATCTTCATAATTTCCTCCAGCTCACCATTTCCTTAAATCAGACGAACTCTCCACCACATCTTCAATATCATCAGGAAGGTTATAGAAGAAATCCATCCCAGTCACCTTCTCCACCTCATCCACACTTAACAGATAATAATCGAGTGGATGGCCTTCTCCATCATTCTTGTATATGAAGCCCATCGCTTGTGGTTTCTTCCCAAGTCTCAACACAACTTTGAAGAAAGCATCGGGAACACCTACTTTATTAGCACCCATCGTGGCATAGTCATCACTATAGAAAATGGGGCCAGTTGCAATGTATACCTCTCCGTAGTGCTTTGCCCAGCCACGGCACCTTCTTTCAAGATACTCCCAATTATTCTGATTTAAGGTGCTGTTTTGTGGACACATATTAGTCAGCAGGAAAGATTGGTGCATGGCATCCCTGCTCCACTTATTATCACCTGCAGGACATAGATGTCCGTGGTCGATAGGAAGCCCCGTATTATACCAGTCACTCAACTCCTGCCTTCCGCCTTCCACCTCCATATCTTCGTAATATGGAACACCTTTTCTGCTAAAAGGACCATCAACGTGTTCACGGGTCAACTTCCAGGCAACCCAGTTGGCATTCTTGGTCTGATTGTTGTAGGAGGTGATATAACCAACCCGTTTCAGCATCTGTTCCGGCCGTTTTACAGTCATCCGAGGAAGTTCAATCCTATATAAGTCCTCATCGGTAAGAGTCTCATTAACTTGCAGGGTTGGAGTATCATCTACTTTGTCATCCTCGACCGCAGATGCACTGACGGCATTCACCTCATCCTCATTCCAACTTTTCTCACTGCTCACGAATGGAGCAATCTCATCCAAGTCATCAGCAGAATCACTGCTTGGACTGACAAGTTTAATGATAAAGGCAAGGAGAATAATGCCGGAGAACGTAAATATGAGAACTTTTTTCATACCGCATCATTATTACAGCGCATACACAGCCAGAAAAAATCCCTTACTATCCTTCCACATATTCCATCCATTCACGGTTTTCCCCATCACAACAGATGCAGCATATATCGGGTCTTTGAATATCTCATCAGCCTTTAACCTATAGCCAGTCCTTTCACGGGTGCAATTCTCATTTATGACATTTACTCTCAAACGTCCGACAGCAGATTGGTCAAATTTTGCCGCTTTAGTGGTAAGTGACAGCAGGCTTCCTTCTTTAATCGTGAATTGTCCAGAAGTCGGGTCGTAATAGCCTTTTGCATCATACACATCCGATTCTCCGATAGAAGTTCTCAAATAGAATGCGTGAGCGCCCCATCTGATTTTTGGCCTCTCGGAAGTATCATTACCATTGCTGCTCTGCGATGGTTTCTTCACAGCGGAATCTGGCGTTCCTCCTATAAAGAAATAGTTAGGATAATAATCTTTCAGATACTTTCCGTTGCTATCTTTCCAAAGCGTATAATCAACCTCCCTACCCGTAACATATCGAGCAGCAGCAGTTGCGCTGATACACTTTGCGTCCTTTATTACCTTCCAGCCTCTTGCCGTTTTCTCGCAGGATTTATCGAGGAATCTCTGTCGCTTCGGCGTTATTTCAAGACCCTCGTCCACAATACTGCCGGCACAAACATAGAATACTCCGTCCTCTGGCAGAAAATAGCCATTTGCATTACATTCGCCAAGCAACAAATTAAAAATATGTTGCGAGGGCTTGGCTTTGGGTTGGGAAATCGTTGGGACTTCTTCTTTCTTATTCTTTCTTGGTGCGCCAAAGGCAAATTCAAGTTGTTCATTTGGATTGGCCTCCGAAGAATGAATGAGGATTTTTTTATACGCAGGATCATCCACCAATGACCGCCCATCATCATCCACCCACATTTCAACGGATGACTTCTCCCCAAGATACCAACTTGCCGCATTGGATGCCGACTCATATTTTCGATTTGACTTCTCATAACAGAACCCATCCTTTCTCTCATACTTCATAAACTTCCAAAAGTCATGTTCTGTTGAGCCAGTTTTATTCAATTCTTCTGAAAAGAATGAATTTTCCAGTACAATAAACTCTCCATTACCCAACGCGCTCAAATACCCTGCCGCGTATGAAACCACCTGTCCATTCTCTTCTTTCTTGATATAATACAGATGGTGGCCGGCATTATATTCGGAATAAATTGTCCTCTCTAAAATCAATACACGATATGGAATGAGAGTAATATTGTCAAACGGCAACGGTTTCTTCCTTATCCCATCACGGAGATGACGCAACATTACCGTACTATTAGTATAGTGTATCTTTTTGTGATAAAAGACATCCCCAGCATAGTATTTCAAAAGCGACGATTTCGGCTCTGCCAGAATTTGAGTTCTCAACGAATCATACTCTTCTTCGTCAAAAAGCATCTTCCGAGATACTGGCCCGTGCAGTTTCTCATACTCGGCATTTATGTCAAAATCCTCGTCCATCATCACTTGTTTTTCGATTTCGATTCTCCCTTGACCTCTTCTATCTTTGCCTTCGTCACGTCAATGTTACCGATAACTGGAACTATATGGATAAGGAAACGCTGATTTTTCTCCTCTATCGAATTAAACATCCGTTTATATTCCACGGGATTTGGATACTGCGCCCTCAAAGCCTCTTCGTCCGGCACATATCTTGGAACACCACCCTCGCCGCTGCCGGATATGATAACCTGACATTGGGGAGACTCAAGGTCGATGCCGTTGGCTTTCCAGAACTCATTGAGATACTGGGCGCGGAGGTATGACAATGTGTAGTTGTTCATCCAGTCGTTTGCGTGGTAGGGCATTCTCGATGCCTGACCTTCTATGATGACCAGGAACTTTATGTTATCCGATGCACTATCTGATTGTTCAAGTGAGGAAATAGTCTTTTTCACCAACTGACCAGCCGCTATAATACTGTCGCGAATGGAATTGGCCTTTTCGACATTATTAGTACCGTCATACAGCAGTTTGTGCTGAATATCATACTCTCGTGTCTGATACTGAACATCAACTGTGAACAGATGTTTCAGGTATTGCTTATTGTAGCCAAAATAGCTGGTGGAGTCGATGGCACTGACTGTAGAATAAACGGTGATGATATTCTCGTATTCATCCACAAGGCTCTGAAGTTGCTTCTCCTTGACTTTGAAACGACTGAATGACACAGCAAACAACACCAACATGATGGCGAACAAAGTCGTCATCACATCAACGTAACTTGGCCAAAAATGTCCGCTGTCCTTACTGTCCATCGTTCTGTCTCCTACCGAAATTGAAGATTCCGCCGCCTCTGCGCTGGCTATCGTCTAACTTCTTCAACTCACCCTGAATGCCATCCAACTTCTTTTCGATACCAGCAATATTTCCAGCATTCACTGGGTCTTTTGCAATAATACGGAGTTGGTCGATAATGTCGTTTATCTTTTTCAGGTTAGAAAACTCTGAACGAATATCTTCAATATTGAATTTGGCCTGCAACGCAGCCAACAACTCATTATGCCACTTCTCCAACTCGGCTGTTTGGTCGGCAATCATTTGTTCAAATCCCTGGGCATGACCCTCAATTGCCTCACGATACCGGCGGTTCATCTCACCAAGCACCTTGGTCTGCTCCGTGTAAAGGTCTTCCAGTTTACCATCAGCCATCTCAAGGAATCTGTCGGCAATCTTACCCTTCTTGGAAATACCTTTCACCTGACGTTCTATCTCTTCAATCACTTCATTGCCAAGAATGTCACGCCGACGGAGTGCATCACCGGCCTTATTAACGCTATCCTCAAAGTTCTTAATGCGGTCAAGAATCTGGTTAAGGCGGACGACAATTTCTCTGGGTATCTTCAACGACTCGGAATACTGATCCTGAATGGCGATAGCCTCCTGCGCTGCCGCAAGCATCATCCGGCGAGCCTCCTCAAACTTATTGAGAGATTGGGTAATACTTACGAAGTGATTTGCCGCTTCAATATACTTCTCCATTCCAGTAATCAGTTCCTTGCTCTTGAATGTGTCAAGCAACTTCTGCTGGAGAGCAATGTTAGCGTTAATCTTGTCCATGTTCTGTCCCATGGTATTCACGGCACTCGTCACAGCACTCACATTCTGCTTGAAGTCTTCTCCGAATGCACGTGTCACCTCTGCGAAAGCAGACTTAAACCCATCAATAACAACAGTAAAAGCGGGCTGGAAGGTATCAACCGTATCGTGGAGTTTGCTGATAGCAGAAACAAGACTTGCGCTGGCAGTCTTGGTGACATCCGTCTGGATGAAGTCGAAGAAATCGTTCTTGTCATCCTCTACCTTCTTGCGAGCAGTTCCTGCCTTGGCATTGTTATATGTTGTCAAGACAAGACCACTCAAACTGGTGCTCATTGAAATAAGAACACCAGTCAAAAGGTTTTTGATAGATTCATCACCAAAGTTTACTCCGTCATACCCCACCAGAAACATCAAAATGCCAATGAAAACGCCCAAGAACGTACCCATTAGACCGATGTATGTCGGGAACGACTGGTAAACTGTAGACTGGTCGTATCGGAGGTTGATTTTTCGTTCTACCTTATTTTGGATAAACTGATAGTCGGATGTGCCTTTTGTTTTGAAAAGGTATACGTTTATCTCCTTTATAAGTTCATTCAAATCGGAATCACCTTTTCCAACAAGGTGTATTTGTGGGTATTCCTCCCCATTAAGTGATAATATTTCAGAGCCATAATCTCTTTCTCTGTCGAAGAAGTTGGAAAAGCGGCTCCTACACTTCCCTGTATCCAGAAAGAAATATAACTGGATAGCAAAGAATATGAGGAACAATACGATAGATACTACATACATGGCATCAAATCTTTGTCATCTGGAATACACGGTCAATAATCGGCAGGAAGAACACCGAGTCGAACAATTCGACCTCCTCGGAGAACTTCTGCTCAACCTGCGATTTATAGTATGTGGCCAGAGGAACGCCCATGTCCTCATTTGCACAGCGGACATAACTGGTTGTGTCTGCCGTGCTGTCAAGGATTCTTTCCTTCTTGAGCAAGTCAAGAACATCCTTGTACAGAGTGTTGAACTGGGCATATTTATCCATCAAAGATTTCTTCAAAGTGCCAAAGTTCTTCGTCATATCCCCGACTTTCTCATAATTGGCGGACATATCGCCCTGATAAACCTTTTCGGGGACGGACTCCGCATCGGAGCTACGGTACAGACCGCCATAGCAGGTGGCCTCTTTCCTCTCAACGGGGAGTTTGAGTATGACATCATGCTCGCCACCGAAGACCGAGGCGAACACCTTGTCGATAATCTTCTTGAGAACCTCTCTCTCGGAGCAGATGAAGCCGTCGATATACTTACTGCCGTTTCCGCTGAACACGATGGTCTTGGGAGCTGGGCAGTTGTAGTCTTTGAACATCGAGGCCATGTAGAACATAATAGATGTGAAGTGGTATACAAAGACTGGCTTGAAGTCCTCAGAGAGATGTTGTTTGATGTCGCAGAAGTCGGAGTTGCCCAACCAGAAGTTGATAATGTCCTTGGTCGAGTTGTCATCCACGTTCTTGAAGCAGGTGTTAAGCTCCTCCAGGTCATCGCGTCTGAATCTCAAACTGTCAGCATAGCGTTTGTAGATACCGTTCTGCTTCTCATTGACGAACTCCACAAAGCCGTTACCCCACAACACATCGCATCCAAAGTGGACAGAGTTGGCCATAACTGGTTTGTTGTCCTTGAAATAGACAAAGTCGGTGGAACCGCCTCCGATGTCGATAACACTGACCGCCTCGGAGTCTTTGATGTAATCCATCTTCTTGAAGTAGTAGTATGGAGCCTCCGACTCGGAATAGCAATCAATCTGGCTCGGCTGAATGCGAAGGATGCGGGCGGCCTCCTCTTCCCATGCCTTCTTGTAGGCACTACGGATAGTACCAGTAAAGCTCAACGGACGGAACCACACAATGCTTGTACGGTCTAAATCACCGTTACGCTGCAATATATCGCACTTGATGATGAGCAACAGTTCCTGGATGAAAAGGCGGATATACTCTCCGTTGTTCTGCCACTTGATGTCGGTTTTCACGTTCTGGTCGTCATCAGCCATCAACTTCTCATAGAAGAATGCGATGTTGTGGTTGTCAAACAACCTCGGCAAATCCCTCTGGCTCAATATGCCGCAAAGGGCTGTCCTAATCGGGAACTTGTAATCCTTGCCGTCGATGAACGCGGGCAAGAACTCCGTCTTGATACGCTTCTGTGCTTTCTCGAATATCGACCCTTCAATACGGCGAGCCAACGAAACCTGCATATCCTCTGGAGTCTCGTGCATGTAACTCACCATCGGGCGGAGCATGGAGAACAGTTCGGGCTTGTTGTTTCCACCTTCCAGACATCTCGATATAAACGTGTTCGAGGTGCCGAGGTCAATCGCGTACTTGAATGTTGTATTGGTGGCTTCGCTATGCTCCCATTGCGGCATCAGAATACCTCTGTCGCCAAGCACATCAACCTCAATCAGGTCGAAGGAGGTATTGTATATCTCGTAGAACTTCGTACCGCCTTCCATTTCTTCGCTCTTCTGGCGTGAGCGAACCACAGCGGGCAACACACCAAAGTCAGCCTCGTGAGCCTCCCTCTCGTGGATTTGAGCCAGTCCGTTGGCCGACTTCTTGAAGAACGAGATAAATATTTGGTCAATGTTGAAGTTCGGAGCATCGGGAGATTCGTCCGCACCGATAACCAACAGTTTGAAGTAGTTGTTCTCTTCGTCTTTATGCGACAGAATGTTGGGGAAGAGGCCAAGGTCGAAACTGATGAGAGCCTTCTGCATATCCACTATCCTTCCCATACCTGGCTTCAACTGTTCTTCGGCATATTCCTTCTTGTAGGTCTCGCCATTGTAGCGCAGCTCAACCGTAACGGAGTTTCTGTTGATATGCAGGTCAGCATCAATGTCCTTGCCATCAAACAAGTTCACAATCTCCGGCTTGAAGGGCATCAGATAATCGTAGTCTCTTTCCTTTATATCATTCTGGTATTCTATCGATGCAAATCTCTTTCTGTCTATTCTGTAAGGAACCTTGATAAGAGTCGGGTTGAAGTAGCTGTCAATGTCAATCTCATCGGAAGACTTTATCACCAAACCGTTCACAATCAAGTCATCGTTCTGGTCAGTCTTTATTCCAACCAAGTTCTGTTTGTAGTCGTTGCGGATTTCCTCGTCATTCTTGAAACTGCGAATGTACTCCTTAATGGTTTTGAAACGAGGGTCAATGTCATCCGAGCCGAAAAGACGGTACATGTAATTCTTGAAGTCTTTGTCTCGCTCTTCAAACATCTTGATTTCACGGAAATACTCTCCTCCCGATTTCCTGCGGATATGAAGATTGTCGTACTGCACTCCGGCGAATACGGTGTGTATAGAAGCATCTTGTTTCTTCAAGGACTTGTCCATGTCAGGGGGAGTAACAAAGCCCGTCAATGGCGAAGTGCAAGCCAGCAGTTTGTCATGTCCGTCCTCCGTATACACAAGGAAATACAGCTTTTCTTCCCTGATGTCCGTGCTGTAATACTCGTTGATGGAGTTGTAAAGCACCGGCATTTTTGCCTTTAAGTAGGCAAGATTCTCGGCGGCATTCCATTCACGAAGCTCCACCTTCTCTCCACTCTTCCATGAGTTGTTCACATGGTACTTGAGGTTGAAGAGCAACTCATACACATCAAGGATGTCGGAGACCATCTGACGGTATGCGAAACCAGCCTCTTTTTTGCTGCTGATATGCTCTTCCATTGCTCTACGGAAAGCCTCTTTCGCGACAAAGAAACGGGCGAAGGGGGTCGGCAGGGAGTTCAGCGCGCCGCTGTTATCCGTTTTCTGTTCAAGAACGGCATCAAGATGTTCCGGCGTTAAACCAGTATCTTCTGCAATCCAGTTAGACCCTTGTATTCCACGGTCTACAATATTCAAATCTATTCTTGACATACTCTATCGGTTTATCTTTTCAGTATAGTTGTTAATGGCCTCGTAAGCAAATTGCAGGAAGAACCTGAACTTGTTACTGTGTTCCTTTGAAACGTCCTTGTTACTGGCCTTAATCATTTGAAGCAGGTAATAGGAATCATCCTTTGCATCAAGGTCATATCCTTTAATCCAACCGCTCATCTGGCGGAGATTGTCATAATGCAACGGAGCGAAAGCTCGCTTGTTCTGCGAAAGTTCGCTATACCACTTGTAGTATATGTCCGTGAACTTTACCAGAGACTGGAATGTGGCATCCTTGTAGAAGTCACCGTTGAAGCCTCGATTGGTCGCCAACGGGAAGAAGCTCTCGTGAGGCAACGTCTCTATCATAGCTCTTAACAACATGTAGTCAGCAACACTCTTGACCACATCCTTATAGCCAGTTCCCATAGAAGCCAAATCCAGCGACTCCAAGTCGTCTTCAATTGCCCTGGTCAGGAACTGCTGTCTGTCGGGTTTCTCTCGTTTGAGGAAGTCGAAGAGGGCGGAAGCGGCCACCAACTCTATGAAGTTGGCTTTGTCATCCTGCTTCTTCTCATCGTTTTCATAAATCTGTTTCAGGCTCTTCTCTCCAACATAGTAGAGATAATCCGATTTCACCGTTCCGTGATAATAGGCAAGTGCCGACTTGGTCTTGGTGTAGAAGTTGGCAGAGTCGATGTCGCTGTTGGACAGCATCGGGTCTTTCAGTCCATAGTAGGGAAGGACTGTCACAGCGCCCATAGTGGCGTTCTTCACAGCGGGTTCGTTCTGCGCCAGACGGATTTTCTTCTCCAGCAGGGGGTATCCAGAAGCACCTGTGCCGCCGAAGATGGAACTGATGATGAACACTCTGTCTTCCTTCTCGCATTGCTGCTTGAACGACTTGAACCAGTCCGCACCCTCAATCATGTCACCCAGTACCACGGTGCCCACATTGGGGTTGCCCTTGAAACCGACTGACAAAGGATTGTTGAGGTTCTTTGTGGAGAACATCGTCTCCACAAGATAGTTGTTGATATTGCTGGCATCGAGGTTGGCCACGTCGATATAGGAACGGAACTTCTCCTGGCTTCCAGCGTTCTGCTGGGTGTCGTTGGAAATGCCGTTCAGCTCGTTGATAGTGCGAATCTCCGAATTGAAGAAACCTTTTAACGGATTGAGCGTGGATGTACCGTTGTTATTGGAACGCTTGTAGATTTCCTCGTATGTCTCAAGGAGCGAATGCAAGTTCTTCTTCTCCTCCAAATCCAAATGGGGGTCAAGAATCACGGGAACGACGGTGTAGCCATTGGTACTCATACCGCCAGCCATAAGCATGGTTATGCTTTTCATCACACGGATGCCCGTGCCTCCAACACAAAAAACAAAGACTTTCTTCATGTCAGCAACTAAAATTTAAGTAAACGATAAGCATTAGTCGGCAACCAATTACACCATACGACGGAGGTTAAGAGGTATACCAACGTGGCATATACAGCATTGCCCAAAGCAATCTTGACTTCGAGCATCAAAGCCCCGTCAAGTTTGGGAGCGGCCACTATGTATTCAAACACCAAGGTCGCAACAAAACTCGCGACAAACGTAATGAGCATAAAAATGAGCCAATTCTTGGGCTTGAAATGACGGCCTGGTTTCTCGTTGTATGGACCGTAGTAGCACCATGCGAACAAAATGCCCAGTACCACGAAGAGGGCTATGATGATAAGCCCGTCGCCCTCCAACTGATGCCAGAAGCCTCTGGCCCTGTTATAGAGAACCTCATTCTCGGAGAATCGTTTTGTAAAGTCGTTTGCAGATCCTGCAATCCACTTGTAAAAATCCAAATTCTTCATTTCGTTTAATTCTTCTTGGAGATTAAAATATAATTCGGTTTTATTTCATTGGTCAAGCCCCCGAACATTCCCTCACAAAAATCTTTGACAGAGAACGATTTTGTCGGGTCATTCGGATTGGTTGCATCATCAAAGAACTCGCCCATAAGCGTATACTCCTTATCGGGCAACTCCAGACTCCATTCCAGCACTTCCGAGTCCATAACCATGCCGTACACTTTCAGTATCACCGTGGCTTTGCTGTTCTTCTTGTCCATCTCGATGCCAGACACCTTTACGAAGGAGCCGTAGGTGCTTTTCACTTTGAACGCAGCCTCGAAGTGTTCCTCATCGGTCATTATCCAGCGGTAGTTTTCAAGATTGACATTGAGTTTAATCGTGCAGGTGTCGCCCTCCTCCTCATCCTCATATCCAATGAAAGTAGGTTCCTTGTCTTCCATCTGATAGCATTTCTGCGGAACACCAAAAGAGTATGCTGGTCTGCCGTAGTCAAAGCCTGCCTCGATATTATCAACGAAACGGTCTGCATTGAAAAGAACAGCGGAAATAAGATTGCGCACTCTGGCCACCTCCGGTCCATTGCCCATTATCAAGAAGTAATAGGGAGCTCTGCTGGTGACAATTTTTCCTGCTTTGTCTTGGAAATCAGATGTCGCACAAACCAGACTTGCAGCCTTCCCAAAGTTATAGAACATCTTGGCAATATCACTGCGGTACTGTGTAACCAGAACTTTGGCGGATTTCATATCGACAGGATCATAGCGCATATCCGACACAAAGACCGCAACCTCTCCGTTGTCGGCATCAAGATTCTCCGTGATGTTGCGAAGCATCTCGGAAACGACCGTCGAGTTGGTGGACACGAATGCGCCGCCGTTCATAGCCTGACGGAAGTCACTCTGCTCCATACGGCGGGGTCTATCTCCTTTGAGGTCTTCCATCACATAGATTTCGGACACGGCGGAGCATCTGTTCATAACACTCCATACATCCTCTTTGAAACCAGTCGGTTTATTGGAACGGAAGAAACCGTTCATACTGCCGGACACCTCAAAATAGAATTTCACTTTCGTGGGTTCCGCTGGAGCGAAGACAACAGAGTCCTGCTGATTATAGATGGCATACCCATCTTCATCAAAATGAGAGTCATTCTCCGTATTTATAGAGCCACAACCAGTCAGGGTTCCGATGGCTAACGCCAGACCCATAAATGCTGCGCCCAAATGTAAATTTACTTTTCTCATCTTACTCTTTTATATAAATATACATTACTATATATTGTGTACAACAAACTGTTTCTTAATTTATTACAAATTGCCCTACTGACAATATCAATAGGGCAAATATACGAATAATATTCGGATTATTTTTGAATCTTTTTGCTATTCTGAGTAAAAATATTATAAAACACTAATATTCAACCACTTCCTCCATTGCTTCATCATAAGCCGACAAAGCCTCTTCCATTACCTTCTCATTCGCATCCAGATACTGGTCTATCCGCTCGTCTGTAAGCTCTTCATTCATGGCACTTCCCATCTCGTGCATACTCTTCAACAGCGTTCCAGTCATCTTGCTGGCGGCACCTCCTGTGGAGATGTCCAATATGCGCATATACTGTTCTTTAGTGAGGCTCTCCTCATCTATCTCATAAAGAATAGATGTGGCATCATCATACCGGCCTTCGTTAATGGCCTCCTCATACCTGTCAATTATTCTGTCATTGTTTTTGCAGGACACTGAAACCAATGACAACAACAACACGCTGAAAACAAAGATAATCTTTTTCATATTTCATTATTTTTTAATTGTTTACGAAACACGTACACACAGTATGCAAACCATACAGCACCAACTGCATCGACCACAATCCATATCTCCCTGGTCATAAGGATGGGGAGTATCGGATTGAACAGTATTGCGAATAATCCCAATACAAGATTTCGCCATGCGAAGCCTTCTTCCTTGTTTCCGATGATAGCCAAAACAGAGCCAATGAAGACCACAATACGCACAAAACGATAATAGCCATATTCCCACGGAAAGCAGCCGAGCAGCAGCGCAACCGCAAGTATGGCCGAAATAAGCCATAAATTCTTCTTTAGACTTTCCATAAATCTATGTATTTTATTGTGTTATACTCAATTCAATTTTGGGGTCGTTTTAGAAATACTCTATGGTTCTAACCACGGAATATATAAGCTCATCGTTTCGATAAACGTCCTTATGCACCCAGTTCCCTTCGTCATCATTGCGGTAGCCATACGACATTGTATCAAGAGTTTCACTCGTCCAGTCCTCTTTCCCAAGTTTCTTTTCGGAGACAGTTCTCCTACAAACCACAACATCGCCACTGTTATTCAATGATTCCACCGTATGACGGATGCGAATTATATTGCCGCTTTCCAATCTTCCCGACAAGACAGAGCGAACCCCGTCCTGTGTGCTTTCAAAAAAAGTGTTTCCTTCACTGATGATTGTCCGAAGTTTGACATTGCCCCAATCGTTGTATTCCGTGCGCCTGACGTGGGTCACTCTCCCTTCTGCATCCATCCACATAAGCATGGTCGGGTTGTTGTCAGCGTCATATTCGATTTTGGACTTGCTCATCAGCGACTCGCTATTTCCAGAGCCAAAGAGGTCGGGTGTGCCTTTGGTAATATTGTAATGCTCCTCACTAAGCAATATGTTGTTATAATTGCCGCCATACAGATAACGGTATCTCACATGTTCCCCAATTCGTTCCACAACAACCCCATTCTCATTATAAAGCAATTCGGTCATGTAAGTTCGTCCGCTCGCATACTTCGTGCATTCCCTTGCCCTCACAAGTTTGCCATCCGGTGAATACTCATTATCGAAAGTATTCTCATCCACGACCGTCTCGGTCTCCATTTTTCCAGTGTCGGGATTGCGTTTCGACTTCTCATACTCATGCTTTTGCCATGATAATTTACCGTGTTCATCAAATTCGGAAATATAGCTCTCACTAACGATTGGAACATCTGCTTTTGTCGCGGTGTCATACTTGAATTTATATGCAAAAGCCTTCTCTATTTCTCCATTTCTCCTATACCACACATCACAACTCTTTTCTGCACCGAATATCGATGGAACAAGACTATATTCCTGATGGAACACTTTCTTTAAGCGCTCGTCGTTCTTATGCCATACCCTTATGGAAACGAACTTGGGTATGGAGAACGTGGGCTTCCCTGTGTATTCAAATTCCATTGTCGTGTATTTTATTCTTTATAGCCAAATTTTGCACGTTCCTCCATCATCTGCCGCATTTCCTTTTCTTTCTCATATTCCCAAGACTCCTCGTCTGTCATCCACCGCACATTGAACTCCGCATCCACCATGATGTATATCGGCGGATACCTTGGCTCCACAAGCCTCCCATCAATAAACGAGTCGTACAATCTATAGCCTCGCCAATCACCCACATAACTGACATGAAGTGTACCTTTTTCGAGCGGATGGCCATCTTCCTCCTCCATACGTATTATAAACTGCCGTGCTGCAATTACATATCTATCCATATCTTTTTTCTGTTTAATCCCACAATAATTTCATCTCGGTACTCTTCTCCACGTCCTCAATAACCTTCTTGCACTTGGGACATCTCACGGGAGCATCATCGGTGAACACCCCTCCGCATTTGCAGTCGAGGTCGCCATCCGTCACCATGTCGAAGTGATTCCATTCTTTTTTTTTGCCACACTTGTCACAATGCAGGATCTCCACGCCACGGAAGCCGGAGCCGGTGTTCCATTCAAACTGCTTGCCGCAGTTGGGACATTTCACTTTGAGCGTAGTTCCCATACTGTCAGCTCAGACTGTTGATAATGTTTCTCTCATTGATATGGACATTGCCGTCCACCTTGGCCAAGTTCATAAAATATTCTTTAGCGATATTCCTCTTCTCGTCATCCATCATTCCAAACTCGTTCTTCAGGACTGCGAAATCGAGCATATCCATGTGGTCAAATTCGGCAGAGGAAAGTCCAAAATCTTTCATCAAGGATTTGATGTATTCAATCTCCCTGGGATGAATGACGGAATCAGCCTCCATTATCATAGTGAGGAGATGTAGTATCGTCCTCTTTTCCTGTTCACTAAACTTACTCATGCTTCTATATTGTTTGTAAAGAAATCGTGATATTTGCTATTACCGAGGTTAAGTATGAAAAGGTTCCGCTTCGCTCGTGTGATAGCGGTATAAATCAGAGCCGGAGAGTTCTCGTTCTCAATGACATTGTACACATCGTCCTCAATGGTTCCTTCGGGCTGGAGAATCAATATAACCGCAGGAGACTCCCATCCCTTAAAACTGTGTATCGTGGCCATTTTTATACCGGCATAGTCTATCGTGAAATGAACTTTTTTCACTCTGCGGATGCTGTCGATGTCTGCTTTCGGCCACTTGCTGACAGCCTTTATTCTATCATACTCTTCCTTGGTCTCAAATGTCGTAATTGGCTGTTCTCCTCCATTCTTAATGTATGCTTCCTCAACACCACGAAGGACGCTGCATGTCTGGGAGAGTACCGTGACATCACGACGGTCAAGTTTGAACTCGTTGATTATCCAAAAGACGTTGGAACAGAGCGTTTCTGCTGTAACATCCCTCCCCACATTCCAGTATTTAATGTAGAACTGCTCGAAAGGCATCATGCTCTGCTGTGCCAACGGCTCGGAGTAGTCGAAGAACGTCTCCTGGAAGAGAGTTGAAAGACGAGTAATTTCGGGATTTTCAATACGGAATGTCGTATTGGAGTTCTCGTTTATCTGCGTCCATCTGCCCATTACTGGAACCCGTGGAGTATGGTCGGTGTCTTGCTGACGGCTGTAAATATTCTGCCTGCCATCTCCGAAAACAACGAACTCGCCCCCCTCTTTAAGGAAGTAGTTCTTAATCACAAGATACCATGCGTACCTATAATCTTGTGCCTCATCAAAAAGGATGGTGTCATACCTCATAGTATATTTCTTATACCGTTCAAAGAAGTTTTCGTCATCCCAATCGTCAATGTGAGGCTTCAAATTGTGGTTGTTCGCCTGCGACTTGAAGAACTGGTGATAGTTGGTTATATCAAACTGACCCCAGTTGAAATCGGCGGCGACCTGACTCATTCTGTATTTGATGTAGTTCACCAGAGTGAGGTTGAATGTCAGCACAAGAACTCGGCCTCCAGTTCTGACCTGGGCATTCACTGCCCTCCACGCAAGGACTTGCGTCTTTCCCGATCCTGCAACACCCTTAATCTTCTGCTCCACACTCTTGCTCTGCGCCAGTTCACGCTGTCTCTTTGTAGGTGTAATATTCTCATTTCCTTCCTTGTAACTATGCCAACCCTTACTGGTTATAAGTTCCAGAACATTCCTACACAAATCGTCGGTAAAATATCTGTTATCCCAAGAAAGGTTTAATTTTTCAAGGAGGTTGTCAGCCAGTATATCGTCCCTATAAATTCGGGCAACATACTTGTATTTATCCTTGCTTACACCAATATTCTCTCCATCCTTCTCCGTCGGGAAGAAAATAGCCTGCTTGATGGCCGACCAATAAGACGTATTCAACAAGGCTTTTCCAAAGACATCCCGCAGATGCACATTGTACAAGTTGCGTTGGTAAACCTCTGTTCTCTCAAATTGAGCCTCCGCATTATTCTTATCGTTGCAGATATTGAAGATTAGCATACCCTTTCCTGGTCTCACCACGACAATATCAGGAACGTCTGTTGATATGTGAGGCTGGATGAAGATGCTGTCGGAGTCGCTCAATTTGGCTCGGATGGCGTTATATGCGTTGATGATATTGTCATTGACAATTCCTCTTAACGATTCCGCCACATAACTATAATCATCAATAAATGTGGCCTCATTTGCCTTCTCGACGTAGTTCTCGTTGATGTTACTGGAGGACAACGAGAAGCACATCGTTTCGCATCCGAAGGGATGGTGTGTTTCCGTGTAAGCATACGGGTATTGAGAAATCCTCGAAAAGACATTCTTTTCGGGGAAGAACCCAGCAAAGTCTGAAATGCGGCTTTCTCCTCTCATAGCCGGACCCACACACACAATCTGTTGTTGCCTCGTGAATGAAGCCACTTTCTTTGCCAGCCACCTCAAACTCAATGTCCGAATGTCGAGGATGTTTGAAAAGAGATGGATGGCCATCGGTGCCGACGACGCAACCTCCGACAAGTCTTTGGACACCTCTGAACTTGGTATGCACTTGTTGATGGCAATAACCTCCACTCTCTGGTCTACGGCACGCTTTACAAATGCCTCCGCACGCCGCAAGGCAGGCTCGGACGGCTCGATGAGCGTTATGCGTTTCAATCCGTATACCTTCCCATGCTCTTTGAGCATATCATACAACGTAAGCGATGCTATACCCTGACCGCAGCCCCAATCCACTATCTCATAGTTTGTTAGACCATCAAACGGGAAGTTCTGCAACGCCGCCCTGCACTTGATGAAGTGCATCTCTCCGTATGCCGCAATGTAGGCATTCAGCTGTTCTTCCGTCTGCAAGATGGCTCTGCCGTGATTTGTGGCATCCCACGGTCGAGCCTTCATGCTGTCAGGAAGTTGCGTGGTGCAGTACCTTATCAGTTCTTGAGTGTCCATGTCAATCTGTTTTGATTATTGTTCAGGATCTCATTATTGCTCTCCAGTTATCGTTTCGCCCAACTCATTCGTCTTGTGTCTTTCCCAGTTCTTCAATGCCGCACTCTTACTCGCATTCGCATAGCAATACTCACACAGATGCGGACAGGTGTTGTACTCTCCAATGTCCTTGCTCACCGTGCATCCACAGAACTGGCGTTGACCTTTGTCCGTATTGTCTCCTCTTGTCGCATACTTACCGTTGGGGAGTATTATTGCATCCGCTGGTATCTGTTTTATCTCACCGAACAAATCGGAAGAAGGCATATCATGGATTGTCACTTTCAAGAAGTCCATAAGCCTCTTGTCCTTATATGCCAGCCGGATAATCAGCGCATCATCCACACAGCGGTTATGTTTCACACCGAACTGTTCCAAGTCAACCTTCTCGCCGCACGTCGCCAAAGTATAGTTCCACCGTTTATTGAGTTCCGAGAGGCGTTTCGTGAAGTCCAACATCTGCTCCTCTGTCCAGTCCTTGTATTGTATGGCATTCTTCTCAAGATTGGATTTCACTTTTCTGTAAGACATGATGTCAGCGAAACTGAACACCATCTTTTCCGTATAGCCTTTCAACAGCTCTCCGATATTCTCAATCTTGGCCAGCAGGTCGTCTTCTCTGATGTTTTCTGCAAGAAATAACGGGTCAAAACGCCAGATGACGTGACCCTTCCCCAAAGCATCGACAAGACGTTTGAAGGTATCAATGCGCTCTTCCACTCTGGGTACTCCTTTTTCCAAGCCCTCTGCCACATAATCGTTTAGAGTGTATTGAATATAGCATCCTATTCCCCTCTCTTTTAGGTAATCAAGATGCGTCAGAAGTGGTCGAGGATTTTTCGACCAGAAGACAATAAACCTGGTATTCTTGTATGACACATAACTCCGCACACCGTTGAACGGATTAGTCCATGCGGAATAACCTTTCTCCAGTCTTGCAAAGAACCAATCTGCATAGAATGCAGGAATATCGGTGCTTCTGCTTGCCGAGATAATCTCTGGCACCTGCATCGGCACTATTTCTCCGTTTTCTCTCGCGAGTTCTTCTTTCTTCCAAGTTGCCATAATCCTATAATCGTATTATCACAAATTTATAAACCAAGTCTTTTACTCTTTCCTTTTCCTAAACAATAAAAGCATTGTTGTTTATTTCCATACATATCGTATTCATACCCCGTGCCCTTACAATGACTGCAAGATTCATATACTTCATAACCTTTTCCAAAACAAACAGGGCATTGTTTCCATTGTTCATGTCCGTGAGCATCAGTTCTGGAACAATAGGCGCATTTGAAGTTTCCCCCATACGCCTCAAATCTATAATATGTCTTTTCTTGACCCGACCCTCCGCATCGAGAACATGTTACCCGTGTTGCAGTTGATGAGGCAGAGTTGGTTATACTTTGTTGTGGCTGATCATAAATGGAAGGATTCTTCAAATTGCTTTGTGTTGTAGACAAAGAAGGTGACGAACTTATCGGTGATGAACTTATCGTAGTATTATGGATATTTTGAGTTGAACTTACTGTATTGCTATAGGATGAACTGGGAACTGTTTGTGGAGTGCTTTGAGAGGTATGTGTTCTGTATCCTGAATTGGAAGTAATAGACAAACTATTACCTTTCTTGTATTCTGTTGGCAATTGATTTGTATTTCTGTAATCGTTAGTGCTACTATTGAAGTTGGGAGATGTGGTATTTTCATACTGCACATTGTACCCATTGGAAGTACCTATTCCTCCAGAGCCACCTCCTACTTTGTGGGAGCCGAGTTTTGGTAACTTGATGTCACCATTGACGCACCCTCTTATCCCAGATACAATTATTGCAAGTGCAATAAAGCCATAAAACAAACAACCAATGAAGTTAAAGTCATTATCCTTATATGACATATAGTTCTCCTCCTTTCTCCAAAATATCGGCATAGAGGCCGTCCAAGATAAGCCTCGACTCGTACCTGTGGCGTATGTATCGAATGGTCTGCATTGAATTAAAAATCAGACAAGTCTACGAATTTGCTGTATTTCTTATACTCAATATTCCTTGTTTTCTCTTCGATTATCTCTTTCAACGGTTTGGTTGTATCTATATCGCCATCGTACCACACCATAGTCAAAAGATGCTCAATGTCGGAATGAAAGTGTGCCACATATTTGCCTCTTCCCAGCACGATGAAAGGCCAGTTGTCGGAATCTTTTGGCAAGAACAGATTGTTCGGTCTCAATACTTCGTTGACATACTCTTTAACTTGCCATGCTTCATCAAAACGCTCTATCTCATTGAGTTTCTCTGCACTTATCACCTCGCCTTTATGCACAAAAATCACCCCTTCTTCCTTCTCCAGCATTTCGTGAAGGTCTTTAAGCAAGTGCCATGAGGCGTACATAGGATGCCCTTCTAAAAAGCCGGAGTAGGTATCCATATAGTGAAAAGTCTCCAGCGTTGCCTCGGTATCTTTGAACTGAATGGTATTCATGGCTTTGTTATTTATTCATCTTCGTCGGCATCTCCATTAACTCCTTGTGGAACAAGTTCAATCTCCAAGAATGAAGGTGAGATATTTAACTCCTTGAAGATGTAAAGAAGAGTAGAGCGCTTGGATTTTGTATTGCTGGACGACCATACATGACAATTTTCTGCAATGGCACTTGTAAAACTCTCTTCCTTACTGTACAGATAACTGTTCTTGGTGGCAAGATAAAGCATTTCCGTTGGTTTCTCACCGTACAGGGTCTTGCAAACCTCCACAAGCATATCCTTCCACGTTGTCACTTGATGGCGTTCTCCTTTATAAATATATGCGGAAATCATTCTGCCGGTGAACTCCACATCGTCATCATCCAAAGATACCACGTCAACCTCTTTCTCCAAAGGTTTATAGTCAGTGGTAATCATCGGCCAAAGTTGTTTGAAACTCTTCAACAACAATTGCCCACGTTCCTGGAGTTCTATTTCCGTCCACTGCTTATGAGTCTTCATATAGTTGCTCAATCTAAAAGCGGAGTCCTTGTAACCCGTCACTACAACTTCCTTTTCTTCCTTTGAACCCTTCACTTTCTTCTTGAACGTATATCCATTCCACTTCTCGATATACGGGCGATTGCTGTATTCGGAGTTATAACCCGTGAGCGTCAAGTTGGCAAAGGTATGTAGATACTTCTCTTTAATTTCTTCCGCTTGGGGGCCAAGGTCTTTCTTCCATTGGGCATTAAGGTTTTGAGGCATTACATGCTCGATAGAGATTTGGCCATCCTCCATCTTTTGGATAATCTGGTCATCTCTTTCCTTGCTGTTTTGATTCTCCATACGTTCAAGGAGAAATGCCCTGTAACTTGGCGGCATCTTGTACACTTGCCTCTGGGGGAAGCTCTCGTCGACATAAACATCAGAAGGGAACTCGCCAGTACCTTGCTTCTTCAACAGAATGTATTTCATCACCTCCACATAGGATACCGGCACTTCCATATTCCTCTTTTGGTGATTTCTGTAGATACGCATAATATCACTATGCAGCAGTGCAAATGTCTTTTGCATCACATTCGCAGGCCATCCGCAGATGATACGACGCGCCCAGTAGTTCTCCACCACATCAAACACATCGTATAAAACATCTTCGCTCAATGCGTTCTCATTTGCATAGTCGAGGAACTGCATATAGAAAGGCATACACACGTTTGACCCAATACTTGCCAATTGGCGCAATTTGCCATCAATGCGAGCCATTCCAGTCTCACCCTTACCAGCTTGCCTATAATAGCGAGAGTATTTCAACATGTCTTCAAGGAGTTCCTCACGAGGCATCATTTCATCTTCATCAAACCTCTTAAAGTCAAAATACAATTCCTCCTGACTGCTGATAACATTGTTTTTGATTGTAAGATAGTCTCGGATAAACATTGTGGGTTCGTTATCCGTATTCTTCTCAATCTTACTCCAGTATTTGTAGTAGTAATCCTCCTGCTTCTCCTTTGACTCCGACATCAGCAAGTAGTTGCGAACTTTGTCGGCCTCTTCAAGGTCTTTTCCGCATGAGTTAAGGCTCTCGAAGATGAGTTGTGGATTATCTCTGGAATCAAGGCAAATATCGATTATAATAAGTCTCTCGATAGCCTCAATCAAATCTTCAAAAGAGAGTTTGTTCCCACTTGATGTTATGATATTGTAGAAGAAAAGATAGTTGCTTGTTACGCCAGACTGGTCTGCTGGAACGAACTGTTCCTCGTCATTGGTAAACAGAGCATCATAAGCCACCCTATCATCATCAATGGGTTTGAGTTTTATCTTTCTCTCAACATGTTTCCGATATTGCGACATCAGAAACTTGTCCCTGGTATCTTCCACATACTTTTCGTTGTCGCATTTCATCTCGCCATTGTGGACTGCATTGATGGCTGCAAGGATGAGGAGAGAAATGGTTGTGATACGCTGCTGGCCATCGATGATGAGCAAGTCGTTCTCCGTCTCGCTGGCCTTCATATAGACAATGCTTCCGAAGAAGTGACTTGGAATATTCTGTGTGTGTATCTTTTCCAAATCTGCATAAAGACGCTGACAATGCTTCTTTTTCCATGAGTATTTTCGCTGATACAGCGGGATAAGGAGCAATGCCTTGTCGTCCTTGAAATATATATCTAATCGGGTTGCATCTTTCATGGTGTGTCAAATTAAATGATTAGCGTATCAATATCTATCTTTGTTTGCGATGCAGTTCAACAATCTCTCCAAGCTGGTATGCAATTATCCAGTTGCAGAGGTCGCCATTGGCATCGAGCTTCAGCGTGTCACCATCCAATGTCAAGCGAACGGGCTTCCCATCCTCAAGTGTATCCGGCATAAATCTATATCCCGTCACTTCCACCAAAGCGGAGTCACGCTCTTTGGCATATCCGACTGCAAGGTTCAGATATTTATACTCCTTGGGAATGTACGGATATACACCATTGTTCCAGATGAGAGGGTCGCCTGCGTTGGGGTCATCAGCCGAGAGTTTGGCCTCATCGAAAAATGGATTTCCGTCTGCATCGCATTGCAGATACTTCTTATATGTTGTGTCTGTAATGTTTCTGTACTCCTCTGTTTTGGTTCCTTCGACTATCTGGTCGAAATAGACCTGCTTGATGGGCAAGTACAGTGTATTTTCCTTGGTGGGTTCGACTCGGTCAACAGAAATACGCTCTGGTTTCTTTGCAGTCATAGGTTGATTTGATGCAGTTTCTGCCGAAGAGTACGGTATTACCTTGGACTTCTTTGCTGGAGAAACCTGATTACGCAAACTGTGATACAAGGCTTTGCCCATTTCTTCCATCAGACGGTCATAGAGTTGCTTGTCTTGGAACAGTCTCTTAAAGGAATCCATCTGTTCCATATAGCATTGCTGCGCCACATCCTCAAACTCTTTCGGGAAGATGTCGTTGGTAAACATATTCACATCGGAATTTTTGACGAGCTTGGTAAGGGTCTTTTTCTTTGTCTGCATTCTGTCGTAGATACTCTCTACAATCACCCTGTCTGCCTCCGAGAACTCTCCCTGGTACATTAGATTAACCTTCTCGATGATGTTGCTCAACAAATCTTTGGGTTCTTCTTTCTTCTTCCCTTCCTTCCCCTTCTCTCCCTTAAACGTCTTTTCCTTGTCGTTAGGATTGAGGTCAATAGATACAGAAGGCTGAACATCGAAACGGTGATGCTCCAGCATCAACTTGCCCGACAAATCAATCTTCTCTCGTGGATTTTTAGGAAGTGCCTTGAAAAGATAGTCGCAGAAAATATACGTTTTGTAAAGGTCTTTGTCAAATGTGCGCGAAATCTGTGCCATGTATGCGTAAAAACGGACAAAGGAGCGCACCAAGAAACGCACCTTGAATTGGTCATCCTCTATCAGTCCGGCGTATGCCTCCATAGCAGGTTTCAGACAACTTGCCAACTTGCCAAGAGTTTTGTTGTCTTGTTTCGACTTGTATATCTCATACAACTTATCCTCATCTTCCTGGCTCCATAAATGGAACTTTCTCAATTCGTTCTCATACTTGTACACCACATTGATGTCTACGGGTTCTGCAAGGAGCGTATCTTCATAGAACGGCTTGAAGGAGGCCTGTATGCTGTCTGTAGTGTTGCAGAAATCCAGCACATAGGTATCGTTCTTCCCTTTGCAGCAACGGTTTAGACGAGAAAGCGTCTGAACTGCCTTAACTCCGTTCAGGTGTTTCAACACGAACATCGTATGGAGCAGAGGTTCATCAAATCCAGTCTGATATTTCTCGGCCACCACAAGGATATTGAATAAATCGCTGGCGAAGTATAACGGCAGTTGAGACTCGCTAATTCTCTTCCCGTCATACATATTCATCTTGGATTCCTGATATGTTTTCCCACCGAACTCAACCTCCCCAGAGAATGCCACCAACGGATTTACATCTGTATAGTGTTTCTTCTTGCAGTAATCCAGTATGGCGAAATAGTACCTCACCGCATGGGCGCGGCTCGGAGAAACCACCATAGCCTTTGCCTTGCCTCCGATTTTTTTCAACGTAATCTCGCGAAACTTCTCAACAATCAATTCCGCTGTGTTTTCTATCACATACTGATGGTTGTCGTGATAAGCACGGATTGCACGAGCCGCAGGCGGTTCTTCCAGCTCAGGATCTTCTTTGATGTTTTTGAGAATTTCATAAGAGGTATCCACGGGTGTAAAGAACTCTAACACATTCAAGATAAAGCCCTCATCAATAGCCTGTCGCATCGAATAATGGTGATAGGCACTGTACATGGGCTTTCCTTCCTTGTCCACGCCGCATTGTATTCCGAATGTCTGTAGGGTTTTGGGCTTTGGCGTAGCGGTAAAAGCATAGAAATATTGGTTTTTGTGCCTACCTTGTGTCAGCAGAGTCTCCAGCATCACATCCATCTCATCTTTCAGCTCGGCTTCACTCCTCTCCTCAATCTCCGCCATCTCCTTCAATGCCTCGTCGGTGTCGGCAAGGGCGGCTTTCAGTTTTTCGGCACTCTTTCCGCTTTGAGAACTGTGCGCCTCATCAACAATGATAGCAAAGCGCTTCCCTGCATGGTTGTCAAGTTCCTTGTAGACGAGCGGAAAACGATGCAGGGTGGTGATGATGATTTTTTTCTTGTTGTTGATAGCCTCCAACAACTTATCCGATGTATCCTTGTTTTCTATAGTGACAACCTGTCCTGTTGTATGTTCAAACCCCAAGATGGTGTCCTGCAATTGTTTGTTGAGGATGCGTCGGTCTGTCACCACAAAAACACTCTGGAACATCTCGTTGTCATCTTCATCGTGCAGATTTGCCAGACGATAGGTCAACCATGCGATAGAGTTACTCTTACCGCTACCGGCAGAGTGCTGTATCAAGAAATTCGTTCCCTCTTTCGACTTGCGGGTGTCCTCGACCAATCTCTCCACCACATTGAGCTGATGGTATCGCGGAAAAATGATTTTGACGCTTGTCGAACTCACCTGCTTGCCGTTTTTGATGGAGATTGTTGTTTTCTCCTCACGGCTGATGTAGCGTTGCAGGATAGCCAGCAGCATATCGCGGCGCAACACCTTCTCCCACAGATACGATGTGGGATAACCGTCTGGATTGGCGGGATTTCCTCCATCTCCGACTTCTCCAGCCCCATTACTACCTTGGTTGAATGGGAGGAAATATGTGCTATCGCCTTTCAATTCGGTGGACATATACACGTTGTCGAGGTCGGCGGCAAAATAGCAGAGGATGCGGTTGTTGAACCAGAAGATGAACTCCTTGGGGTCACGGTCTTCGCGCCATTGCTTAATGCCATTTTCCACAGTCTGACCCTTGAACTGATTCTTCAATTCCAACGCCACAACGGGGATGCCGTTGAGAGACAACACCATATCAATTGTATTGTGGTTGTTATCGGTATATGAGAACTGGCGGGTGCAGGTCAGAATATTCTGATTGTATTTCTCCACCAGGTCTTCATTCAGCGATGATGCCGGAGCAAAATATGCGAACTTCAACTCAATTCCGTTATCCTTCACTTTATTACGCAGCACATGGATGAGTCCCATCTGTGCAACATTCTGTTGGAAGATATTATACAGTTGATTCTCGGCATTTGCGCCATGTACATTCTTGAAACGCTGCCACTTCTTGGGCTGCGTCTTCTCCAAGAAAGAGATAAGCACGGGCATATGAATTGCCCGTTTTTTGTCATAGGTATCAAGATTTCCTTTGACATAGCCGCCTTCGTTAAGAAGGTAACTCTCAATGTCACTCTCAAATCTTTTTTCAGAATCTTCCATATTATGAATTGATTTCTATTCTTCTACTGTTTTTTCTTCTCCTCGTACTTCTTCACATTGTAAACCATATACTGTACAATACTTCTGTCGAAGCATTCGCTGATTTCTTGATGAGTCATTCCTATCTGTTCAAGAATACAGCAAGTCAAAAGGACTTTGCACTTCTGTGTAAGTATTATCAGTTCATTTATTTCCGTCACAACCGATGGACTATCATCAATATACAGATGCGAATACACATCCCTCGTGTCCTTCAACACATCCGCATTGATATTGCATTCCTTTATCGCATCAATATCGTCGAAACGCTTAATTAACTCTTCCCACTTTCTGTTGCCAACGCCCTCTGTTCCTTTAAGGAACCGCTGATAATACCCTTCCAATGCCTGGGCCACAATCACAAAGTCTGGTGCATCAAATTCATTGACGTTCAGCGAAGTCAACAGATACTTTGTCAGCGTGGATATTTTATCATATACAGAATGATAATTGGCATAGAAAGTAGGTATTCTATCCACCAATTTCCTTAATGGTATCAGTGGCATATCAAATGGTTTGACCGACGGTGAGGCCACAAAAACCAGTTTATACGATTCGTCATCCCCGTTCCTTTTGTAGTAGATTTTTGATGGCTGTTGCTTGCTGAACATGGCCAACGACAAGAACTGGGCAAACTCACGGATTTGATTATTGAAAGTTCGTATAGACAACGGCTTATCCGAGACAATGAGGTATTGAGTCTCTTTTTGAGCGGAAAACACATCTGTTGACTGCCGGCACCAAGTCCTATCAGCAATTTTGTATGTCAAGCCATCTCCCAAATCTCCCTGAACATACACATGGTCTTTCCCATATTCGATGGTAAAGACCTTGTTTTCCTCATCCTGCGGAACCCACATCATGGATGCTTCCGTCCATTTTTGAAAGTAAGGAAACTCCGCATGGCACTCATCAAAGAATGGTTCATCGAGGGATTGGATGTGTGCGCCTTCAATGACATATCTTACATTGAATGATACGGATGAGCCGACAACCCATTGCTGCAAAGTGAGGCCAAACAGAGTGATGGGAGTATCCCACTTAATTTGCCCCCAATAAACCGCAACACTCTCGAAACGGCTATTACCATTGAGATCTCCTTGCAATGTCAGAACACAATGGTTATTATCATCAATAGTCAGAGTACCCTCATGTCGACTGGCCTCATTCCCAGTCGGCAACCACCACGTGCCTTTGTATGTCCTTGGTTTAGCCATCTACTTCCTTTTTCCCAGTCACATACTCGTATATGATGCTCTTCTTGTATTCTTTCAACTCCTCAATCTTCTGCTGCTTAATAGCGATGAGGCTATCTATCTCCGCACATTTTTCATCAAGATAATTGGCGATTTGATGTTGTTCAGAAAGAGGCAACGATAACGCATAAACAACACCCAACTCGTCTTTATTTATTTTAGGCATTTTAACCCTATCTTGTACAACTAAAGCAACTTGAGAAACAAACATCTCTGATAGCATGTAATACTTCTGATAATTGATGTCGTTCCGTGTCTCTATAGGATACATGTCAGCACTACAAAGTCCATCAAAAGGAGCTATTATTAGTTTGTTCAGTACAGGTCGTATTTTGGAATATACTATTTGCCCTTTATAAAAGAGATGATTGTCACTTATAACATTGGATTCTTTTACAGACTTATAAAGCAATAATCTTCCGCTACCTTTTTCAATATTGTCAGGAGCAATTTGTGGATAGTCCAAATAGTCATCGGGATGGACTAAATTCGCTTTAACTGACGCAACATCCTTAAATCGGCACACGTTCCAATGTTTCGGTATTTTTTCAATCCATTTAATGCCAGAGGATTTAAGTGGAACATTGGGATTGAGGCCACGGCTAATGGTTTCTGATATAAGCGACTGTTTATAGGCTTTCAGTTCCTCTACGAACTCTTCCTGCAAGGCTATTGCCTCGTCAATCTCAACACACTTCCTATCCAAGAACTCCGCAATACGTTGCTGCTCCTCTTTGAGTGGTAACACAACATAATACTTACGTAACTCCCCATAACTTAAAGTCTGCCGCAACCCACGTCCCATACTATGAAAAGCCTTACAATTATCGTATGCCTTAAACAGATAAGTCAGAAATTCATTGCTTATGTTGATTGTGGGACGAACAGCAATATATGTTGAAGTTATAACGCCATTTTCCTTGACCAATCCGACACGTTGACTTATAAGGTCGAATGACAGATTTAGTCCATTTATGATAATATCACCTACCTTGACGATATTATAAGCCTCTAAAGTTTCTGGGTTATATTTGCTATCGCCATTACGCTTTGAAATAATTGTTCCCATTTTGAATTGGAGAGCATTGTCTTCTTTGCCATCCGTATTCTTACAATCCACCTCTTTGATACAGGAAGCAATAAGGCTAACATTCCATTCTTTTGGTATCTCACCAATCCACGGTATTCCGCTATCTTTCATTGCCCTGCTCATACGCCTATCTCCCCATTATTTTGGTCATCAACTCCTGCTCACGCTGGTCAAGCTCTTGAAGGTGGACGAATATGTCTTCGCTCTTGCGTGGGGCAACGTACTTGTAGAACTCCCGTGTGAAGGGTATTTCGTAACCTATCTTGGTCTTCTTGGGGTCTATCTTGGCTTTGGGCAGGTAGGGATAGACATTCCGCTGCATATAGTCTTCAATGTCTTCTTTCCAAGGGATGGTTTCGGTGTCCTTGTCCTTGCCGTCAACCACCGTCACCTTGCGGAACTTGAAATCATCGTTGTCCTTTATCTTGACTTCGACCTGCAAGTCACCATCTGCATACACTCCGTCCTTGAAGGCCAGATATGCTTTCCGCACAAGTGCAATGCAATCGTCTGTGAACTCGTTGCGCTTGTTTCCAATGGGTTTGCGGCGTTTCTGGCTGCAATGGCTGGCATCGATTAGCTGCACTTTGCCGACACGCTGGGCAGACTTGTTCTTGGTGACAATCCAGATATATGTGGCAATACCCGTGTTGTAAAACATATCGTTGGGAATCTGCACGATTGCCTCCAACCAGTCGTTTTCCAGTAGATAGCCGCGAATCTCGCTCTCTCCGCTACCGGCATCACCCTTGAAGAGTGGGGAACCATTCTGAATGATAGCCATGCGGCCAGTATCTTTCAACTTGGCAATGCCATTGAGCATAAAGAGCTGCTGGCTATCGCCGATGGCAGGAAGACCTGGGGCGAAACGTCCGGCAATACCCATCTTGTTTTCGTCTTCCACTTTCTTCCGCTCGTTCTTCCACTCGATGCCGAAAGGAGGATTGGAAATGATATAGTCGAAGGTGTAACCAGCGAACTTGTCGTCTGACAGAGTGTTACCATGACGCATATTCTCAGCATTACCTCCCTTGATAAGCACATTCGACTTGGCGATAGCATAGGTCTGTTCGTTCAGTTCCTGGCCGAACTCCGTTAGTTGTGCGTCAGGATCAATCTCCGTCAGTTTCTCCGTAAGACAATCAAGCATCTGACTTGTACCCATAGCCATGTCATACATGGTGGCAGTAATACCGTCCTCGGCCAACTGGTCTCTGTTAGGAGCCACAAGCAGTTCGGCCATCAGATAGATGATGTCACGAGCGGTGAAATGCGCTCCGGCCTGCTCGTCGTAACTTTCAGAGAATTTCCGCACCAGCTCCTCGAATATATAGCCCATATCCACAGCAGAAATCTCATCTACTCCCATATAGGCTTTCTTCGTACAAAACTCACTGACTACATTGTAGAGAATATTGTTGTTGTCGAGCTTGGTAATCTCCTTCTCAAAGTCAAACTTCTCGATGACATCGATAACATTCTTGGAGAATCCCTGCAGGTAGTTGCGGAGGTTGTCGGCGATGTTGTCGGCATCCGACAAAAGCCCTTCAAAGGTAAAACGTGAGGTGTTGTAGAACTGGTAGCCCGAAGCCTTACGCAACCATCCGTCCTGAACATCCAAGCCATCCTTATCGAGAGCGGCTTTTTTCTCCAATACAGCCTTCTTTGTCGGAGCAAGGGTGTCCGAGAAACGCTTGATAACGCACATTGGAAGTATGACGTTGCCATACTCGTGCGGTTTGTATGTTCCAACCAACTTATCGGCAATAGCCCAAATAAGGTTGGCTTTCTCTTGTATATTGACAGTAGTCTTCTTCTGTAATTCCTCGGTGGACATTTTTTGCTTCGTTTGGTTACTTAATCATTCCCATGAACTCCTTGGCCGGTTTGAACCGAGGAATCTTGTGTGCCGGAATGACCACGGAGGTGTTCTTGCTGATATTGCGGCCAATCTTCTCCTTGCGCTCCACGATGTGGAAGGTGCCGAAGCCACGGAGATAGACGTTCTCGCCATTGGCCATATTCTCCTTGATGGAAGCCATCACTTCCTCGACAATGGCCATCACAGCCACTTTCTCAATGCCTGTCTTCTCGTTGATACGATTTACGATTTCTGCTTTAGTCATTTCTGTATTGTTTTTATAATTCGCTTGTTAATAATTTTGGTATCTTTCATAAATTGTCAATTAAGGCACACAATATCAGCATAATTACAATGCGATACCGTGTACAATAACGCAAATGCAAAGATACGTTTTTTTCTCCACATGGCCAAGTTTATTTTTGCAACTGACAATCATCACGATATAAACGGCTGTCAATTAGAGGAAAGGGGGGCGTTCAAGCGCCCCCTTCCGCATCCTTCCGCGCATCTTCCTCCGAAGGCGCGCCGCTCTCCTCAAAGCGGTTCCATCCTGGAGCGGCCTCTTTCAGTACCGAATCGGGGATGGAAATGTCAAAATAGAAATCCGCGCTGCCGCTGTTTTTCAACACGTTCCCCACGACCCTGGCACGTGTGTTCACGAAGTTCACGTAAATATCGAGGAGCGTCACCATCTGCCGTGTGTCCAGATACTGGGCAAAGAGTTCCATCCCTTTGGGGAGTAAACGGACGCGCATCTTTCTGCCGTTGTCCAGCAGCAGGATGTCATTCTCATAAATCTCCCTTCCGTTTTTGTCATAGTAGCCTGTGGCAAAGCCCACGGAACGCGGCTCCATTTCTGTCATCCGCGTCTCGTTTCCGCAGCCGGTCTGCACAATCCAGCTCCTCTCCTCCGAGTCCACCAGTGAGCCGTACACCCACTCATTGCCGTTGAGAACACGGCCTCTGAATCTGTAATAACTTCGATACATTTTTCTGTCTTTTTTTGTTGTTAATCATTTCATTAAAAGAGTTTCAGTTGTTCATTCACCGGCGGCTCCGTATCCACGAAAAGCCGCTTGAAGATGTGGTAGAGGACGTTCACGACGATGCTGTTGCCAGCCATTTTTGCGAGCTGCGTCTTGGGTATTCCCACAGAGAGCAGTTTGTCTATCTTGCTGTCATCCACGTCCATCAGACGAAAGAGTTCCCTCGGCGTGAGCCTTCGGATGCGGACGCACTTGATGCGTCTGTTTCCCTGGTTGTCCTCCACGATGTACTCCAGCACCCCCATTTGCCTATGGCCTCCAACCGGCTCGGTGATATGGCTGGCACAGTCATGGCCGGTGGTGATAGTGGAGGCATTACCCTCACTGTCACCGTTGAGCAGGATCTGCTCTTTGACGTAGTTCTGCATATTGCTTCCCTTCTCGGATGTCACGCAGTTGGCCACATCCACGGGATGACGGTCTGTCACGTTGCCGTGTTCGTCGCGGCTCCAACCGAGGACGCTGCGCTCCACGACCATATTGGTCTCGGTATAGGCCGATGCCTTCACCGAGGGAGCCTCCTTGTCAAACTCGCCGCCCTGGTAGTAGCCGTGGGGGAGAGCCATGATACTGCGCTCCATCAAGAGGTTATCCTTGGCGATGTTGCTGGTCAGCGTGTTGTACAAGCCGTCCTCGCGTGGCCGCAATTCCTTCCGACCCCATTTCAGACCGTGGTCGCCACCGTGTCGATGGCGTTCCTCCCTCATCTCCTCCGTCCTCACCTGCGACAGCATGGCTGGCTCGGCGATGAAGTTGTCCGTCTTCCTCGACCCCGTGGTGGCGAGAACGGCACTCGACGTGTCGCACTCGTCTGGGTCTTTTGGCATAAAGCCGAAGCCGTTGCCTCGACCGCTCTCCTTCTCGGTGCTGGCCAGAAGGTTGCGGATGCGCTCCTCGGAGAGGTAGTAACTCTCATCGACCTCCTTCTCCAGCAGGTCTTTCAGACGGCGTTCCAGTTTCACTTTCTTTGGGAAGTAGTACGGCTCACCCTCGCCGTAGACGCTCACCATGAACACTCGGTTGCGGTTCTGCGGCACACCGTAGTGCTTGGCGTTGAGACATCTCCAGTAGTTGCGGTAGCCGAACAGTTGCAGTACCTTTCCCCACGCCTGGAAGGTGTCGAAGAACTTGTCGCTGACCAGAGCGGGGACGTTCTCAAAGAGGAGGTACTTGGGTTTCAGCACGCCGATGGCGCGCTCGCACTCCCACAGCAGGCCGCTGCGTGTGCCGCTGCCCTTGGCTCCGCCTTGCTGCTTGCCAGCCTGCGAGAAATCCTGGCAAGGAGAGGAATAGGTCAGCAAGTCAATCTTTTGCTTGATGTTCGACCAGATGACTCCGCTCACATCGCCGAGGTTTCTGTCCGCCCATTGAGGAAAGAGGGTGTCGTGCGCTTTGATGGCGTGGCGGTCCACCTCGCACCAGCCGACAAGCTCGTATGGTATGCCCAGCCGCTCCAGAGCCAGACATTGGCTGTCGTAGCCGGAGAAGAGGGTTATAACATTCAGTTTCTTCATCTTGTAGTCTTTCAAATCGGTTCATGGTTTGCAAATCAAGGGTTTGTTGTGGTGTTGTTCTTCCGCCTTCCGTAGTAGAGGCAGCAGTAGCCTGCAGGGTGTACGCGCTTGGTGAGAGCGCAGAAGGAGGTAAGGAATCCATTGTACCGCCCATAGAGGCAGTTGGTGCATCGGTGGGGTGTCATGCCGCGCCTCCTCTCTGCATCCGCATCTGATATTCCGTCATGCCGGTGTACGAGTCCTTCGGCTCTTCAAACATCGTGCTGCGCCGGTGAAGGGCGGCAGAGGGGAAAACCTTGCCGATGACCCTTATGCAGATGCCCTCGCTCTTATGGGTGGCTTCCATGATGTCCTCCAGATACCATCCCTGGATATACATCCGCAGAATCCGGCTTGCCACCCCGCGCTCCAAGTCAAAAGGCTCCTGCTTCCTCACGTCCAGCAGTCCTCTCGCGTAGAGGACGTTGTAGACCATGTTGTACGGCACTCGGAGACGCTTGGCAATGTCGCCGATGGTCATCTCCTTGTAGTTGCGGAGGATGAAATTCCGCTTGTATGATGTCAATGGTTTTTGCTTGCTCATTCTGTGTCATGCTTTTGAGTGTTGGTGAAAATGTGTTGTTTGCGCGCTCCGTCAGACGCGGTAACTCGGCTGCTCGCCGTCGTAGCGGATGGTGTTGCACATCTCGCGCAGCCGGTCGAAGATGCGGTCGCCGTAGGTCTTCTGCAACTCGTCCACCTCCATGCCCTGACTGTCGGCCACCACGGAGAGGTTGGTTGTGATGACGGTGAAGAGGCGGCTGCTGTAACGTGCCGCTATCAGTTCCGCCAAAGGTGAGAACTCATTGCCGTAGCTCTTGACGATGATAGCCTCCGTGCCGAGGTCGTCGATGCCGAGCAACTTGCACCGCTTCAAGCCGTTGAACTCCGCAGGGCTGTTCTTGCCCAGTGCGGCAATCTCGCGTGCGTCAGCCACGGTCATCACCTCGTTGGTAAGGAGATAGAGCATCCTCTTTACGGCGAGCATCATGGTGGTCTTACCCACTCCGATGTATCCGCGCAGCATCAGCCCAGGCTTGGGCAGAGTGACGAGCCACCGCCCCACGGAGCGCAGCACGGCACGGGTGTAGCCGTCATCCTTCATCGTGCATCCTCTCCGCTGAACCTCTCCGACATAGGCCACCCGAAGGTACTGCTCGGCGACCTCCGCCGTCATGTCCAGACGGACGGGCGGTTCGGCCTTGCAGCTCATACTGACCTGACCTGCGAACCATTCCAGTGAGCGTTCCGAGGCTTGCTTCTCGTTCTGCGACACCATCTTCCAGTATTTCTCGCGGTAGGCTTTGGCCTCCTCCTCGCTCTTCTTGCGCTGACGCTCCCGCTCTTCTTGATCCTGACGATACCATTCGCCGAACTTCCGCTTCGCCTCCAGTTCCTCTTCGGTCATCTCCTCCGGCTTCTTGGTGGCGATGGCGTGTTCCATCTCTCGGCTAAATGTCGGTCTGCATACCCTTGTTGGCGGGCTTGGTGACAGTTCCGAGGCCGAGTCTTGATTCGGTTGTGTTTGTTGTGTTTCCATCTTTTGTTGGCATTTCTTTGTTGTCGAAGTTGCCGGACATAACCTTGTCAAAATTGTTGGGCTTGATGAGCCAGTCGAAATTGAACCACGACTGTCCGTCAAGGTATTCCGAGGCGCACACAATATCGATGGCCTGCATGAATGCCCTTTTGCCGTACATGCGTATTCTCGCCCTGACCATTTTGCGGCGGTTGTTCTCGATGAAGAGAATCCTTCCGAAACGCCCTTTCGTCTTCCTGTTCCAGTATTCCGCCAACTTCCCGTAATCTATTTGAAGTTTTATGTCCTCCTCATTCTCCGGCGAAGGAGGAGCGTCGGGCATCAAGCCCGACATATCTTCTCCACCGTTAGGGGGAGAAGATTCAAAACCTTCTTTATTATTCTTATATTCTTGTTTGTTGTTGTTGGTTTGTTGCTCGTTTGTTGTTGGTTTGTTGCCCGTTTGTTGATTTGCTTGTTGATTTGCTTGTTGCTGCGGCACAGCCACCCCTTGGTATCTCTCATAATTACAGACGGTTATTATAGTGAATTTGTTTGTTGTTTTGCATGTTATTTCGCCTGTTGATTTGAGGTGTTCCATGGCAGTCCTTACCTGCTGGGTCGTCAGTTTCGTGTCCTGCTCGATACGCTGGGAACTGGTGACAAAAGAGCCCCGCTTGACCTCATATCCCCTCCACCGCTGGTCTGCGGCGTTTGCCATCAAGAGGAAATAAGAGAACAGCCGGTAGCAGATGATGTCTTCCCACCACTCCCATTTGAGGATTTTTCTGTGGAACTTTATCCATCCCTCTTCGTTGGCAGCCATACTACACCTCCTTTCCAGGACGGCGCAGCGAAATCCATTTGCCAAGGTCGGTGATGGTGACGACCATTCCCTCTCCGAGCCTCATTACAATGATGTCTCTCGTGATTACCAGTTTCAGCAATGCGTCGTCCAAGTCCGCGAGTTTCATATTGGCCTCCTTCGCCAACTGCTCCACGCTGGTAACGAAAGAGCCTTCCTTGACGACAACACCGCCGATGGTCTGGTCTTCGCGGTTGGCGAGGAAGGCACACGTCAGGTAGAGGCTGAAAGCGTTCTTGTCTTTCCACCACATCCATTTGGTTATTCCTTTGCGGACCCATATACATCCGTTGTTCTGCTTATCCATTGTTCTGTTCCTTTCTTGATTGAGGTTGATTGATTATTTGACGGGGTCGGGTATCTCCACTCCGAGATATTCTCTCCCATAGTCGCGTAGTTTCTCGCAGTAGGTCGAGAAGGTCACGGTGTCCATCTCGCGGGTGGAGCCTGGTATCTCTATGATTTCACCCGTGTGGCGGTTCACCACCTTGTCGGAGGCCATCTGCTGTTTGAAGAACTCATGCACCTGCTCATCCTCGGTGAACTCCCATCCCTGGGCGTTGAGGGCCTGGCGGAGAAGCGGATATACGCAACCCCACAGCCAGCGGTTCTGGTCGAGGGTGCGCTGCTTCCGAATGAGCCTCACGTCAATCTTGTACACGCCGTCCTTGGCGTAGGACAGCCAGTTGATGAGCGGACGGAGGTCGAAGGTGCCGTTCTGCTTCTGCAGGAGGTATGTTTCCATGGGTCACGGAGTTGAGGGTTTGGTGTCCGCTCCCGTCTCCGGCGGCATATATACGTCTGCGGGGATGTCCTCGACAAGCACATATTTCCGTTTCGGCACATAGCCGTTGCGTTGCAGCACGCGCAGCACCGTGAACTCCGAGATGCCGAGCTTGTTGGCTATGGCCTCGTAGGTGGGCATGGCGATGCCGCAGTTTCTCTTTCGGGGCTTGTTGAACTCCTCCAATGTCATTCCTTTCTCCTCAAGCATCGAAAAGAAGGTACTGATTATCTTCTTGTCGCGCTTTTCCTTGCCCTCCTGGGCGGATGATTTCTGTGTATTCTTCCTTGTCTTCATCTTGTTCTTTGTTAGCTGGTTGGTCTTCGGTTAATGGTTTGTTGTAGTCTTCGCACACCCGCGCCTTGTCCATGAACACCTTGTATGGATAGCCGTGCCTTCTCATGCACGTTCCCATGAAGAACTCGCCGGTGGCGATGACGAAACTAATCCCCTCGGTGTCACGCACGGCATTGCAGCAGCCGGAGCAGCGCACCTTGCGCGGAGGGGATGGCGGTGTATATTTCTCTTTGCTCATCTTTCGGACTGGGAAAAGAAGAGGCGTTGCCCTTTGGTGTCGGACAACGCCCTTCTCGCTGTGCTTGCTATGTGTATGAAGATGTGCTATTTGATAAGTAGTGTGCGTGACCCCGCGCTGGTTCTCATGCAGGCGGAGTACACCTCTGGGTAGTCGGCGGCGAGTTTCTTGGAGTCGAGCGAGGTACGGCCTTTAGTGGCCTTGAATGTGGCGAGGACATGGCCGTCAATGTCCACAAGCGCCTCTTCGTCGGAGAAGTAGACCTTGACCTTGTCGACCAGTTCGTCAAGTTCTGTTTCAAGCTCGCTCTTCGCGGCCTTCATCTCTTTGATTTCGGAGATGGTGTCTATGATTTCTTTGGTGGCGGTGACGGTCTTGCCCTCTGTCTGTCGGGGATAGAGGCTCACCACGTCGCGCGCGGCCACAGGTTCAGGCTCCTCGCCGCCCTTGACACATTTGTCCCAGAAGTCATGGCAAACGATGATGGCAGCGTTGAAAATCTCTTCGTCGTACTCGATTTTCTTGTAGCCGAACTCAAAGGTTTTCTTGCAGAGCCAAGCGATATGCGCGTGGCGGCAACCGCTGATGCCCATCTGCACCTGCACTTGGAATATCCAACTCAAAGGGAGGTCGTCAGGATCTATCTTGCGGTTGGTGGTCTTGCATTCGAGGATGCCTTTGTTCTTCTCGGCGAACTTACCGTGCTTCGGCCCTTCATCGTCAATCCAGTACGTGCGGTCTGGGCTGGCGTGCATATAGGGGATGTCAACACGGCGGAGAAGATATTCGGCACTCGATGCCTCGATTATCTTGTAGCCGCTTTTGAGCGCGAACTTTTTCGCGACATAATCCTCTAACAGATGGCCGTCCTGCATGGCCTCGGTCTCTTCGTAGTTGAAGATGCCGTTAAGCTCGTCGCGCATCGTGTGAGCCAACTCCAGCGGAGTGCGGAAGTGGGTCTCGCCGAAAAGTACGCCGATGGATGAAGCACCAATGGAGTTGGCGCGCTCGGCGCGCCACTCCTCGTTGGTGTCACAGTCGTACCGCGTAATGCCGTTTACTGTGCGTACTTTCATCACTCACCCCCTTCCTGGCTCTTCACGAAAGCCTCAATCTCTTCATCGGACATCTTGTCGAAGTCCACCGTCTGCTGGCCTGCAGGGGCTTGGGGAGTCTCGGCGGCCTGCTGCTGTCCGGCCTGCTGCTGTCCGGCGGCGGCTTCGGCCTCTTTCTTGGCGGCGGCTTTCGCCATAATCTCACGCGCACGCTGCGCCGCGCTCTTGCGCTCTGGGGCAGGGGCGGCACCGGCAGGAGCCGACGTGGTGGAGCTGACCTCGGTATAAGGCACATCAATCACCTCGTTGGCATCGGCATCGCCGAGGTCGATACCAGTCAAGAACTCAAAGAAAGCCTTCTTGCACTTTCTTTCAGCCTTGCCGCGCAACTGGTCGGTGGTGGAGGTCTCGCCGTTGGACTTGACCATAGCCACATAGCGGAACCAACCCTTCATGTCCTCGCGGCTGGTCTTGTAACCGACACGGCAGGGGATGGCCACATAGGTCGGGTCGGCACTCACGGCCTTGGTCTCTGGGTCAAACTCAAAGGTGTAGACGAGCTGCATCGGGGAGGCTTTGAGTTTGGCCAGCAGCGCGGTGTAGCCCTCTTTGGTCGGGTACATCGTACTGGAGATAATGTTGAACTGGTTGCCCGTGGGGAGCAGTCCGTTGGCGGCTGCGTCGATGATGCAGGTGCGCACGACATCGCGGGTGTAGGGCTTGGGAGCCACGCCGGTGCGCTTGTCGGGACGGGACGGGTCACGGTCGGTGCGGAAACCGATTTTCTTGTTCATCAGCGGCATGAAGACGGCATCCATAATCTCGTCGGTCAGGATGGCTTCAAGCTTCTGCACGATGATTGCGGCATCGAATGCGCCGCACACGTTGTTCACGATGTCAAGACGCTGTGCGTCCTTCATGGCCACGGAGAAGTTCTCGCGGGCGTTGTCGAGGACTGCGAGTCCTCTTTCCTGGGTGTTTTTTGCGTTTTCGCTCATAATAATAAAGTATTAAGTTGTTAAACCTTTAATTCGATGATGTCGCCGGATTGGGTGGGAGTACCAGAATAATGTGGCTGCGACTGAGTCGTACAAAGAGGTCTGGAGTGTCCTTCATACGCCGCCAGAGGGTGGCACGGCTGCAATGGAGATACTCGCAGATTTCTTTGAATGTGCCGTGGGCTGCAACTTGATATTGGGGTTCAGTCATGTTTCACCTCCCTTCTCATTCTGCGGCAAATATTGCCAATCTGCCCCACGGAGAGTCCGTATATCATGGCGAGTCGCTCATAGATATACCCGACATCGGAGCCTTTCTCTTTTTCTTTCATAAAACGCTTGTAGATTTCTACGTTTCGTTTGTCGTTTTCGCGCTGCTGCGGCGTGAGGATGCCGCACTTGCGGCGGAACGTGGACGCGGGAGCCACGCCGCCTTGTTTCTCTGTGCTCATAATTGAAACGGTTTTGGTTACACTTGAATTGAATTGTTCTTGGAGAGGTGCAGGGGAGTTATCCCCGACACCCCTTTGTTGTCTATGGGTTACGGACTGTGGTGGACGGCGTGACAACTTTACACCGCCCAGTCCGCCTACTCGCCCCTACCTCTGTTTTTCGGGGCTTTCGTGTTTGTTGTCTTTGCTCTTATTTGAATATTTACCCAATATGTCAAAGTTCTCTCGTTGCCGCCTTTCGCGGCTCTGGTCATCCGCCGTGGCTCTCGCCGCCGACGGATGCGCGGCACATGGAAGCCGTGGTCATTCAGTCCGCCAGTCTTCTTCGGACACCTCAATGCCGAAGTGGTTGCAGTAGTCAACCAAACTGCTGGTCTTCTCAAACCGAACCCCTTGCATACCGCCATCGGGGAGGTTGATTTCAAGCCGGCACTCGCCGGTCTTGTCACTGAAAAATGCTTTTGCGCTCATAGTGCTGATTATATTATTATTATTCGTTTTGTCTTATTTATTCACCCAGAAAATAGCCAATTCAGGTGATTTTATACCAAATTTTACCCATCAATAATATTGTTTTATACATTCATTATATAGTTTCGCCAAAAAATTTTCAACCGTTTAATTTGCTGATTTATAAGTGTTATTACATATAATCTAATTACCTACCATAACTTTTTTTTGCTCATTTGAATTTTTATACTTACTTTTGCAACTGATTTCAGTCACGAAAAATGTGCTTTCAAGTATCATTTTCGGATGCAAAAATAAGAAATAAAAGTAAACCGACAAAATAAAAATTTACTTTTTTAGAAAATATTTTTTCAATAGACTGAAACATAGAGCAATAAAAATATAAACAAATAAGATAGAAAGGTAAATTTTATGGACGAATTTGACACTATTGGTAAACGCATCACAAAAATTAGGCAAGTCTACTGCGATGGAAAAAACACTCCTTTTGCCGAGCGGATTGGCAAGGACACATCTTATTCGAGCCAGATATGCAACGGCACGAAGACTCCAGGCAGAAGCGTGCTTGAGGAGATCCTGGCCGCGTTTCCGGAGGTGAGCCGTCCGTGGCTGTACTTCGGAGAGGGCAAGATGCTGCTGGCCGATGCGGAGAAGAGTTTGCTTGCGAAGGAGGACGCTCCCTCTTATGAAAAGACCCTGCCGCTCATTCCCTACGATGCCTTCGCCGGTCTGCCGAACATCGACAACATTGGAGTGGCCTTCAAGGACTGCGAGCAGTATTACATCCCCGACTTCATCAGCCGTGGAGCGGACTTCCTTATCCGCGTGTCCGGCGACTCGATGGTGCCGCAGTACCTCAACGGAGACCTTCTCGCCTGCACGATGATTAAGGATGTGCTGTTCTTCCAATGGGGCAAAATTTACGTCATCGACACTTCGCAAGGTGTGCTGGTGAAGCGTGTGATGCGGAAAGAGGGCGACAGCGAGCATGTGATACTCGTGTCGGAGAACAAGGAGAAATACGACCCGTTTGAGTTTCCGACATCGGACATCAGAAGCCTCGCCATCGTCGTGGGACTCATCCGAGCGGAATAGTCGCTTAATACATATTATATAAGGAATATAGACCGGCCACAGAATGTGGCAGGAAGAAGGCGCTACGCCATTATGATACGATTGAGATACAGTATAAAGTTCGTTTTACACCGCCGAGAGCGGGCGGACGGAACATTCACCGTCCGTATGAACATCTCCTGGGCAAAGAAAAGAGTCCAACGGAATATTCCTGCCTATGTGTTCCCCGACCAATGGGATGAGAACACCATGACAGCCCGCGCGACCCGTCAGCACAAAGACGTGTCAGTCATCAACAGCGCCATTGCGGAATACAAAGGCCGTGTGACAAAGTATTTTGAGACTTCGATAATCAACGACCATGTTCCAACCGAGGATGAAATCAACGGACTATTCAACACGGAGGATGCGGAAGAGGATAACCAGAAGCACCTGATTGATGACACAATCGAAGAGTTTATCGCAAAAGAGTCTGTGGAACGTGGATGGGCTTCCGTCACAAAGAACAAGTTCAAAAACCTGAAGCACGACCTGCTGTGCGCCGACCTGACATATATAGAGGAATTGAATGAGGAAGGGCTTGAAAAGTACACCCAATACTTGTTCTCACGCGACTTGGAGAATGCAGTCCTGATGAAAAAGGCATCCATTCTCCGCTGGTTCCTCGGATGGTGCAGAAAGAAAGGTTATATTGAAAACGATGACTACAAACTCCACCAGCCACACCTGAAATGCCCCCAGAAGACTGTGGTCTATCTGACGTGGGAAGAGTTGATGCAGCTGTACAAGCATAACTATGGATACAAGTACCAACTTTCCGTAGTGAGGGATGTGTTCTGTTTCTGCGCATTCACCGGCCTCCGCTACTCCGATGCCGCGCGACTCAGATGGTCGGACGTGTATAATGACCACATAACCATCATCACACAGAAAACCTCCGACAAACTCGACATAGACCTCAACCCATTTTCAAAAAGCATCATCAAGAAATATTCCTTGAAGGCGGACCGTAAACCGGCGGATAAGGTGCTTGGAGCTCCGACAATTCAAAGAAGCAATGTAATGCTCAAAGAATGCGCTTTGCTTGCCGGAATCAAGACTCCTATCACCCTTGTTTCGTACAGAGGGTCGAAGAGAATAGAGGAGTCTGTACCCAAATGGAAGGCCGTCACCACACACTGCGCCCGCCGCACTTTTGTTGTGAACTCTCTCCGACTCGGAATACCGGCGGAAGTGATTATGAAATGGACTGGCCACAGCGACTTCACGGCCATGAAACCATACGTCGCAATCGTGGATGAATTGAAGAAGGAGAACATGGCCAAATACGCGACTCTGTACGAAAATGAAAAAAATTCTTCCAATTGA